ATGACGACGACAATGGCGCCCGAACGAGCGGCGTACTCCCGCATGGTTCTTGACCACATTCTCGCGAATCCACACTTGCACGATCAGATGTCATTCGCGCAAAACACGCCATGCGGCACGACGCACTGCATTGCCGGCTGGGCTGTCGAATTGAGTCCAGACGTTGATGTCCAGTGGTGTCCCGGTGGCGGTTGGATTCTCCTCCATAAGGGCCATCAGGTGGGGCTGAAGAGAGTCGCCGAGAAGCTTCTAGGGTTGACGGCCGTAGATGCCCATCGCCTTTTTCTCGACGAGATGGACAACCAAGACGCGCTAGACCTTTTCCGCATGTGGATCGAAGAGGCTGAGGCTGCGGCGTGAAGCAGGTCATCGTCATGCGGACCGACCTGCGCAATGCCGAAGGTCACAAGATCCGCACCGGCAAGCTCGTCGCCCAGGGCGCCCACGCCTCGACGCTGGTCGTCGCCAAGAACGTCTTCGATCCCCGGGTTATCGATTGGCTCGAATCGGACTACACCAAGGTCACCCTGCAGGTGGGTAGCGAAGAGGAACTGCAAGAGGTTTATGCGCACGCCCGCAACGCCGGCTTGCTCGCCGAGTTCGTCGTCGACAACGGCCGGACCGAGTTTGGCGGCGTACTCACGGCGACCTGCTGCGCCATCGGGCCTGACGAGGACGACCGGATCGACGCCGTCACTGGGGATTTGAGGCCATTGTGATCTGGATTCTGGCTGGCGGCATTCCGCTCGTGCTCGGGTTTGGCTGGTTTCTCTGGCATCTCCGGCGGCGGGGCGAGTTGTGGGAATTCCTCGGTGTCGTCGGGGGAACGCTCGCGGCTATCGCCTGCTTTGTGGCTTTCTGCTACGGCGTTCAGCAGGTGCATCGATGACGCCCGAGGTGCAACACGCTAAGCGATTCTTCTGGACGTGGCTCATCGGCGCGACGGTGGCGAGCGTCGCCGGCAACGTGGTGCACGCACTACTCGGTCACGCAGCGTCCCCCGCAGTCGCCGCGGCGGCGGCCATCGTGCCTCCCCTGGTCCTGCTCGGAGCCACGCACGGCGTGCACGCTTTGGTGCAATCGCAGGTCACGGGCCTCGCGTACCGGGCGGCCATGTGCATCACGGTACTTCTCGCCCTGTGCGCCTTCATCCTCTCCTTCGAGGCGTTGCGCGACTTGGCGATCACCCAAGCGGGTATCCCGCAGCCGATTGGATGGCTGTGGCCGCTCGCCATCGACCTGTCCATCACGGGCAGCACGATTGCCCTGCTCGCCCTCACGGGACGCGCAAGGGACCAGGTCGTGCCGGAGGTATTGCAGCAGGATGCACAGACAGACCCGAACATGCCCGTCGTAACGGAGCATGCGGTGCTCGCCGAGCGGATCGTCTCGGAGGGCGTGACGCGCATCGACCGCAAGAAGGTCGAGCTGGTGCTGGCCAAGCACTCCGAAGGGTGCAAGCCGTCGATGATCGCGCGCGAGGTCGGCGTCGGATACGAGACGGTGCAGCGCATCACCGAGCACACCGAGCGTCTGGTGCTCTCGAAATGACCGCCCCCAAAGACGAGATCATCTGGCGGCGAACTCCGTCCAAGCAGGTGCACCTCGACTACGAGAGCACCTGCGGACGCTGGAAGATCCTTCACCCCAAGAACGCCCCCTCCAACCGCTGGGAGCTTTACGACGCCGTGGCATGCCAGTGGCATGGAGATTGGCGAGGGCTGGCCGCGGCGAAGCAACGGGCCTACCAACTGCAGAGGATGGGCAAATGATCCCGGTGGCCATAGATCACAAGACCTGCGGGCACGTCAACCACACCACCATCGACGCGAGCCGCCACGAGGAGATTCACACCGCGATGTTGACCTTCATGTCGCGGTGGTACTCGCAGGCGAACCATGCCCGAGCGGCGGGTAATGAGGCAGTCGCCCTGGCGTACGAGGCAGTCATAGACGACTTCGCCGAGTCGATGCGCGGATTCGAGGTAGAGCAGTGAGGATCGTCAACGACCCGAACTGGGACGCGGACACGGCGCGACTCCAAGATCAGAAGCGGCGCGAAACCGGCTACGGCTTCTGCGACTACGAGATGCGTGCCGTCGAAAGTGCCGGCGGATTCATCGAGCACGCAATCGACGCCCTCGGGTTCGAAGTCGAGCACTTCAACATGCAAGACAGCCAGGCTGTGTCCTGCTGCCGCTGCGGCGGGCTGTTCAAGGAGGAGTTGCAGTACATGCGTAAGCACCGTCTTGCATGCGGGTGGCTGTGATGGACTCGGGCGAAACCAACTACAGCATCATGCGCGAGCGCTTGATCACCGGCGAGATGAGCGATCTCAATCAATGGATCGAGCACGAGCCGTCCAACGCCGACATCCTCAAGCTGCTGGACGCGCTCCACGCCGACATAACCGGCACGACCACGCCCGCGGTGGACCGCATCTTGACGGACAGGTGGTACAGCTCGTGACCCCAGGTGAGCATGCATCCCTGGCCGGCCTCCCCCGAGGCGAGAACGGCCATCTCATCCCCGGGCATACCACATGGGACATGCTCGGCCCCAAGGCGAAAGCGCGTTGGGAACGAATTACAGAGGCGGTATCGAATGTCTGAAACGCGAGATGCTCTCGCCACCGCCCTCGCTGGGCACAAGATGTGGGAGAACGACGAGGGCGGCATAGCACACCAGCGCCGGGTTGGCTACTGCTCCTGCAGGGCGTGGAGGGGTCGCCCTTCCGACTTCGAGGCGCACAAGGCGGACATCCTCCTGGCATTACCAGGAATCGCCATCGTGAAGCTGGCCAAGCCCACCGATGACGACATCGACGGTGACCAGTACTTCTCAGAAGGCTCGGCCGCGGGCAATGTCCTCGTCACCCCGGGCTCGGGGATTGTCGGCCACGGCGACTGGGAGTGGACAGTCGAGCAGGCGATGGATGTTGGGCGGCAGTGGATCTCGGCCGCACTGGTCGCCGACCCGAATCGAACGGTGGCCAATGGATAACACCCCGAGGACGCCCGAAAGCATCATCCGCTCCGTGCTGCTCGGATGCAATGTCGCGGCACCTAAGACGACCCAGGAACAGATCATGGTCGCGCTCAAATCCGAAGGCTGGGAGATCAGGAGGCGCCGCGGTGAGTGAACCGAGACTCGACCGGGGCGAGGAGTAGACCGTGACAATCGAATCGATGATGGTCCTACTGGCCATCCCCTCGCACCGCCGCGAAGAGTTCGCCCAGATCTTCAACTCGCAAGCGCGTGAGGACATGGACTCGGTCATGCGCGCGCGACTTGCCCGAATCATCTGGGATGCGATGCGCAATGGCTAACCAGCAAGCGGCGGCCTACAACAAAGCCGTTGACGCACACAACAAGACAGTCCACAGCTTCAACGCGCTCAGTCGGCAAACAACACAAGGGACGAGCGTTAAAGCCGCCCTCAGTGCCAGCATTCAGTTGATCAAGGAGTTGATCAGCGTCAACGATCTGATCCTCGACGCTCTCAAGGAGAAGCTGTGAACGGGTGGAAGATCGGCCCCGACTACTTCCAGGTCCACGACGGCGATAAGTGGTACACCGCAAGCAAGATGGAGGGCGGGCTCTGGTTCGTGGTGAACCACCAAGGCCGCGCCATCAGGCAGGGCACCGAGATTCACCGCCGTGTGGTCGCCGCGGTCGACGAGTGGCTGAAGGAGCAGGCAGCGTGAGCGACCCCGCAGAGTGGGCGGCGACCCGGGTGGTAACCCAGATGGATATCGACGACCGGATCTATTACCACCACTTGCTCGATTCCGCTCGCGAAGCCCTGGCGCCGATCCGGGACGTCCTAGACAAACTCGCCGAAGACACGGTGCCACCCTGCGACATCGTCACCCGATATGTCTTATTCGAGAAGGCGATCAGCGACCTTTCCCCGCTGGTTTACGCGACCGAGGAATTGGAGCTGGGGCCATGAGCGACCCGGAGCCGGCCGAGGATTGGCGCGTGAACGTCTATTCAAATATCGCGGGCAACACAGTCGAGGTGATCCACATTCCAACCGGGGTCAGGGGCATCTGCGGCGAATACAAGAGCCAACTCATGAACCAGCGCGAGGCGTTTGGGCGGGCGCAGGCCCTTATCGAAAGGGGCGTAATGCCCACCCTTGCGGAACTCACTGAGCACGAACTCGACCGCCAGGAATACAACTGCGCCGTCGCGAACGGCCTGATCATCAAGGCTCGCCGCATCAACCGAGTCATGAAGGCACGCGAACGGAAGTGGGGCCTTGACGGAATTCAGTGCCACGCCATGCTCAAGGAGGCCCAGAAGTGCGCCTATGGGTAGATGACCTCCGCCCGGCCCCCGAGGGGTGGTACTGGGCGAAAACTTCGGAACACGCCATAGAGATGCTCATTCTCGGACGGTCCGACATCACTGAGATGTCCCTCGATCACGATCTCGGCGGCGATGACACCACCCGCCCCATTGTTCTGTGGATGTGCGAGAACGAATCCTGGCCCACAACAGTCCACGTCCACACAGCGAATCCCGTTGGCCGCGAATGGCTTGAAGGAATGATTGAAAGGCACAAACCATGAACTGGATACTGACAATCCGCGCGATAGCCATCCTACTGTTCGTCGCGGCGTTCGTCGCACTCTGCGCGGCCGGCAACGAGGTCGACAATCATCATCCCCAGATGGCATGGCTGGGCGTCGGTGTGTCGGCGACCCTCGCGCTGTCCGGATGCATACTGGTCGGCGTCGGGTGGGGAAGATCATGAGTGACCCTGTAATCCCGGCCATCGCCGCCGGTAAGCCATCGGGCGATGGTCCGCCGCCCGTGAAGCTCGGTGACGTATTCAAGCCCATTGAACGCACCAGCACCGCCGATGAGTGGAACAAGGCCCGCGACCTCCTTGGTGAGCAGGTGCGCATCATGCTCGACCTCGAAGACGAACATGCTGTGGTTGAGGGTCGACTCCTGTCTGTATGCGAGGACGGCTCCTTCGTCGTCCTCGACGACATGGGCATGAAGCACTACTGCTGGCCCCTCCTGAAAGTGGTGAAATCATGACGCTACGCATTGCGTGCGCCGCGGCGCTGGCGCTGCTGCTCGCTGGGTGCAGCAGCAACTCGGGTGCGCCGCAGTTGTCGAACTTCGAGCGGTTCGAACAGTCCTGCAAGGACATGAAGGGCTTCGTCGTTCGGGTCGAGCCGCCAGGATGGAACGACACCGGTCGCTACGACTGCATCGTCGACGGCAAGAAGGTGTACGTCCCCGACGCGACAGAGGTGCTTCAGTGACCCTTCGCATCGTGACGCATCGCAATTGGTTAGCTGAGCAGTTCAAGCAGCTCTCCAATGTCCACGTCGTTCAGGACTTCGGACTCGACTTCGACCCGGCAAACCTCGACGACTACTGGTGGGCGCCGGGCGCGTGGGTGGCGCGCGCTCACAAGTCCGGAATGCGGCTGCCGCTAATGTCCTGCGGTGTCGACTGGCTACCCAACCTCCCTGAGGCGTACCGCGGCCGGAAGGTCCAGAACAAGCTGCTCGCCGAGATCTTCCCCGGCAAGACGCAGGCCACCTTCGCCAAGCTTCCCGAGGTCAAGCACGACGGCGTCCCAGCTAAGGTCTACGGCGAGTGCTACCTGCGAGAAACGCTGAAGCAGTACAACCTGCCGGCGGAGACCATCTGGCAATTGCAGGAGCCGGTGGAATTTGTCACCGAGGCGCGTTTTTGGATTGCCCATCGGCATATCGTGGCGTTCAGCCCATATCGCCACCGTGACTGGGTGTGGGGCGCCGAGAATCGCCCGTTCCACCCCGTTTGGGATGCGCGGATGAGCAAGATGGCCCGGTTCCTTGACGGCATGCTGAGCAATATGAGCGTGAGACTGCCGCGGGGATGCGTTATCGACGTGGGTATTACTGACGATGGCGACGAGATGGTCATCGAGGCGAACGCCGCATGGTCCTCCGGCCCGTACGACGGCGACCCCGCCGGCATCTTCGAGGCGATCAAGGCAAGCCACGATTTCGAGGGGAAATACCCTGAGTGGGCGTGGCGACATAGTCCTGTATTTGACAACGTCGCGCCGTTGAAGATCCGCCAGCGCCTGTGAGACTCATTGTCCTGGCGCCGATCTCGTGTCCCGCGTGTCGACGTAAATTGACGTCCAGGTCAGCGTCCCCATTGTCCGTGAAGTGGTGTCAAAAATGCCGACACGCCGTGTCCTATGAATCCAGTGATCGCGGTTACACGTGATGTAGATTGCGGGAACTAGTTCCTTGCCTTGGGTAATTAGTTCTTGACACCCTTATTGCTTGTCCCTATGTTTGTCTTACCGGACAAACATACGAAAAGGGGATGAGCGCTCATGGCCAGTCGCACAGTCACAATCATCAACGACGACCTCGATAACACCGAGGGCGCGTCCACACGTGAATTCTCCATCGGCGGCCAGGCCTACACCATCGACCTCACCGACGCCAACTACGAGAAGATGCTCAAGGCGATGTCGAAGTACGTGCAGTTCGGCCGGAAGGTCGGGCCGCGGCGAGCCGGCCGAGGGCGCGCGCATCGGATTTCGAGGGCCCCGGAGAAGAGCGCCACGACGGCGGAGATTCGCGACTGGGCGAACAAGAATGGCCACAACGTGAAGAACCGCGGGCGTGTGCCGGATGACGTCGTCGAGGCCTTCAACTCCGCCAACAGCACGCCCGCGGAAGTCTGACCGATGAACAGTCTTGGTAACGTCCGGCGCTTCGCGAGGCTGATCGCCGTCACGGGCGCGCTGGTCGCCAACCAGGTGTCGGGCCAGTACTTAGCACATCAACAGGGCGAAGACGTAGAGCCCCCGACCGAAGATTTAGTCGTCGGAAAGTTCTACTATCTATAGACAGCCACCGGATGGAGGTTGGGCTTGTGTGGCAGCAATCCCCTCCATCCGGTGGCCTGTATGTTATCTGAGCTTCACAGCTCTTTGCCAATCTGGCTGGTCATCAGTGTTTTGACCTGGAAAAACCACCACTGTAATTCCTTGCTCGATGGTGCGCCCCGCGCGTAGAGGAGCCTCCGCGCACGCACACGTTGGCAAACTTATCCCACCACCGGGAGTCTCCTCCCATGCCCAGGATCAGTTCGTCTCACTTTTGAGACATTCCTCTCGTTTGAGAGATTTCCGTGCTACCGTCGAAGCATGAACACGCAGCAGGACACATACGGGCGGGTCTACCTCGATGGCACCGCCGAGGCCGATGTCGAGGCCATGTCCTTGCCGGTGCGGTGCCGCTTCTGCAACGGCATTTACGACCTCGGATCGGTGACGGTTACGGGGCGGTACGTCGACTGCTCGGTATGGCAAACGCCGTGCTGCAACCGCACGGCCGACGACCGCGGCGATACGGGATGGAAGTCATTCGGCGACTACGAACATCTCGGCCGCCGGCGCGGAAGGAGTCCATTCCTGTGAGTAGCGGCATCAACATCAATATGTCCGCCAACTCCCCAGCGGAGATGCGGGAGTTGTTCGAGAAGTGCATGGCCGAAACGGACAAGCTGATCTATGACGGCAAGTTCGTCTACGGGCCCGGCTGTGGGCAGGTGTACGTGTTCGGCGAGAAGTGCCCGGACTGCAATGGCTTCGGCTGGATCAAAGAACTCAAGAACAAGTGCGCAACCTGCAAGGGGCGCAAGGAGGTTGGACCGGCATGGGTGATGTGATGAGCGCCGACGTCTACAAGGTCGTGGAACTCCTTGGGCACGAGGAGGATTGCTATAGCCTCCGCCCAGAGCATGACTGGATGCACAGCGAGTGCACGCATGACGACTCCGGCTGCGGCGTCTGGATGACCGCGAGGCTGATCCTCACCTCAGACAACGTGAATAAGTTGCTGGCCGCGGCGTGGGAGCGCGGATTCCTAGCCTGCCAGATTCGGGTGGGTAATGAGCTGCTCAAGCTGTTACCGAATGGTGTCGACGCCTCAAATCCGTACCGGCCCAAGGTGGATTGATGGGCGTAGCAGCTAGCGGTACTCAACAGGAGTTGAAATGAACCAATTAGAAGCAATGCAAGAGACACTCACCCTGGCTCACCAATACGGTATGTCCGATATCGATGGGTTCGCCGATGGCTGCGACTACTGGCACCTGCAGGACATGGTGGAGCGTGCCGCGGCGGCGATGAATATGCCGGGCGCGGAGTTCTCGGCCGCGAAGCTGGGCCGGTGGTTGGGATGGATGCAGTGCGCTGTCGTCGCGGCCGGAATCGGACTCACGCTCGAAGATATGAAGCAGATCAATCGGCGGCACGCATGACCGACCTGACCGAACGCGCCAAGGCGTCGCTAGAAGGCATCACCGAGGGGCGCTGGCGAGCCGTCAATGTCGGCAATATCCATTGGGGCGTGACCCACGGGGAGTATAACTTCCCGACGGTTGTCAAGGCGCAGTGTGGGTACGACGGCTTCGGCAGTGGCAGCTCCCAGGTCAACGCCGAATTCATCGCCGCCGCACCGGATCTCGTTCGGGAACTGGTCGCCGAGGTCGAGCGGCTTCGGGCGCGCGAGGAGTCCGTCGCCGAAGCCTCGTATCGGACCGGCATGCTCGACGCGGAGGGGATCCTCCGGTGAACTTTGAATACACGGACGCCATTGGCAACGCCCTGTCTATGGATCTCCTGCGCGAGGATGATGGCACGATTTCTGGCGCCTTCGGGATCATCGACCAGCATGAAGAGTCCGAATTCGTTCGGCTCAATCAGGGCCAGCTCGCGTCCCTGCGGGACGAACTAATCAAGGCAATCGGACCTGGCGGAAGGACGTAGGCGCATGAGGTGCAACTGGTGCCGCGACACCGGCTGGGTGCCTGGTTTGATCCGCCGCCTCAAGCGGTGCCGGCACTGCGGGTACTGGCGATGACGCGCGCCGCGGACAACGCGGAAGAAATCATCGAGCGGTGTCTGATCCATTGGTTTCCAGACCTGCCGCCCTCGACAAGGCGAGACGTCTCAGCGTCGATCCAAGGCAATCTCGCTGCCGCCGGGTGCTCGACCGAACCGGCGAAATCCTGCGAGCAACGTTGCGCGGGTAGCGGATACGCGATGAACGAGTGCTACACATGCCCGCGCCCCGCCCGCTGGGAGGTCGGACTATATGACTACCCGGGGTCACGCAGAAGAGCGTGCGCGCATCACGTGCATGGCTTGCTCGATGTCAAGCTTTCGGGCAAGTGGAATGACTACGTGTGTGAAGTGCGACGGCTGGCAGGCAAATCGTAACGCCCACTTATCGGTGAATCGAGGAGATGCACATGATGGATAGATCGACGCATTGCGATAACCGGGATCACGACAAGTGCGACGGCACAGTGACGATCTTCGACCAGGATGGCCCCAGTCGCTACGTGTGCTCGTGTAGCTGCCACAACGCCGCATTCAACGAGCGCGAATGTACAGCGTGCCGGGGCACTGGGCGCCTACACGACGTGCGCTCATCGGGTCGGCAATCAACGCAGCCCGGACCCGTTCCAGCTTGACATAAGACTGCGTTATCGCACCTGACGTAATAACTAATTATCAGCGAACTTTCACAGGAGTCACACATGGGAGATCCGGCGGTAGAGGCGGTAGAACGCGTCGAGGATATCTGCAAGCGCGGCCTGCTCGGCATATACCTCGGGCACAAAGCCCCGATCACGAGTGAACATGCAGCGGCCAACGAAGCGTTGCGGCCCATCCGCGAGATGGTCCATGATCAGCGACTCTTCGGCAGGGGTCCGCACTCGCAAGAGTGGTGGGACGGCGTGCAGTACATCCTGGAAGAGCTTGATCCCCTAATCTACGCCAAGGATTGCCCGTGCGAAGGTTTCGGTGGCGCCGGCTGTCCGCAAATGGAGTCAATAGGCGTGACCGCGCGCCCGTCTTACGCGCCATTCGCGCCGGCAGATCCCAAGACGTGCACATGCGTAGATCCGTTCTCTGACTGTCCCACCCACGGCTGATGAAACGGTCGGCCCCGATTGATGTGACGATCCTGCCCTTGAGGGACCTATACGCAACCTACAGTGGACACTCACGCTTGGGCGTCTTCGTGAAGCTGGGCCGGAAATGCGCGACCTGCCCCCGCGAAGGCAACGTCTTGCTGGTCTCGCGAGATAGGGGCGGCGGCGTCCACATTGACCTCTATGCAGATCATGTTCTCATGACCGTAGATCACATAATTCCTCGGTCAGTAGCCAAGCGGTGGAACTGGCCGACCGCCAGCATCGAATCAATCCGCAACAAACAGCCAATGTGCCAGCCGTGCAACGGCAAAAAGGGGAACAAGCTCCCCTGTTCTACTTCTCAATCCTCGCCGCGGAGCCGGCCCAATCGACAGGAGTACCCATGACCGAAAATCCCGGCAGCTACATCGACGTCCGGTTCCACTTCAACAAGATCGAAGAAGAGCCACTGGGCGACGGCGACAGCTACGACTACTACGACCTGAAGTCCGTCGAGCGGATCGGGTCGAACATCCCCCAGCACGAGTTCCTTGGCATCGGCGAGACTCTTGGCCAGTCCGACCGCTGGCACATCAGCGGAGTCAACGCCACTCTCGACGCCATGGTGGGTTCCAAGGGGTCGCACGAGGTCGGGAGTCCCTGGTGAGCACCCAGACACTCGACCGGCCGGACACTGACGAACGCACCGGCGACGACACCCCCAAGGTCTTCCACTACGTCAAGAAGGAGAAGATCACCGAAAGCGCCGTTATGGGTACGCATGTCATGGCTCTGTGCGGCGAGATCTTCCCGGTGACCAAGTCGGCCAAGCCCGGGTCTCCGGTCTGTCCGACGTGCGCAGAGGTCTACAAAAGGATCAAACCGTAATGCCGCGGCCTAGCCAGTGTGGCGTCTGCGGGATGTTCGAGTTGTGCTTTGAGCCCGATCACCTACAGTGCGCCGAGAGGGTGGATTCCCCCGCGCCCAAGGCGCGCCCCTACTACGCGCCGTTCGCGCCGGCGGACCCGAAGTCGTGCACGTGCGTAGATCCCTTCTCCTGCTGCCCTATTCATGGCTGACTACATCCTCGCTTGGTGCGGGAAGTGTCAAGCGACAACCTGGCAGACGCGCACCGACTACGAAGGCGCCACATGCTCTGGGGGCCACCTGATTTCAGAACTGGAGGCGTCACGATGATCAGCCAAGAGGTAGCCGAACGCCTAGAGGCGTACAACAAAGCCCGAAGCCAAATGTACGGCGACCTCGCCCATACCGTGAGTGACGTCATCGCGGCGGCTGACAGATTGGCTGACGCAGTGGAGGACGACGAATGACCGGATGGGCAGATCAACCCGGTGGGACACTCCTAGGAAAGCTGATCGTGGACGCGTTCGGTCGAGCTGCAGACGCTGACAAGACTCGCAACGAGTGCACACTCTGCAATGGCGACGGCGGGCAATACTTCAACCCCGACTGGCCAATGGGCGATTGCGGCGACCGGGAATGGGAGGACTGCGCCTGCGGTATCCAAGTCACCCCGGCTCGCAAGCAGGAGTTATGGACCGCGACAAACAGGGCCTACAGCATCGCTCGGTACGGAACTCCGACAGGTTGAGAACGTGATCTTCGAAGAATCCAAGTATCTCGAATCAGTCATTCGATACCACAGCCAAACCAGCGCGCGCGGCAACTGCATGTGGTGTGGCACCCCTCCCCCATGCGCAATTCTCACTGAGGCGAAGGAGTCTCTTATGAATTACACCGAACACATCCGCGAACTGATGTCATCAGGAAAGAAGATTATCGTGGTGTCTGACAAGGAGTTTCATCGACTCCCCAATGAGGTCGCGGCCAGCGCCGACGTGGTGATCTGTGCCGGCAAGATCGCCAAGGACCGTCAGGGCAATCACGTGCTGGTGACGATCTAATGCACTGGGCGGCGGTCACCAAGGTAGCGGAGGCGTATTACCACGCCTATGAGTGGTCGGGTTGCGAGGGCTCGCGCTGGGAGCGCTTACCCGAGGAGGCTCAACTCATATGGATTCGCCAAGCGGATCGATGGGTAGATGTGTTGCGCATCATGGGCTATGAATTGAATAGGAGCGCAGTGTGACCAAGCTCGTTTCACCCGCGCACATCGAGCAGATCGTCGGAGTCGCAAGGGATCAACGCCTTCATATCGGCCGGCTGATCACCGCGGAGCCCGCCGCGTACATCCTCCACTCCCAAGAATGCGTCGAAAGCGGGATCGACCTTCGGGATTGCGAGTACTCGCTAGCTCTCGACCGAGGCATTGGCGATTTTCTCTGGGATGGATTCGCTGATGTTCCAGTGGAACTCGCCATACTCAGCAGCGGAGACCTGGCCCCGCTGTGTGTCCTGCGATGACTACTCCCCCGACTCAGTCACTCGCCGAGCGCGCCCAGGCTGCCCTGGATGGCGCCAGCCCAGAGGGCATGTACGACGACTAGCCGAACTTGCATGAGCATCTCGACAACTAGCCCAGCCAGCACTTCCGGGTCAGGTCGTGGATAGCGTCGTTGGAGGTACCCTTGCCGTCCCATAGACCGGTTCTGGATGCCATTGGCATCTCCCACCACAAGGCCGCTTCTTCGCGCACCTGGCGGGTCTTGAGTCCCGTGGCAACTCCGGCGTAGTGCAGCCAAAAATCATCCGCGCGAGGGCATATACCCATGAAGGCGTCACCCTTTTCTCGCAGCGCGTGTTGGATGACCGGTGGATAGGCAACCCCAGACACGCCCGTGGCGAGATGCAACTCCGACGGTTCCATGGTGGCGCAGATGGGCCACGACGCATACGGACCCTCTGAGCGCACCCTGGCGCGGTAAGCCGTGATTTGATCATCCCGATGTGCCGATAGAAGCTCTTCTAGCCATGTGGGTGGGTAGTAGGTGTCGTCATCGGCCGTCACAAGGGTAGCGGGAGCGCAGTTTTGGACATAGGGAAAGTACTTCTTGTGTGGCCCATAGTCTTTACACAGGACCACTTCCAAGCCGCGCTTGCGCAATCTGTACAACTGGGGGCTGTCGAAAATCTCATCCACCCACAAGATCATCCGGTTGGGTCGCACCGTCCCGTTGGCGATGGTCTCAACAGCTTTCCATGCCGTGTTGAGGCGTTTGCCGTAACTCGTCATGGACACGACGGCGGGAGCATCACCCGTAACCGGTTCGTACGATGTGAGATTTTGACGCCACAGCCTTGGCCCGAGGGCGATGTACTCGGCGAGCGCTGCCGCCTTCCCTGATACTGAGGCGGGGAAGGCGCCGTCGTTGCGACTGTCGATCACGGCAACAATATACACATACTGTTCAGCAAAATCTCAGAAACATGCTAGTGCCGGGCCCGCCAGGGTATATCCATGTCAAAAGCGTACTGTTTTCGGTACGCTTTTGACATGACGACCCAGCCTGAGCTAAACGGAGCCCGGTGGTTCGTAGTCGCGGTCGGCGCCGCCATGACCCTCGCCTCGGCCGGCTTCAGTATCTGGTCGACCTACATCATGGTCACCCGGGGCGACCCTGGAATATGGGCGATCATCTGGGTGCTGTGGTGCGTCTTCTGGACATTCAAATGGGCCAGCATCCCGCTAAAAGTCCTTGCCGACACACGAAAAAACGCCCCCACCGAGTAAGGGTGGGGGCTTAGACGACGAAAAACGCCCCAGCGCTTCAACTCAACCGGGGGGAACGGCCGGAAGAGGAGCGCTGGGGCGTTTAGTCTTTGGGGTAGCTGATTAGGCGCTCAGCGTGGCGAGTTTCTCGATCTGTGTCATGTTCAGTCCAGACCAGTGCCACGTGTCGCTGACGACGACGACGGGCATCTGGTTGTACCCGAGGGCTTCCACTGCGGCGCGGGCCTCGGGATCTTCGGTGACGTCGAACTGTTCGTAAATGATGCCCTTATTGTCGAGGGCTCGCTTAGTCCCCTTGCAGGGCTGGCAGTCCGGTTTGGTGTAGAGGGTGGTCAGCTCTTAGTCCTTCTTGTCGCCGTCGATGCGCTCCTGGCGCTCGATACTGAGATCACGTTGGACGATGCGCAGTCGCTCGTCGACGCCGTCAAGGCGCTCGTCGACCCTGCCGAATCCGTCCTTGACGAGGTCCCGGATCTGATCCATGTCTTCGCGCAGGTTCGTCTTGTGTGAGTTAACGGTCTGTTCATGGATCGCGTCGGTCTTCGCCTCTTGGGCGGCTCGGAACTCCTGGGACTCCTTGCGACCCTTGCGCTGCTGCAAGTAGAGCAACCCCGCCGGCAAGCCGTAGACGAGTAGCCATGGGATGAGCGTCCAGATGTTGGTGGGCTCGAAGCCCGGCATCTCCACGGTGGGGGTGCTCACCGGGACCGACAATTCAGTTGTGTCATCGGATGTCCTTATGCGTCCGCGAGTCGTCGCAGGCGGGCCGTGGCAGTGTCCCGCAGATGCTTGATCGCGTACTCGTAGTAGGTCAGCCCCGTGCCCGGGCACTGATTGATGTGGTACGACACGTGGGGGCCGGTGCCGCGCACCACGAACAGTCCGCCATTCCAGATCGCCTTGCCCGCCGCGGGTACCTCTACGCCCGGGTTGGTGACCAGTTCACGCAACTGCTCAGGGAGGGAGTCCTTGCCCGTCCAGCGGCGGAACACCGCGTTGAAGATCGCGCGCTCCATCTCGCCGACGTTCCCGTCCGGACACGTGGTGTAGAGATCGCCCTTGGCCGCCAGGTTGATGCAGAACTCCTCGGCCGCCGTCTCGTGGTCGGGATCGATTCCCGAGCCGCCAGGATCGACTGAGCCCGCGTACGACCCCTTGGGGCGCATCGGGTTGCCGAAGCTGGCCGCGGCGACGATGAACTTCCCGGGGAACTCGCCGCGGCGAATCCGATTCCGGACGCGCCCGCCGACAATCGAGCCCTGGCTGTAGTCGACGAAGGCCACCGGACCAGGCGCCCGGGAGACCAGGCTAGCCAGCTCGTGCACGCCGTCATTGACCGAACCGTCCATCGGCACCGCGCGGGCTGGGTAGTTGCCTACCGGCTGCCACATGTAGAGGTCCAGGACAGCGCGGGCGATATCGGCCGGGTAACCGATGCCGAACGGGTCCGCCTGGCCAGTGCCGTGGATGGAGAACAGGGTGGGCAGGAGCCCCAACCGGTGAAGGTCCTGATCGGATACCTTCCCGGTCGGGGTCTGGCCCGTTCGGATCTGGTACTGCTTCTGAATGGCCTCCTCGTCGTAACCGAAGTAGGCATCCTGCAGCAGCGGCTTCCCGTCCAGCCCCAACGCGTAGGACTCGAAACGCCTCAGCATGGTCCGCTGCCACGCTGAGGTCATCAGCCCATTCGAGCCGAGTTGGAGGCTCATTCGGTCTCGCGACTCTTCAGGATCAGCGAGGCGACGAGGTTCTCCGCGAGGCCGGGAAGTCCCGCGGAGGTGCCGAGATGCTCCAGGCTGTCCGCAATAGCGGGCCCAACGACAGGGACCGTGCTGGCGATGGACGGGAGTACGCCAACGACGTCGATCACCTTGTCGTACTCGGCCTTTGCCGCGGCCTGGGTCTCTACGATGGCCTTGAGTCCATTGACCACGACATCACCCGGGGAGGCGCCGAGGGTGCCATCCTTGATCTGGTTGGTGACACGTCGCTCAGCGGTAGCCGGGATAACGGCGCCGAGCAACGCTGCAACGCCGGCGGCGATCACGCTCTGGTCACCGGAATTGATGCCCAGCCAGATTGTGGATGCGGCAGTGAGGATGATGAATCCGGTGCCGCCGCGGTAGAAGTTCTTGAAGAAATTGGGTGCAGCCATAATCAGTCCTTCTTGAAAAATTCGGGGTTCTTGTTGGCGATTTCGAGGAGGACCGCCTTCGCGTGAGCGACGGTGCCGGCGTCCTTGAACTTGCCGCGGCCATCAGCGGTGCGGGCCAGGCGCATCAGTGCGTCAGCGTCGCCCAGGCGAGCGTCTGGCTCGACGATGGCGAAGCGGTGAAGCGCGGCGTCGATATTCTGAAGAAGCCGGGCGAGAGGGATTTTCGGCTCGCCGGGCGTTGCGTAGATGGAGATGGACTCCAACTCCACATCTGACATGAGAAACTCCTCAATGGGGTCGGTGAGCGTGACGATTTTGAGCAATTCGGAGCCCATAGCGAGGGCGTTGTTGTAGCGGAGGCGGCGGTTGTCGAGCCCGTTGAGGCCGCCGTTGACATAGCGGGTGGCACGTTCGAGGTCCCGGGCGTCCGAGGCCTCGTTCATGAGCCGCTGAGTCGTCCAGTACCAGGTGACGCCGATGAAGCCGTTCGCCAAGCCGCGCAACTCATCGGGGTTGTCAACGAAGAACGTCGGCGTCGGGACGAGGCCCTTGCTGAATGCCCATTGCGACAACACCGTGAAGTTGTGCCGGCCGGTCACCTGGATCGGCCCGGAGCCGCGGAAGCGGTATCCGTCGCCGGGCTGAGTGTTGCCAAGGTCGGCGCGACCCTCGTAGCCCTGCTGCGCCGCGGTCGGACCCCACAACTCGGCCATGTACTTCAGTCCGACTGATTCGTGGCCCACCTGGGCGAACCACATAGCAAGACGCGGGACCGAGAACGCCACACCGCAATCAGCGAGGCATCTCCGTACGCCAGGCAGTGACGCTCGGTAGAAGTCGAACGGCATGGAGCCGCCCATCGCCCGAAGGAGGATGTCGGCGGCCAGCGAGTCCGGGTCAACCGGCGCCGCGGGACCACCCGGGGCATCGACGTCGGCGTAGGCGTAACCCTTGGGCGGGATCAGCGTGGCGCACTGGTCAAACGAGATCCAGTAGCCGTAGGGCCGGAAGCCGGAGTCGGCGATCCACACCGCGCGGCCAAGGCCCGGGACGTCGTCCTTGTAGCCCATCGCTGCGACGTAGTGGTAGGTGGTGCCGCCCGAGTAGGACGGTGACACGGACCCGTTCACACCGCGGGGTTTGTTCGACGGCGGGGCAACCCAGTTCATCACCACGCCGAATCCGGCGTCGATGGAGCGAGTCAGGTTGCGCCACAGCGTTTCCTTCTGCGACCCGGTCATCGGGTCGCGCTCAACATAGACCGAGGTGTACCGAGCATCCGGAACCCGAAGGTCCAAGATGCGCTCAATCAGGCCGACGTAGTCGGTACCGTTGACGGTCGTTCCGATCTCGCGGGCCAGAGTGGACTCTGCGACGATCAGGCCGCGGGAGTTGAGGACAACCTGCGTTGCCGCAGGCCCGCACCAGTACCCCGTTTCCTGGGGAACGATGGAGCGGTCGTATGGCAAGACCTTCTCGGTCATGACCCTCCTATGAAGTTAAGCGAGTCCGTGCGCCCTGACGGTCGGGATCGGAATCTCGGCCATGGCGTCGGCAATCTTGTTGGCGTAGTAGCGGCTACCTTCTCGTCGGGTGTGGATGCCGTCGGTCTTTGAAACCAGTTGCGCTTGTGGGGAATTGGTGGGTACGCCGAAGCTGCCATTCTTTGGATCAGGGCCGGGCCCGGTCCACCACGGATTTGCCGGTCCAAAGGGGTTGATATAGTGCGTGTTCGGCACTTCGGCCGCGGCGCGCATCTGGCCCTGGCGATGAATGTCCTGCTTGTCCCCCGGGGTGGGGGGGCCGATATTGGAGCCGAACAGCGTGTCGTTGAACGGCTCCGGTCCGACGTGCACAAAGGTGCAGTTCGGATCGACCGACTGGACCCACTGGTAGCAGACCTTGGCCCGGTCGTACATCTGAGCCTCGGTGACACCACCAGACGAGGCGTCGTTCCAGGTGCCATTGAGCAGGTAAACCAGCGGTCGCCGGCCCACGGGCTGACCGAAGTCTTCCCCGGGGTAGTTGATGAACGAGTTTCCGAACTCGGCTTTGCCTGCCGCGTTGGTCATCCACTCTCGGCGACTTGCCGAGAGGTATCGCGACGGCCCCTTGATTACGACGGACTGGCCGATGATCGACCCGGTGTCGCGGCCGATGGTGTCGTCGAAGACCTGGCCGGTGCCGTTACAGAAGAACCCGGTGGCGCCCTGACCCCTTCGCGCCCAGCAGAAACCGGTGAGTTCGAAGAGGAAATCGATGATGCCGTTGGTGAACCACTGCGTAGTCGAGTCGGCAGTCAACGCCTGCGATGACTCAAAATACGAATCACCATCGGCGATCCCGAAGTAGCGCGGCGGAGACGGCGCGACGATGGCAGACCCGTCGGTACGGATACCGATGAGCCCGCACGTGCCCATCACGACTCGAATACGCCCGTGGTAGGGCTGCTCGAAGACGATGTTGCGGTAGCTCTTTCCGCCGTCGTTGCGCAGTGAAGTCTTGGGAAGCTCGGCGGCCTTCCACATGTGGCCGCCCCACTCGATGTACACCTGGAGATCGCCGCCATAGTTCTTTGGGCCGCCGAAGAATCCGCTGGTGCCATCTCCGCCGCGGTTCATGAACTCGACGGAGAACTGCGTACCGGTGAAGATGAACTCGAACTCAAGGATGTGACCGAAGTGCCAATCCTTCATGCCCACCGACGTGACGGTGATCGTCCGCGGCGTGCCCGCGTTCTTGCCACCGCCGTAGGCTCCGCCAATTAAGGCCGGCCTGTTGTCGGGCTCCCACTTCTGCCCCTGTGCGGTGAACTTGAAGTTGGCGTCGTCCCATCGATAGGTGACGCCCGAAGTGAGCGAGAGCACCGAGTTGGCGATCACGTCGCTGGCCAGGACGCCGCTCGGGATGACGCCCATGACGGGGCTGTACAGGCTACCGAGGCGCGTGGTCGTCATGCTTGCCGCCTTGCCCGCGGCTCATAGACCAGCATCTGAGCCAGTTCGGTCGCGATCTTGCCGGCGTAGAAATTGAAGCCATGCGCCGTGGGATTGACGCCGTCGGCGCCGATGAGTCCCGCCTGCTGCGAGGTGGTGGGCGAGCCGTTGCTCCCCGCTCCGGTGAACCATGGAGCAGTTGGGCCGAACGCGTTGACATACTGCGCCCGAGGCACGTTGGCGATGGCAGCCTGCTGCTCTAGGCGGTTGTAGTCATGCGGACTGCCAGCGGTCGGCGGGCCGGTCACGGTGCCCGCGGCTCCCGCTCCAGTGAAGGGCGGCATAGAGACGTGCACGATGCTGCAGAACGAATCTTGTCCGCGAACCCACTGGTAACACTCCAGAGCGCGGGTCGCCATCGGACCGTTCCCGGCGCCGGTAGCGCCCGACCTGCCGCCGTCGGCATAGGCGCCAACGAGTAGGTAGAACAACGGCTTTGCGGCTAGTTGCGCCCCCAGGAGGGTCTTGCGCGCCGCCGAGAACCACCGAGTTGAAGCGTTGGCCGCGGCGGTGTCATCAGTTACCGTCGCAGTTCCGTTGCAGAAGAATCCAGTGTCGACTTGCGCTTGGCGGGTCCACGTCATTCCAGTGCGCTCAAACAGGAAATCGCACAGCCCTGCGGTCAGGTACGACGTGCCAGAGGCCTGCTTGAATCCGGTTCCGTCAGCCCATCCCCCACCGTCGCAGACGCCAAGCAACCGGTCCGGCGCGGGCTTGATGATGGCCGACTCTTCACAACGAATCCCCGTCAGCTTGCCGCCGCCGAGGTGTACGCGGATGCGTCCGTGGTACTGGCTTGCGAACGTGAGTCGACGGTTCATCGCCCCGGTGGTCGTTCCCGCCAGGGGCTCCGAGCGCACCTTGTACATCCGGCCGCCGTACTCGACGTAGACCTGACTGTCGTAGTACGACGACCCGACGAAGGCGATATCCAAAGCCAGCCCGGTGAAGAGGAACTCGAATTCCAGAACGTGCCCGACCGGTACGCCGGCGATGGCGCGATCAGTCGGGGTGTTCATCACGCCCTCGCTGTTGTAGTTCACCCAGCGCTGGCCCTGGATATTGAACGCCGCCGCGCCGAGGTCGGCGCTGACCACCCGCGAGTTAGTGAACGTCTGCGCCGTGGCGTTGTACGCGTCGGTGGCGAGAATCCCAGCGGGCAGGACGCCGGCGACGGGCCGAAAGAACAACCCCGCCTTGGCCTTATTGGTGATTGTGATTCCCATTAGGCCCCCGTGATCATCAAGTTGTAGGTGTAGACGGTCATGGGCTCCAGTTCGCCGGCCACGGACAGCGTCAGTACCGAGGACGTCGCCGAGACGAACGGGAAGGTGGCCGCTGAAATGGCATCGGCACCGGTGCAGACGGGAATCGGCGCACCGGCATAGCCACTCAGGGCGAAGGTCGCCAAGGTTCCACCCGCCGCCGGAGAGGCCCCAGTGGTGATGGTCACCCTCATGGCGAGTCGAGTTCCGCTGCGGGACAGGCTCGCGCCCGTGCCAGCGTCGGCATGAATCGTGCCCACGGGAACTCCGCCAGTCTTAAGCTCGGCAGGGACGCCGTAGAGCGCGTCCAACTCTCCGCGGGTGTCCGAAGCGGGATTCTCGATCAAGTCGACCAGGGCGGATTCATCGAGGCCGCCGCCCCCGCCACCACCACCGGCAGGCGTTGCCGCAGAGAGCGTTCCGTCGGCGGCGTATGCCAGGAACTTGCCCGATCCGCCAGTTCCAGCGACGTTCAGCTTTTTGCCATGGATCTCACCGTCGACGATCTTGCCGTTGGTGATGTAGTTGTCGGCCACGCCGCGAGAGGTTCGGCCGGAGGTGAGTAGGTCGTACGCCGGCTGATGAGGGTTGAAGTCCACATCCACCAGGCCGAAGGTGTGCTCACTGACCCCGGTGTCGCCAGTGTCACGCCAGTTGTAGGCGATGAAGCACCCGATCCAGTCGTGGCGGGTCAGGAGGTCGATCTGGGCAGCGAGGATCTGCCCTCGTGTTGAAGGGTTAGGGACGGCGTAACGGCTGACGCCAAACTCCGTGACCCACACCTGCTTTGCGACGTCGCCGTTCGCGACCATCGTGGTGCGGCAGGCCATCAGCTCCTTGTAGTAGAGCTGCTCAACAGTGGGCATCTCATAGGCCGAGAAATCGGCCGTGATGGAGTACCAGTTGAACGAGGCCGTGTCGAAGTAGTCCTTGGCGCCGTAGTTGTACATCTGGGCCAAGAAGGTTGACGGCGAAATGTCGGTCGTGGAGTACGTCGACGTCGACATCAATGCGGCAGCGAGGATGTGAGCTTCCGGGTCCACCGAGCGGATTGCGTTCGACGCTGCGATCAGCATGCTCGTGTAGCCGGCGGCGCCGAAGGCAACCGAACCGAAGTATGGACCGGTACCGTGGTTCGGCTCATTCCACACCTGGTAGTTACGCAACTGGCCGGTGCCGTTTGATCCGTAGCGCAAAGCAATTGAAGAAAAGACGTTTGCGAAGTCGGTCAGCGTTGGCGTCGAGTAACTGGGGATGGGATTGCCGACCAGCGTGAGAATCGGCTCAACGCCGTGCTCTTCACATAGGTCGAGGATGCGGTCTAGGCCGCTCCAGTCGTAGACGCCTCGGGTGGTCGGTTCGATCTCGCCCCACCAGGCGGCGAAGCGCAGGCGAGTTCCGCCAACGGCCTTGATACCCTTGACGATATTCTCGATATCGTCGGTGTCGAAGCCTTCCCAGTACATCGATCCGGCTTCGGACTGGCAGAAGCCGAGGCGATTGTCGGCCGTGCCTAGGGGCAGCCAGACGTCACCGCGCGGCAGATAGACCGATTGCGCCCATTCGTCGACTTCGAGATCTGCCGCCGCCGGATAGCGCACTCCGGCGCCAATTGCGTCGCGCGCCTGCTCCTGAGTGGCGCCCGCGGCGATGACCGCGGGCTTACCGACGATGCTGTTCCACACGCCGCCGTCAGAGACGCTCAGCGGGCCGTAATCGCCGTTGATGTAGCGGTAGAGGACACCCGTTTCAAGATCTAAGAAGACGTGCTGATCGTCACCCTCGGGCGGGAAGAGCACCTTGGCGTCGTAGGCGAGGATGTCGACCCTGGGGTAGTACAGCGGGCTTTCGCGGTCGAGGGCGACCATGCCCCGGACTTCGTCATGCTGCGAGGGGGTGAGCGAAACTCGGACGCCCGCCTTTGTGATGTGCTCGGTGCGGTCGCCATCGGTGTAGGTGATCGGACCGAGCGTGCGGTACCAGGTCAAGGGTTCTCCTCTATGTCAAATGGCGAATCGTCAAGCGGCAGTCGCTGATAGAGCGGCCACGCCGCGGGACGCGAGTTGACCGCTTGCGTACTGATGCCGGAATATCGGGGCGACTCGCGGGCCGGGCAGGTCGATGGCATGGCCACTGTCGGCCCACGTGAGCGCAGCGATGTCGGCACCGCCGTTCTTCTTCACCGTCCACGTCCAGACGCCAGCCGAAAGCGTTCCTGTCAGGGTTACGGTGTCGCCGGGTACGCCGACCTGGGTGCTCACAGTCCGGTTAGTCACGGTTCCGGACGCAAACGAATGCACCCGGCAGTTGCCGCTAGCGCTGGGGATGAACAGATACACACCCTTGGTGCCGTCGGCCGAGAAGACTCCGCCGCCATTGCCGCGGACGTTTGAGGAAACCCCGAGCGAGCCGATGGTCACCGTCACACTGATGGTGGTCGTTACGGCCATGACGTCAGGCAGGACCAGCGCGCTGTCGTAACCTCCACTGCCAGTTGACGAGTTGCCCTCTTGTAGCGTCGTGCCGCTGACAATGACGGCCCCCGCCCCGGGGGTCATGGCCACGTCCAGCGACCCCGCCGGAATGGACGCGAATGATGGATAATTCAGCGTCGTCAATCCGCCCGGTGCCGCGACCGCATGCGTGAGGGTCGAATTCCTAGCGGCGAACATCAGGGCGTGAAATTCTGGACGACATTGCCGTACCAGTTGGTACCGTCAGCGACGAACGACCACAGGTCCAGCCGACCCGCGGTCGTCGTGGCGGCGGGGGCGGAGCCGCCGGGCCACTTGACGCCAGTGAAGGTGACAGTGAATCCACCAGCACCCGTATTGATGGGCGCCAGAAAGGATTTGCCGGCAGTGGGCGTGGGCATCGTGATTGTGCAGTTGGCCGTCAGCGTTCCGGTCTGCACCGTGCCTGTGGACAGGTCGAATGTCTTGGTCGCGCCCAATGAGCCGCCGACCGAGACAGTCTCGGTGTAGTTCGTGAGAGTCGCGTTGGTGATGGTGGGCGCACTAGCCCGGACGATGCTGCCCGTCCCAGTGGCCGCCGCGGCGGCGATTCGGGCGTCCGCATCGGAGTTGGTGTACGCCGTAGCGCCAGAGGCGATGCCGGCGAGCTTCGTTTTCTCTGTCGCCGTGTATGCCTTGTTGGTGGTGCCATCGGTGATGGTGTCCGCCGACTGCGTTCCGGTGTGGTTGGCGCGTGCCTTGAGGTTTGCATCGGTGTCGTTTGCCGTTGCTCCGGTGGCGATTCCATTCAGCTTCGTCTGATTGGCGGCGGTGAAGACCTTGTTGGTCGTGCCGTCGACGACGGTGTCGGCGCTCTGCGTGCCGGTGTGGTTGGCCCGCGCGCGGTCGGCTGCGTGGTAGTGCAGCGTCGAATCCCCGCCGTCGGTCAAGTCCGTGGCATCCCCGTTGGAGATGTTGTTGACCTGCGCCCCACTGGCGACGCCGTCGATCTTGGTCAGTTGTGCTGCGGTGGCGAACTTGTGGTTGGTGGAGCCGTCGGTGATGTCATCGGCATCGAGGACGACGTTCGGGCCGAACTTCCCATTGACGGAGTCCACCGAGCCGCCGCCCCCAATGACGAGCGCGATATAATCGCCGTCCAGCCATCGGTAGATCTGGCCGGTCTCGAAGTCGAGGTAGAGGTACTGCTCGTACCCCATATCCGGAAAGAAGGCGAACGCGTCGTAGTACAAAACCGTCGCGCGGGGGAGGTCCAAGTCGCCCGTATGGTCAATGGCGACAAGGCCTTCCAGCCCCTGGGCCTGCGCGGGGCTAAGGTCCACCTTGACGCCGGCCCGGTCGATAGTCCGGATCACATTGTCCTGGACGTATGTGATCGGACCGAGCGTGCGGTAGATAGCCAATGTGACTCCTTAAGGGCTGGTCAGCGCACGATCCGACTGATGGGCACCGAGGTATCTGGGCTGGTCTGGGGGATGATCTCTTCGGGTTCCGGCTCTTCGACCTCGTCGACCGTCGGGAAGTCGACCTCCACCGCGGGTGCGTATCGAGCGATGAACTCCTGAGGGGAAAGGACTTTGAGCCCGCCGTCGTCGACGATCCACTGGCCGACCGTGGCGTTCACCGTCTGCTTGCCGCTGGCGGACAGGCGCAGGGACCAGGTCCCTCCCTCGCGCGTTACCGCGCCCTCCCAGCCGTCGGCCTCCAATTCGGTGAGGGCTTCAAACAGGTCGGACGGACCACGCAGGGGCCAGCTCGCGATATCTTCGACTGCGAGTCGAGTTACGGGAGTAGGCATTACGCAACCACCAGTGCGCCCATACCGTTGGCCGGCCACACGACCGAGAAGGTCGCGGCGACAGAGCCGTAGTCGGCACCGAAGTCGAGGTAGCCCACCAAGGGGCGCGTCGCATCAGAGCCTGGCGTCGAGTCGTACAGGATCGCGTACCGCGCGGTGATCGTCGACGCTGGCCAGACGCCGTTGGCGCCCGAGAAGGACAGCGTGTTGGTCGGCGAATCGTAGGCGATGGTCAGTGGACTGACTGTGGTCCCGCCGGCGATGTAGCCGGGCGCGGACACCTCGTTGGTGATGTGGTTCTTGTAGCGGTGAGCGTCCTGATCGGGTACGTACAGGTTGGTGCAGAGCATCAACTTGAAGGTGTCCGAGTCGATGTCGATCTCTTTGTTCATGAGGCTTCGGTAGAAGCCGGCGTAAAACTTGGCTGTAGGCGCCATGTGGAGTGCCTTTCGTGAGCACGGCGCAGCAGCCGCCCCAGTATTGGAGCGGCTGCTGGCACGGAGGGCTTAGGCGAGGGTGAAGTCGAGGATGTACGGCAGCGACGAGTTGTTCGAGACGTCGGCATTGCCCATGGACGTTGTAGCGCCCATTCGCGGAACGGAAGCTGCGACAGCGACTTCCAGACTCGGGTCAGGCATGGCGGCTGTGGATTCCATGCGCACCGCAGCGATAACAACAGCGGCAGAGGGATCGACGATGAACATGTCCGCCGTGGCTTCCATGCGTCCGACGTTCACCACCGCGGGAACGGCGACATACCAGTCACGTAGCTGCCAGTCGTCGACGGTTCCGGCTGGCTCACCGGATGCGAACGAGATTCGGAAACCGCCGTAGCGGTAGTTTGATCCGTGCTCGACCGCGGAACCCACCGAGGTCCATTCCAGCCCGACTGTTGAACCGTCCTTGAGGGCGGTGTACTTGTCGTCGGTCTGGTTGTAGTACAGGCTCCATGTGCCTGATCCGCCGACGTTGAGCGACGCCCGCTCGGTGAGGGAATCGATTGGGCCTGAGTAGATCTTGGCGCTGGTGTTATTGACCGCGAGATACACGACCTGGGTGAAGTCGCGGCTGCAGTGCAGCATGACCCCGCATCGGGCGGTCGAGTTCGCGTTGATAACCAGCGATGCCTCGACCTTGTTGACGTCGCGCGTGCACCGATGGATATAGAGGGCAGCCTGGTCGCCGTCGTCAGTTCCCGTGTAGCCGAAGGCTTCTTCGTAGACGTCGATGAGGCCGGCGTTCGTCGACTGCCGCACCCACATACCGCCGATGGCGGAGCGAGTTGCGTTGTCGCTGAAGAGTCGGTCGACCTCGGGCATACTCTTGGCGGCCAGCATGAACCAGTTGAGGGTGGACCCATCCGCGCGCGCGTCTGCCGCCTGCCCGGAGGTGTAGGAGGTAAGCGTGGTGAGAGTGGAGCCGACCGTCTTGAAGCCGTCCTCGGGGGCCGAGACCACGCGCGTAATGCCGATGATCCTCGCTGTCGTGTTGACCGTCGAGGAGTTGCGCAGACGCGCTAGGTAGCGCTCCCCTGACGAGACCACGAGCCGCGACGGGAGAGTGAACTCGTAGTAGGCCGTCTCGGTCGTCAGGCTGCTGGAGAATTCCCTGCTGTAGATCCGCGTCAGGGAGCCGTTGTCGTTTTCCTTGAACAGCTCCAGGTAGACGTTGTTGATCGTCCCCGCGTCTTTCCACGCGATAACCCCGATGGTGTCGTGCACCGTAGTGTTGGCGACGGTCAGGTAGGAGCCGCGGCTCTCATGCTGATTGACCGACCAGCCCGCGGGAGCTGATATGCCACCATCCATTTTGTGGGTATGGGACGTGCCGGCGGTGGCATCGCCAGTGTCACCAAAGACCTGCAGGTGGTTGTTGTACGCCTCCGGGTAGGTGACGTCAGAGATCGGATACCGGCAGACCCACTGTGGGTTCCGGGCATCGGAGACGATGGCCGAAATCGTGAAACTCTGCTGGTCAGTCTTCTGGCGGGCGATGCCCTTGCGCAGGTCCGGAATGAGGGCACCGATGATCGGGATGCCTCGCAGGCCGGACATGATCGCGTCAATGACGCCCTGGATGAAGTTCTCCGCCGCCCTGACTGCCAGGTTGATCGCCTGAATGGCGCCAGTGAGCCCGGTGACCAGGGTCTGCGGAATCGCCCCAATGACGGCCGCGGCGTTGCTCCACAGGTTCTGCGTAAGCCCGGCGAGGGTGAGTGCGGTGCCCTTGATGGCGTCGCCGGCCCAGTCGACCGCATCCTCGATGGCGTCCCCCGCCGACGCTCCAATCCGCGTGAGCAGGCGCCGCAGCATGTTCGCCGCCGTTTCGGCCGCATTCCACAGGTCCGAGGCCCAGCTACTGAGTTGCTCGAAGGCTCCGCCGATGCCGTGAACGAACACACCGTTGACGGCCTTCACAACCTCCCGGAGGAGCATCTCCAGAAAGTTGCCCCGGAAGTGGTCGATCTCTTGAGGGGACTTGGGCGGATTCTTGCCACTGCCATCCGTGGAGGGGGTGACATACCCGTCGGGCATACCCGACGGGGTAACAGGAGTGTTTGGAAAATCCTTCTGGCCCTCGGCCACGAGACCTCCTCTTAGAGAACGGGAACGACCTCGACGCAGTACGTCGCGTCAGGCGACCCAGGGGTCGACCACGGGTTGCTGGACGGGGCCTTCTGTTCGGCCATGAGGTAGACCACTGCGGGATTGCCGGCCAGCACCTTGCCGTATCCGCCAGGCATTGAAACGCCGGCCGGGGGCGCGGGGATCAGGATCGGAATCGGGGGCGACACGCCCGCAACGCCTTTCGCGTAACCGACCTGATCACCGGTCGTGGGATGTCCCACGCGCACGACGAGGTCAACGCGAGTATCCGCGGAGCCGACGACGGGGACCTGAGCGAAAGGCCTTGGGTACCAGTCGAATGGCTGCGCCGGGATAGCAATACTGGAAAGCGACCGCTGGCCCGATGCGTTGTACGCCGTCGAGACGATAGTGGTCGGGACGTACATGTTGCCGATCTTCGGCGCGGTAGGAACCCACTTACCATCGGATGCGCGGTACACGATGTGGTAGCTGTCCGTGCCGGCGCCCAGCGTTGGCGAGCTGGCCAGGTCCGCGGCGTTGGAGATGATGATCGAGCCGGTCTCACCCTGTTGGCCAGAGTGGATGAAGAACTCCATCGTGTAGTGAGCCGCCACGCCGGGCCCGCCCTCGCTCACGGTGATGACGCGCGGGTTCGGCACCGGCAGTGGCTCATCCGGGTCTACCTGCGTCATGGTGATCGCGTCGAAGACCGGCGGCTTGCCAGACTCGCCGGTGGCCAGGAACGGCAGATTGCCGAACCCGCCGTCAGGGGTGAGGATGAGGTAAGCGACGCCGGTTTCGGGATTGGCGCCATTAACGACGGTGACCCGGCCCTCGAAGGTGAGATTGTTCCCATCGACGGTTACAGCCATAGAGAGATTCCCCTATCTATTTCCCCACTCCTCAATCCATGCCGGAAGGGGTTGCGGGAATGCGTAATTGGTTAGTAGAGCCAGACGATGCGGAGATAAGCCGGGCCACCGTTGCCGCCCCGGCCAGAGCCGCCGCCAACGGTGGTACTGCCAGCGGCACCACCGCCACCGCCCGAGCCATAGCCCAGGCCGTGCGCACCGTGCTCGCGGGATACGGTCGAGTTGATATAGCCGCCACCACCGCCGCCGCCGGGCTGACCCGGGATGGCCGCGGCCGAAGCGGTCGCATCAGCGCTCGCGCTCGCACCTACGCCGCCAGCACCATTGGGCGTTGACCCGCCGTTACTGCCGTTGGGCGCGAACGAGCCGCTGGAGTTGGCTCCGCCGCCAGCTCCGCCACCCGCGGCGCCGCCATACAGGCGCGCGCCGGACGATGTGATCGGAGAATTGGGTGGAGTTGCGGGTCCAGTGCCAGATGTGTAGCCGTCATCGCCGGGCGATCCGAGGAGATCCCCGAATTCGCCGGGCTGGCCTCCTGGCGCCGAGCCGGACGTGCCGCCAGCGCCGCCGAGACCACCACTCGCGGTGAGGGTCAGACCGCCGGAGGTGAATGTCGCCGCACCGCCAGCGGTCCCGGCGACGCCCGAGCCCGTGACGGCAATGGCTGCGCCACCCGTGCCGCGGGTGCCCATGGTGACGGTATAGGTCGGGCCGAGAGCGTCGGCCGGGATGAAGCGCTCAACGAGGACATTGCCACCCGCGCCGCCGCCTCCACCGCGTCGGTTGGTACTGCCGGCGCTGTAATTGCCGCTACCAGCCCCGCCGCCGGCGCCGATGGCCATGAGTAGGCAGCCCTTGATTCCCGCAGGAGTGGGGGCATTGACCACGCCACCTGTGTCGGTGGTGTATTCGGCGACGGTGACGAGGTTGTTGATGGCCTCGGCGATCTTGGTAAGTTCGGCGCCGGTGACAGCCTCCCCGGTTACCCAGGTTTTCAATGCCATGCGTATGGCTCCTTAGCGTTTAAGAATTACTCCGGGGTCAGCAGGATGGCGTTGACGGTTTTGCCGAGATTGGCGATCTGACGCTGCGTCCGAACGACGGGCGCCTCTTCGCGCTTGCCGTCGCCGATTTGCACCATGACGGTGGCCCGTTCCTGCCGGGTATCGGAGAGGATGATGTTCTCGATGTAGTCGGTGTAGACCATCCAGTTACGAATCACCGTCGCGAGAGAGCCGGGCATGATATCGCGCCCGATTTCGTACGGAATTCCGTTCTGGAATGTCACCTGACCGGAGATGTATCCGCGGGTATTCCACATCTCGCGCTTGAGCGCGAAAATGGCGTCGAGGGTGTACGGCGCCGATCCCGTGGGCACGAATACCTCGGGATATCCGTATGGGCCCATCTTCACTCGGCGGGTGTAGTTATCCGCCAATTGGAATGCGAGCAATACGTCGTTGAATAGGCCGTCGAACATGTTGGACGCAATTCCCGTAATACCGACAATGACCATGATCATGTCAAGAATGAACGAGAACGTCGCGTTAATTAGGTCATCTATCCACTTCGGAGATTTGCCGCCGACAATTACGCGCCACGATTCGGGCGTGTGATGCGACATTTTCCCCTGGACGCCACTCTTTGGATCGTCGGCATTGAGAACTACCCACGGGTCTTCGAAATGGATTCCAAGCGCTGGTGCGATATTCCATCCGTCGGGCTTGTATTCGCCCTTAGGGTTCAGGAATGGCGCGAGGATCTCGCCGAATACGGAAGCCTGCAGATCAACGGCCTGACGCAAGATTCCGTCGAAGAACGTGCCGGTCGGACCAACCACGCCCATACGGTCTTTGATGTCGACGACAATGGTCGCGACCGTGAGCGGGAATTTACCAACGCCAGGAGGCTGAGGCATTCCGGGAAGCCAGAGATTCACCTCGACGCACAGGCCGTTGTCCTGCACGATCTTTTCGAAGATGGAGGCGATCTTGTCCATGCGCCAGTTCACGGTGATGAATGGCGAAGTGTCCTTGAGTGGATTACTCGGCACGACATAAATAGGCGTGCGAATCATTCGCATGACATCGGCTACGTCGAACTTATTGTTCGGGCCGTCGACATCCTGCAGGAGCGCAGTTTGGAACCAGGAGTGCCAATCGAGATTGCCGCTAAGGAGGTTATTCACCATGTTCCACAAGCCCGACTGCAAACGGAATGCGTTCACGCCGAGGATGTATTTCAGGCAGGAAATTGCGGGACCAATTGCGACGCCTCGTGACGGCACCTGGATTTGCAGTGGCAGCAAGAAGTTCGGCCAAGCGAGAATCTTCAGAAGCCAGGCGTAATCGCCCTCAAGCTCGCACTCGACAAAGTCGGCCCTACCCGGGCTATTGAAGTTGTCGTGAGCCACCTTGACGCGCCCGGACCACATAAGATTGCCGACCTCGATAGTGATCGGGACGGTTGTCTCGTGACAGGTAAGGACGGTATTAGCGGCCGGGTCTGAGCGGGCCAGGGTGAGTTTGCCGGTGGGCACCTGATTGCGCGGCCAAGAGGCAGCCAATTCGAGATAGTTCGCGCACTCCCACATCGGGATGTAGAACTTGTCGTAGATCGTGACGACGATTCGGGTATCGAAGATGGCAGCCTTTTCAACCGCGGCTGCCATCTTCGCCGCGCTCACCGCCGTGTACATATCGGAGGCGAGCTTTGCCTTGAGGTCATCGAGGGACTGCTTGTCGAATTCAATCGACAATGACAACCTCCTAATTAGTCTGGCCAGCGCCTCTTCGGGGTGATGGAGGCGATGACGCGCGAGTCGTAGTCGCCGCCTTCGATTTCGACGGTCATCTGAACGGTCTCAGCGACGGACCCGAGATTTCGGGCGGGAATAGGCTTGGACCAACGCCCCTTGAGAAGGGAGTACAACTTGTCGTTTTTCGGTGCGCCGCTTGGGATCTGGTAGACACCACGCTTGCCGGGATGCGTCTCGATGAGCGCGATCTCGCCCTCCTTGAGGGGGCCGAAAACGATGTTGGCGTCAGTGCCCGCGCCATTGCTGAACCGGAATGTCCCCGGGCCATAAACCACGAGAGTCGGATGGGCCGGCTGGTCACCGAAGTTGGTGAGATTCAGGTATCCGGACTGCTTGATCGCGGCGTTGTCGCCCATCCGCCAGTCCAAGACCGACGGCGGGATCTTCTGGCTGAAGGTGCCGTCACCGGACTCCATGCCAAAGCCGCCGCGGCGGTAGTTCACGCCCAACGCAGAGGCGGTGCCCTTCTCCTTGTAGGTGAAAAGCGTTGAGCCGTGCCGGCGGACGACGAATGTCCGCGGTTCGCCCGCGCGACCGCACACCAGGGACCATGACTCACCCGGGTAGGGCATCCACGGCAGCACCTGCTGCTTGTTCCACACCTCGACGCCGGCCACGAACGCGGACAGGCGAACCCACTGGGGGCCGATCCGCAGGCGAATCCCCGTCGGGGCGGCGTCATTGGTGTCGCGCCGCCCCCAGACGTCGATGAAAGCCGCGTCAGGGAAGGGGAACTGGAAGAGGTCGCCGATGGTGATCGAATGGACCTGGAAGTCGGTGTCGGTCTTCTCGGGCGCGCCGTCGGTGCTGGTGTAGACCTGCACGTAGGGATCGATCCCGCCGGTGAGTGCGGCACCCTTCATCTCGGGCACGCGCTGCTTGGCGTAGGCGCCCTGGAAGGACACCTGATAGGTCGTGACGCCGCCCGCGGTCACCGGATTGGAGACCGCGACGTCGCCAATCGCGATGCTGGGCAAAGCCTCCAGGGCGAGCCTGACCGTGTCCGCTGTCGCCGGATGACTGATCGACGAAGTCGTCTCGCTGCCGTTGTAGGTCAGATTCCACGTGAGTGGCGATCCGTGAATCTCGACGGTCTGCACCTCACTTGCGCCGAGCCAGCGGTTGATGCACTTGCGCCCGAGGGCGGTATCAACCCAGACGGTGTTTCCGTTAACTGCACGGACGTAGCCCGGGCCGGTGCCCGTGTAGTACAGCGGCCACGCGCCCCCCAACCCTGTGGTCGTCGTGGTGGCGAAGTTGTCCAGGTCCGTCATCGGGATGTTGATGCCGTCGGAGTTGCCACCGGCGCGGATGAACTTCACCTGCGCCGGAGTTGCCTGAGTGAGGATGGCTCCGCCGGCGGACAGGCCAAAGCCCACGCCGAGGTGATCGAGATCAGCCACGTGGTGCAGATAGCCGTCGGCGTTGACGATGGTGTGGTCGTTGCGCTTCAGGACAAGCTCGAAGGGGTCGTCCTCCGTGCCGCAGTAGAAGCTGAAAACGTCATTGCGCAGCGGCGGGATGAGAACGAATTCTCGATCCAGGACCGTCTCTTCAAAGTCGATAAATGCGGAGATCTGGCAGAAGCCCCAGCCGACAGTGGCGCGGACGCCGTCGCCGTTCCAGGTCCCGTCGGGATTGCGCCCCATGCGGCCCCAGATGTGGTTCGCCGCACCGGCGCCCGGGGTGAACTCGGGAGTGTTGGCGATCTGGATGGTGATCTTCTGCATGTGTCCAGGCGTGGAGTAGGCCGCCTTCGGGCCGATGACCACGCTCTTGCGACCCGTGAAGGTCGTGTCGGGGTCATTGGCGGTCCAGCGCGCGCGGCCGTGGCCCTTCTTGGTGTCTTCCGCGGTACACACGCCGCCGCCGGGGCCCGTGTAGGTCTGCGCCCAGTTGACGCCGAGCGTTCCCTCGCCGTCGCGGTTGAAGTCGTCGAACGCCGCTTCGAAATCCAGCGAGAATTCAGAGACCGAGTCGACCGACTCCCAGAAGGCGTCGTCGTTACGGACCGTCCAGGTGAACGCCCACTCGCGCGTCTCGACGCCATGGTGGCGCTTCTCGGGCGGGGCCTTATAAAGCCTTGGCTTGCACGACCACACGCCGGCGTCCGGCGTGACCCAGTACAGCGTGCCCGGGTTCTCCGGGTCCCACGCGGCGTACCACTGGCGGATGACGCGACGTAGACCCTCGGGGGTCCGGGCGGTGGCCACCAGCTTCATCTGGATTTCGGCCGGGTCGTAGACCGTGTCGGTCCATGTGGCGCCGTCCTGGCGGGCGCCCTTGTGATCTAGATGAGAAAAGATAGGGTGAAGGCCTTGCATGCCTTCGGCGAGGATGACTCCCTCGGTGACGCCAGGGAACGGCTGCGGGCCACCGTGCAAGAAGAAGGTGGCTTCGCCATCCGCGCTGACGTAGAGAATGAATGGTTCAGCGCCCGACTTGAGGAGCTGAATCCCGTAAGGCGTGATGCGCCCCGCGGGGAAGATAGACATAGAGCCCCTCTCATCAGGGTCGGCCTCAAAAAGGGACGAGAAAGGGGGCCGAGACTCGAAAGTCCCGACCCCCCTTCACTATTCGGTTTAGCCGCCCGGGTTGATGTAGGCGTTGTACATCGCACCGCCCACGTCGTTCGCGAGTTGCTGGGCGTTGCCAGCGCGATCCGGCGGGATGGCGATACTGATGTGGTTGGTCTGCTGAGGACCGCCCTGCGCACCCTGGCCGGGCTCTCCTGGCTGACCGGGCTGACCCTGCGGGTTGCGAGGATCGTTCGGGTCGACCTTGGAGTTCTTGCCCTGCTGTCCTGCGCCCATGCCAGTGGCGGGGCGTGCTCCAGCGAGACCGCCGGCGATGCGCGTCAACCAGCTTGCGCCAGTTGAGTTACCGCCACCGTCGGGATCGGACACGCCAAAGGTCTCCATGAGGCCCTGCATGCCGATACCTGCAGCCTTGCCGCCGAACGCGATGGTCTTGTTGATCGCCTTCATCGCCATGTCGGCTGCAGCGCCCATGCCGGGCATCATCATGTTCGCAGCGCCACCAGCCCCACTCAGCGCGGCACCGATAAGGCCACCGCCAACGCCAGCATTGCCGCCGCCCTCGGGCGTCCAGCTCGGTGCCGCCTGCTCCTCGGGAGTGGTCGGGACGTAGGACGCAGTCGGAGGCGTACTCGGTGTCACCATGCCTGGGCCAAAGGCGTTCGGGAATCCCGAAGACAGTGGTCCGCCCGTGGGGACGCTGCCGGGAGCCGGTAGCGGAGGCAGTGGCGGGGTCAGGCCGGGGTCCGTGTTCGTCGACGGGCCAGGGACGAGTCCTGGCGGTAGTGTTACGGGTGTACTACTGACCGCCGGCGGCATAGTGGCCCCGGGAGTCGCGGAAACCACAGGGGGAACCGGGACGCCGGGTGAACTACCCACGCCACCAACACCGACGGGACGGTAGAACTGCTGAGCCATGACCGACGAACCCTCGCCACTACGGCCACCTGCATCGGCAGCCGCTTGACTGCCCCAGTTGAAGTTCGTCCCGCCGGGCAGGGTCGCCTGAGCGTGACCGCTGTCGAATCCGACCCGCATGTCGCCGGGTCCGCCGGGTCCGGGCAAGAAGCCTCGGCTCCGGAGGAACTCCTCCATGTTGGCAGTAGTGACGTTGGCGCCACTGGTCGGCATACCGTCGAGCATGTTGACCAGATCTTCGACGGCGCTGGAGCAATCCGCGAGACCCTGGGTGAGGTCACCGCGAGCCTCCTGCGTGTAGGTGCCCTTCGGCACCCGCGACAGAAGGGCGGCGTCGCCCGGATATGCGGTCGTGGCACCGGGATTGAGATACGAAGCGCCGTAGGTCCCGTAGGAGCCGTAGGTGCTACTGCCGGTGTCGTTGCCCCCGGTGTAGCCCAACATCCCGAGGATGCCGGTACCCTTGGCGCCCGCGGCCATTGGCGCGAGCATGCCCTGGAGCGGAGCGGTCGCCAGTGCGGCGATGAACCGAACCAGGTTGTCTGCCAAGCCCGGAAGACCCTTGGAGAAGCCGAGGTCATTGTCGAGTTGTGCACCGATCTGGCCAAACCCGTCGGAGAGCTTGGACAGCTTGCCCTGTGCCTTCTCGGCGAGGTCGTACTGCGCCTGGCGGAAGTCGGCCTCCTCGTCGGCGACCTTTTCTCGCGCCTTGAGGATTTCGAAGTCCGAAGACACGCCGGCTGCCTGCATCGCGGCAAGCTGCATATTGGCGTCGCGGACATCGCGAGCCTGCTCGATAACCTTCTGGTACGCCGCCTGAACCTCACGAGGGTCGCCCATGCCACCCATTGGCATGGCGCCAATCTGCGGCATGAACGAACTCGGATTCAGCTTCGCCAGTTCCGCGGCGATCTTCTCCGAATCGGACGGCTTACTCCCGCCGCCACTTTCGGGGACGGGCGGGATGTCGAACTGCGTGGACGCGGGGAATCGCGGACCCCCAGGTTCAGGGGTCGACCCCCACCATGACCCAGCAGGCCCGGGGGCCTGCTCGCCAGGAGCGGGGGTTCCCCACCCTGGGCGAACGGGAGGAACGTAGCCAGGCTCGCCGGGGTCGGGGCCTAGTCCACCTTGACTTTTCGGGACGCGCGCCAGATCCTGGAGGCCGCCCCGCTGGGCAGTAGCCCGCTCTGCGGGCGTGGCGTCGGCCGGGAGGACGTCGTTCGGGTTCATTGGAACCTGCTTGGCGTTCTGGATCTTGTTGAGCGTGTAGAGCAACGACCCCGCCGCGGCGGCCAGCAGTCCAATGGGCCCCATGGCGGCTGCGGCAAGACCTGGGAGCGCGCTCAACGCTCCGCCAACCCCGCCCATGCCCAGTGCGCCGGCCAGGTTCATGACGCCAGCGATGGCGCCGAGCATCTTCGCGCCAACGAACACCGCGAGCGCGGTGGTGGCGAGATTCTCCCAGCCGCCCAACGCGTCCGCGACAGGCTTGATGGCGTTCAGGAATCCGTTCACGGCATTAGCCGCTCCCTGGATGGCTCCGATTACGCCCTTGACTGCCCCAGCAGCGCTTTCGATGGTCGCTTTAAAATCCTCGGGCGACTTGTTGCCAAAGGTCTGATAGACCCACTTGCCAAGGTCTCCGATGAACCCGATGAGCATCTTCGTTGCGTCGATGCCCTTGTTGATGAAGGCCTCGAAGGTCCCGTCCTGCTGGGCGCCCTGGATGAACTTCGCGAACGAGTTTGCCGCATTGGTGATCGCGTCGGCTAGTCGCGGCAGGAACTTCGATCCCGTCTCCGCAATCCCCAGCAGCGCGTCGGCGAACGGCGCGACCGCGGGCTCCAGCTTCTGGAACGCCAAAAGGATGTTGTTGATGATGGTTTCGAGGGACTTCATGTTGTCCGGCGTCGCGAACTCGGTGAGGACGTTGCCCATCATGTTGTTCATCGAGCCGGCGATGCCGGTCGTAAGGCGTTGCGCGCCAGGGCCGAACTGGTTCGAGGCAAACTCCAGCATCCCCGAGCTATCCTTGAACAGGGCGTCCTGAGTGGCCTTCTTCAGCTCGCCCATAGGGCCATCGACGAGGTGCTGGATCTGCAGGGCCGCCTGCTGCGCGTTTGGCGACAACTCGGCGATACCCTCGGCGAACTTCTTCGGATCGCCCATATGCTTGATCGTGTCGGCGAAGCCGGCTGTGCCAATTGCCAAGGTGGCCATGGCCGCCCCGCCTGCTGTTGCCACTGCGGGAAGGACTGCGAGAGCCTGCGACGCGGTGACGGCAGCCTCTGCGACGCTGGCCAAGGTAATGAGCACGCCCGAGCCGATGACAGCGCCGGCGCGACCGCCCGGAACGCCGGGCAGGTCGGTCAGCATCGAGCCCAAAGTGCCCATGCTGCCGCCATTATTGCTACCGCGGCGCTTGTTCTTCTCAGCATCGGAGGCGGCGCGCTTGGCCTCGGCGAGGGACCTGACGGCCTCCTCCTCCTTCTCGGCGAGCTTCGTCGACTCCTCGCTGATGCGATTCGCCTCCTCGCTTACCGAGGCCGACTCCTTCACGATCTTGCTGTGCTCGGACTCGACGGCGCTCAGCTCCGAGACGCCCTTCTTGCGTGCGGCGGTTGCGGCTCGACTGGCGGCCTGGGTGGCTTGCACGGCGGCGGTGGCGTCGTTGTAGCTGTCGCGCAACTGATCGACCATCCGCTGCTGATCGGCAATTGCCTTCAGCTCTTCGATATTTCGCTTGCGCAGGCCACTGGAGTCGTCGCTCATGAGATCCGCGCGGCGTCGAGCAGCCTTGGCGTCCTCTGCGCTCTCGGCGACCTTGGCGTACGCGCGCAATGCACGGATCTGCTGATCGATATTGGCCAGCTCAGACTTCGTAGTGTCGGCGTGGTCCTTCTTGAGCTTGTCGCGCTTAGCTTCCGCTGCCGACAAGTCCTTTTCCGCCGCGGAGGCCTTCGCCTTCAGTCGCGTGAGGCTAGCCAGCAGGTCTGACTCCTGCTTGACCAACTCGTTCTGAACCGTCTTCTGGTCGCTCAACGCGTCGCCGATAGCAATAGCCTTCTGGTTCAACGCATTTAGCTTCGCCTGAACCTTGGCATCCTCTTGATTCAGCTTGGTCTTCTGAGCGGTGATCTCATTAACCTTGCCGATGGCTCGCCGGACCCGCGGCATGCTCTTCTCGTACTCGGTCGCGAGAAGCTTGCCGCCCTGATTACCGGCGCGCTCAAGAGACCCCTGGATCTCGTTGACGGAGTCGTTGATTGACTTCCGGTTGATACCAAGGAATCCCTCAATGGCAAGGCGATGGGTGCTCATTTAGTCCTCCCTGAACTGTCCGGTGAGTTGCGCGTAGATCAGGCTTTGGATTTCGCGCTTGTGACTGCGCTCCTGCTCGACCTTGACTTCTTCAAGGAATTGCTCAGAGCTGATTCGATACCAACAATCAGGGGGGAGGCCGGCGAGAAGAGTGAGCAGCCGTCGGCTGCTCATCTTCCCTGTATGCCAGTCCCCTATATCAACGCCGTGATATAGGGAGAGGTCGCACTCAATCTCCCTCGGGAACGTCTTCCACAGTGGAATCGCTTCCGTCACTTTTGGAGTCGGCCTTCACCCGCTTCTGGAACGCGTCATTCATCTGCGCCCAGATCAGGCCGACCTGGTTACCAGAACCGCCGGCCTTCTTGAACGCTTCGTAGCGCTCACCGAAGAGCACCTGCGCCACGCGGACGTTGTACGAGGGCTTCAGCAGCTCGCCCTTGATGCGGTACGGCTTGAGGTAATCGCCCTTGACCGTGCTGGCCGGAATGACTGTGCCGTCTTCGAGTTCGCGCTCGGCAATATCGATGTCGGGCTCGCGGTCGCACTTCTCCAGTTCGAACTGCAACTCTTCCCAGCGCTCCTGCTGGTCGTCGTCGAGCAGGCCCGGGTTGGGGATCTCGAAGATCTCATCGCCCGCCTGGATCTTGACGCTGGCGGCGAAGCCGAAGTAGTCGGCCGCCTGCTCCTTGGCCTCCTGGTTCGAGATCGGGATGCGAGGGCTCAGGTGCTTGGTCATGGATTACTCCTAAAATTTGTGAGGGAAAGTGGTTGAACTACTTGTGAAATGCGAGGTAGGCGATCAGTCCGCGAAGCTTCTCGACGCTGTCGTTGACGCCGCCAAGAGCGACATTGCATCCGTTGCAGAGCAGCGATCTAACGCATTTGCCGCACGACTTCTGGCCGGGGCAGCACGCGTGGTCGTGATCGACGTCGAGGCTGCGCCTATCGGGCCCGCTAGAGCAGGTCGGATTTGCGCATACGCCGCCTTGCTGTTCGAGCATGGCGATGTAATCCGCTTCGGTGATCCGATACTTGCTCTTCAGATAGTCGTTGCGGCGCTGTGATTTTCGATACCCTGACCCGCGCGGGGAAGCCGCGTACTGGCGCTGCCGATCCTTGATGCGGTCACTATTGGCTTGGTAGTAACTTTTCTGATACAGAGAGCTGCACGCTTTACACCAGTGCTGCAGGCCATCGTGCGTGCTGCGGTTCTTGCCGAACTGATCTAGCGATTTTTCGGTCTTACACTTTGTGCATGCCTTCAGTGGATGTCTACACTTTCCCAATAGGGCTGCAGGGCTGTGGAGCCCGCGGTGGTGGACACAGCCCATAGGCCCACCACCGCGGGTAGAAAAGGTGAACTCCCAACCGGGAGTTCGGGATTACGACAGGCCGATGACCGATGCCGTGAACGGCGAGGTCGAGGTGATCGCGTTCGTGCCGGTGGCCTTGACGCGGAACACCCAGTTGGCCGAGGACGTCACGCCACTGACACGGATCGTGATCGTCGTGGTGCCGGTGACGGCAACGACGGTTGCGGTCGTCCACGTAGCACCGCCGTCGTTGGACTTCTCGACGACGTAGGTGAGTTCGCTCGACTTCGAGGTCGGCTTGGCGAACACGACATCCGCGAGCTGGCCGACCACCGCGGTGGCGACAGGCGGCGCGGAGAACACCGGGCGGCCCTGCAGACCACGCCAAGCGGCGCCGTCGCGGAACCGCAGAGCGGGGGTGCCCACGTACGGGCAGAGCAGCGAGCCAAGCTCGATCTCCATGGTGTCCGGATCGGCCTTGTTCCACGACGAGTTGCCGCGGTTGCGCAGCGACATGCGCGGGAAGACCTCAGCGACGAAGTTCTCGCCGTCGAAGCCCAGCGCGATCACCTGGCGTTCCAGCAGCGGGGTCTCCGCCGGCTTGCGAATGCCGTAGCCCGCCTTGCCGACATCCTGCAGCGACTGCAGCGGCAGGTCGTAACGCAGAGCGTCGACCAACGGGATGCCCTCCAGGGCCTTGATGGTGATGCCGTCGTTATCGGCGGTGACGTCGAACCGGACCGCGCGCTTGGACTGCGCGATCATGGTTTCGGCAACGTCGGTGTTGTAGGTCATTTCGAGGCCGTCCTCATGGAGGGCGCCGAGGTGATAGAACCCGAGGTTCGGTGCCTCACCGAGCAGGTCGGTGCGCAGCTTGCCGTCGAGCGCGAACGGCGAGAAGTCACCATCGTCGTTCAGGCCGACCGCGGGGTCCGCGAGGTTGTGGACCGTCCCGTCCGGATTCAGGTAGTCCCGAATCAGCAGATCGGTCACGATCATCTTGCGGACAGTCAGCGGGTTGATGCCCTGCTGCAGGATCTGCCCGTAAGTACCGCCGGAGTTGGGCAATGCCATAAGCTAGTTGTTCCTTTCGAATTGCCCTGCTCACAGGGCGGCGAGGATTAGTTGGTTGGGGCCGAATTACTTCTCGGCGGGCTTCGCCTTCGCGGTGGGCGCGGGCAGGCCACTGACGAGCGTCTTGGGATCGACAGGCTCGACATCGGCCTCAATCACGAAGCCGGCCGGGATGATCGGGGCGCCGCCGGGGAACATCGCGTCCTCGGAGAGCGAGCGCTCCACATCGGCGCCAAGCGCCTCGGCCTGCGCGTCGGTCAGGTCGACGGTGCGGTTGGCCGCAACCGACTGGACCTTGCCGTCGACGACGTAAGAAACAGCCTTGAGGGTGCGGTACTTCGCCATGTTTTTCCTCTCTTGGAAATTGGGAGATCTGGTAGGGTGGGGATGTGCACGAACCGCCCAGGAATCTCCTGACGAGGGACGTACGTGAAAGCGCCGTCGCCCGAATCGACGAGGACGGCGGCTTTTTGCAGGTCTATTGGGGTGAATTCGCGCTAGGCGGAAAGATTCAGACCAAAGGCCCGCGCTGCAGGCCGTGGAAGCACACGTGGGATTACGTGACCTACAAGACCGGCGTCGGCCGGCTCAATCACGACAAGTTGTGCACCACCTGCAACAGGCGGATACCGCTCAACTAGCGGCTATATACCGGAAGTCGACCTCGTAGAGGCCGATCATCTGGTAAATCTTTTTGGGCTGTCCATCGTCGACGTATTTCTGCTTACGGAAGTACTCCGTGTTGTAGACATTGTCCGCATATACGTCGCCGGTCGAAATGGTTACCCGCTGCTGGCCAGTGAATCGACCGGCGAGATATTCCATTCGCCGGTGCACCAGGGTGCAGAAAGTCGAAGCCTTAGCCTCGGTCTCATGAAAGACGTGGATCGAATACTTGCCGTTGTCGACAAGCCCATCCGCATTGCCGCCGCCGCGGGCTACCATGATGAATGGCAATACCGAATTGGTGGGCTTCTCAGATCGGCACTCCCCCAGCGGAGAGAGCCATACCTGCAGGACTTCCAGCCCATTCGGCGGTGCCCAGTTGGTCATTTCGACGGTCATCGGACGTTCGGTTTCCTCTCCATTGCCGCAACTGTGCGGCGCATAGGCGCGAATTCTGGAGTGGGTGTTTTCGGACCCCATGGAGAGCGCGATCCCGGCTTATCTTCATTTGTGCCGTATTCGATCCAATGGGCTTTCGGGTCGTCGTTATAAACGAGGCCGACCATAACGCCACCCTTTCGTAGGGCGCGTTTAATCCATAGCCGTTGGCCGAGCGATAGCTCTTTCTTCTTGATATTCCGCCGATAACTCCCCGTCGCGTACGGGTGCGGCTTTCCTGTTTCCTGGGCAAGGACGCCCTCCATAGAGGAGTCCCAGATGAATACCCAGGTGTCGTGAATATCGTAGATAAAACGGCGCAAGGCCCGCTTGATGTCGCGATTGCGACTCAGTCCGTCGAAGATCGTGTCCTCGACGTCCTTGTAGCGGACCTCTACATGCGAAGTGACCCAGGTTTCGGTTCTAGCCACATCAGCCGTCCATCCGCTGGCAGATGATCGTCACCTTGAACGGCCGGCCGCGCGGACCCGGGAACACCCTTGGCCCGCCGACGATCTGGTAGGTGATGCCGTCGACCTCGACCTCGTCGTTCGACTTGGCTGCCATCACCGTGGCCGTCGGCGGCGCGGTGCACCTCCACGGGTCGGTAACGATGTCGCCCACGTTGATCGCCGGGGCGTCGATCTCCTCCTTGGCGGTCATCGGACGAAAGCGGCACCCGCGCACGGGTACCTTTACGCGGACAGTCTCGGGATTGCCCAGGATGTCGCGGTTGTTCAAATCCTCGGTGACAGTGACGAAGTAGACCGTCTGACTGCCTAGCCTCATGCGACCGGAATCAATCGATACTGGTACAGGACGGACTCTTGCATCGGTTGCTTGGCGATACCCCAGCTACGGTCTGTGATACCAGACGCGCGCAGGGAGACATCGTCGACCTCGATGCCAGTAAGCTGACCACTGAGGCCCGTGCCGGCACTGGCCACGGTGCGGTCAATGAGCGCCAGCACCTCCTCGCGGAAGGCCATTGCCTCGGCCGCGGCGAAGCCATGCTCCACCGTGACCACCACGCGCCCACGCCAGAAACCGTCCTTGCGGTACAGGATTCCGGGTTCGTTGGTGTACTGCTCGATCTCGTCGACCGGAACAGTCACGCCATCTTCGGTGCACGAGGTAATGGAATCGACCTTCAGCGTCGGGATGACGATGTAAGGCCATCCGCCGCCGTCGACCACGAAGGTGTCCGACCGGACCGGCGAAACGTGCCAGCCGCAATACCGGCGGACCTTGTCGAGGGATGTGGCCAGTAGGCGCGCGTTCTCGACAGGGTCGATCAGCTCGGGGTTGTAGGCCACGACGTCGGCAAGTTCAAGCTCTTCAGCCATGACGGCCCCCCATTCGGTTAGTCGGTGGTTTCCTTGCGGGGACGGCCGCGGCCACGCTTGACGGGCTCTGCGGCGGTCTCCAGGGGCGGCTCGCTCACGGCGGTCTCGGTCGGTGCCGCGGCAACCTTCGTTTCCGGCGCCGGCGCGGAGACAGCCTTCTCGAAGTCCTGCAATGAAGCCCGCACCTGGCGGGCCCTATCCTCGGCGTCGACGGCCTCGTAGACCGCCAACTCCTGTAAGAGGGCCGCGCGGTAATCGGCCGCGAAGTCCCTCACGTTCTGGTCGGACATGTTTCTCCTACCGAGGGTCACTCTCGACCCTCTCGAAATCGTTGATCATGGGGCTGTAGATGTCTTTCAGCCGCTTTCTGTCGTCAGTTCTCAGGTGCGTGCGGTGCTCCAGGCGGACATCCCACAAAGGCTCAGCGGGAAGCGCTTTCGGGCCGGCAAGGAATTCACGCTTGCCGTCGACCGGGGCGGTGACGACGAAGTGCGCCTGCTCGATCCGAATGCCGGGGATGGCGCGGAACAGGCACCGCAGCGGATGCTGGGCGTAGCTGGAGGCTTCGCGCTGCCAAAGCATCACCTCGGCGGCGTGTGCGTCAGTGGCCGCCAGTCGAGACTTGGTGTCCGCGGGTACATCGGAGATGATCTCATCGGCGTCAACCCGGAAAAACCAGTCGCCCGGCTGCGCAAACGTCATGCCGAGCTGGAACATGAAGTCCCGCTTGGCAACTTCGCCACCCCACTCGTCCCCCCACCAGACCTTGCGCGACTGATGGATGGTGCAACCGATGCCGGCGCCCGCGGCCGTGCGCAGGATCGCGTCAGCCTGGTCGGTGCCGCTCGCCGGCTGCATCATGGCACCCGGGAAGCCCGCATACGGGCCGTCAACGGCGATGATGTGGTCGGCCAGTCGCGCGGTAGCGGCAACGCACTCGGCGAGCCAGGTGGGGCTCTCCTCGTACCAGTTCAGCAGTGCAATTATGGCCATGCGGCCACCCGAAGACACACGGTCGGGAGGATGCGGGGCGGGTCGGTGAGCGTTCGTGCGTATTCGATACCGGTGATCCGGTATCTACCGCCGTCAATCTCGACGACCTCTCCAATGTTCAAAACCGCATCTTCATAGGGAAGCTGGCGAGTGTCCACCGCGGCGACGCGGCCCCGGCCGGTGATTGTGAACCAATCGTCGGCTGCTAGAAATTTCACGCTGGCCTCACCCTCCCTACGGGTACGCACACCGTCTGGTGGGGCGCCAAACGCTCAGTGCCGCTGCCGTAGTCGGCCTCGGGGTCGATAGCCACGGTGCAACGCGCCCAGCCGTGGTCGATCCGCTCGACGTGGCCACGAAGGTCTTCGCCATCGAAGTCGACAATGACGTCGTCGCCGGGATTCATCGTCGCCCCAATCGCTTAACGGTCACGCCATCCCGATCCGGAATGACGCCGAAGGGGTCGACCACAACCGAGCCCTCGGGGAACTCCAGCGAGCGATACCGCTCATTGTTGGTGGCCAAGAAGTACACAGCCTTGTACATGTAATCCACATCGTTGACGTGCAGGAACTGCTCGCCAGACTGGCGGAGGATATCGGCCATCAGCATTGCCGCGCTGCCGGTTTCGATGTCGGTCTCGGGCTTGAAGGCCGTTCCGAGCACGATGAGTGGCAGATCATGCTTCTCGGCGTAGTAGGAGGCGACCTCGGCGTGCCAGGCCTCATACTCCTGGCGGGCGTGCATCAGCGCGTCCCAGATGTTGAAGGACATGTCAACCTCTTCGGCGAGCCAGGACAGCGCGATATTGTCGCGCGGGTGGCAGCCGCCACCGTCGGACATGCCGGCATCCATGTAGCGGCTCGACAGTAGCCGGCGGTCGGCGAGATCCCAGGCTGCCTTCATGTCGTCGAAATTCATGCCCATGCGCTCGCACATCTCGCCCCAGCAGTTGGCGATGACCGTCTTGGCGGTGATCCACGTGTTGTACGAGACCTTGATTCCCTCGGCCGTCGTCACGCCGGTGCGGATGCACGGGGCATCATTGATCGTGGCGTAGAACTCCTCCAGGAGATCCGCGGCCTCGTCGCTGCAGACGCCGATCAGGTTGAACTCCGGGTGTAGGTAGTCCTGCAGGACGGTGCCCATCGCGATGAACTGCGGGGTGTAGACATAGTCGACGAAATCGTTGAGTAGCGGGGCGATCTCGCGGGAGAACGTGCCGGGCAGGCAGGTGGAGATGACCGCGACAGTCTTGCGCACGCCCAGCCGCTCGCACGCCGCGGCGACGGCGGCCACGCCCTCCTTCAGAAAGGTGTAGTCGAAATCCTCTCTGGCGTCGGGCATGATCGTGGCGCCCTCAAATTCCGGCGCGTGCGGGGTCTGGATGGCGACGAAGATGATGTCCGAGTCGGCAACTACCTCGTCGACGGTGTCGTGCCACTGGATGTCATGATTGTCGAGCAGCGGCTGCAGCCCCTCCTCGCGGAACGGGATGAAGCGCGACTCCAGGTAAGTCTTGACGTCAGGATTGGCGTCGGTTCCGCAGACGGTGTGGCCGCGGCGTTCGATGGCTAGTGCGACCGGCAAGCCGAGCTTGCCCAGTCCGACATGACCAATTCTCAAAGTGTTCCCCTTTGGTGGTTAGTCGAGTAGTGCTGCGATGTTTCGCTCGGATGTGTTGCCGCCGTTGCAGTGCACTGCGGCAAATGCTTCAGCGAGCGCCTCTGGCGCGTTGAAATGGCCGTCCTTAAACGAGTAGCGGGCCAACTCGTCGTAGTCGACGGCGTCCGTCCATGTGAGATCGATCAGCGCGCGCGACGGTGCGTCACCGCGATTAGCGTCGAGGATGTGCGCGGCCTCGTGGTAGGTGACGAACTCCATTGGCGTGCAGGACACGGTCCGCGGGTGGAAGTGACTCGCCTCGTCGTTGGCCATGGACTTCTCGAACGCGGCGCGATCCGCCAGAAATGTCGAGTTGAAGGTGATTACCCCACCGCCGGCCTGTGCGTAGATGTCATTGAGTGGCTCGGAGTCGATCTTGACGTCCCGCAACTCCGGGTATTTCACGGCGAGTTTGTCTATGGCGCCGTCAATCTCGGCGGAGAGCGTCGGGTCGGCGCCCTGACTGAGCTTGGTCTCGCCACATGCGGCAAGGGTGGCAACGATAACCGCGGCGGAGGCGAGATATTTGATGAGAATGGGCTGTTCTCCTAGCGCCCGTATGTCAAGCTGTTCCCCGGGCTGAAGAAGTAGTGGTAGAGCGTCTGATCGATGTAATGCTCGGTCTTTGGCGAGACCTGGTCGGCCCAGCGCTTGTCCTCCCCATAGCCGCCGTTAAAACGTCCCTGTCGGGCGATCTCGGTGCGAATCGGGTTGAGGTGGCTGACATTCCGGTAGTAACCGTTAGCGTCGTCGGACCACTCGTCGTACTCAAGCGAGTGATAGGTGGGCTTCTGGCGCGCTCCGTCGATGTAGAGCTGAAGCTGGAAGCCGATATAGTCGACACCGTCGAGAAGCGGGTAGATGGCGTCGACGTAGTTGCCGGCGACCATGTCGTCATCGTCGATGAAGTTGAAGTACTCCCCCGAGGCGTTGTCCAGGCACCACTGCCGTTTCTCGGCGACGGTTCCCGGCATGTTGCAGGTCATCAGCTCGATGTCCGAGCGAGCCTGAATCTGTGGAGTGAGGGTGTTCATGAGCCGGGCGTACTCGTGGCGGCGCTCAGGGACTGTGAGGACCGCTATCGTCCACTTCACTGCATGACCTCCTGCAGTTTCGCCGCGGTGTCGCGAATGAGCGCCTGCACTTCGGCGCCGTAGTACAGCTCGTCCGGCCGGCACTCCTGGTGGCGGGCCAGGCGCTCGCTGGTGTTCTGATCGATCTCCGCCTTGCCCACGATGTAGTGCATGTGCTCGGTGTAGATGTCGATCTCCAGGTGGCGGCCAATGAGTTTGGAGACGTCGTTAAGGAACGTGTCGTTGAAATCGCTGACGAACAGCGGCGGGAAAAGGAACCCGGCGGTCTCGACCCACTTGCGATGGATGAAGCCGTGCGTCCCAAAGTTGTTGCCGTCCTGGTATCCGTCGCGCCCGAAGGCGAACAGGATCTTGTCCGGGTAGGCATCGAACGTCTCGCGCACAACGTCGTCCCAGCCGGGCGTGCGAAACACGATGTCGTCGCCGCAGTGCATGATGATGTCCGCGCGCGACGCGTCGAAGCACAGATTCCACATCGCCGAGAGGTTCACGAGATTATCGCGCTCTCGGGGGCCACGGACCTGCACCCATTTGATGTCGATCTGCAGGTCGTCGTATGAATGGTCATCAGAGTCGATGTACGTCACGATCCGGATGTTTTCCGGGTGCGACGCCGTGGCGTTGATGGAATCAACCAAGCGGCTCAACTGATTCGGCCGCTGGCGGGTTGGGAGGAGGAGGTCAATCAAGGACGGGGACCGCCTTGATGCGCATTTCAGCCTGCTCTTCAGCGGGGCGGTCAGCCATCTCCATGCAGAGGCGCTGGAAGCGCTCGGCGACGGCAACGGGCTCCCCGCGGTCGGTGAGGACATGCATGAAACCTCCAATTTGTCTCAATAGTGAGACATTTGTTGCATTGGCGAGATTCGGGACTTAGATTGGGGACACAGGCCACACAATCCCAGGAGATGAACATGACCGTTTTGCAGGACTTGATCGATTCGCGCGACCTTCTGATCCGGGGTGGGTACACCGCCCACTATCTCAGGATGGACGGGCGCCACTGCGCGGTCGGCGCGGTGCTCGATGCCACCGGCAACGAGGACATCCACGCCTTCATCTACAACACGATGAACGAGCGGGGCGCCGCGGTGATTCGTGCGCTGAATGCCACCCTCCCCGAGGATTTCCAGCCACATCTCAATTCTCAGCACCTGGGGGACATCGCGTCTCGGGTGGCTGGATACAACAACCGGAGGGGCGAGGAGGCGGTGATCGCAATGTTCAATTCCGCCATCGCCCGCGAAGAGACGCTCGTCTCGGCCTAACCCCAACCGCCAAAAGGAGATTCACATGACCGTTTTGCAAGATCTGATCGACAGCCGCGACCTCATCATTCGCGACGGGTGGTCGCTCGGCCGGCTGCGCGGCGCGAACGGAAGTCACTGCGCCATGGGCGCGGTGCTCGATACCACCGGCAACGAGCACATCAACCACTCGCTCGCATACGACACGATGAACGAACGCGGCCAAGCGGTGACCGCCGCGCTCTACGAGGCAATTCCCGCGGAGAAGCGGGCCTCGATCATGGCCGAATGGGGCGATGAGATCGCAGAACTCCACCCGGATTGCGTCCGAGGGTGCACCGTGGGTGACTACAACAACTACTTCGGCGAGTCGACGGTGATCGAGATGTTCAACGTCGCTATCGCCCAGCAGCGGGCCGCCGCCTCCACTTCATACAAGCGCTGAAGGAGATATCGAACATGACACTCTTGCAGGATCTGGTCGCCAGTCGCGACCTACTCGTCAAGGATGGATGGGTGGCGCACAAGTTGCGCGACTCCGAAACGGGCGCGCGTTGCGCCGTCGGTGCGGTGCTCGACGCCACCGGGAATGAAGACCTCGACGCGTTCACCTACGGAGAGATGAACGAGCGCGGCGTCGCGGCGGTGGATGCCCTCTATAACCTCCTACCGGTGGGGTGGAAGGGGTATCGCGAAGCATCGTTGACCACGAAGGCGATCTGCATCGCCGACTACAACAACGGACGGGGCGAGCAGCCCACCGTTAAGCTCTTCGAGAACGCCATCGACGCCCTCGCGCCGGCAGCCGTGGGCTGCGGCGTTCGGCAAATAGGCGTGTTCCGTTGACAACGGAACGGGTGAATTAACCGAACAGTGACCACCGAAAGGCCGAGCACCCGCTATATGGTGCTCGGCCTTTCATGGTTACTGAGATGCGCTTGCGCGCAACGCCTTACGCGAAGGTCGGCGCGGTGAGAGCGGTACCGGTGATTTCGGCAATGCTCTCCGAGTGGCGCTCAGCGGTGAACGCCAAGAAGCCGTAGACCTGCAGCAGGATCGTCAGGTTGTCGGCCCGCGTCTGGTCGAAGGTCCGGGTACGGATGCCCGATTCGAACAGGAGCAGGTCGCTCGCGCGCAGGATGTGGACGACATCCTGGTTGGTGCCGGCACCGAGGTTGGTCGGCAGCAGCGGGTCGGTGTACACGGGCAGGCCGTGCAGGTTGCCCACGTAGCCGGCGGTGATGACGCCGCCGTGCGTACCGATCAGCGGGGTGCTCGCGTTGGACGAGCCCGAGATCAGCGGCACGTCGTTGGCGGTGAACACCGCCTGCAGCTGAGACCAGCGCCGCGGGTGCATGACGATGACCTCGGCCGGCAGGGTGCGCTGAGTACCCACGCGCTGGATCGCGTCAGCGATCTTCGCGTAGAGGGTCTTGGCCTTCGACAGCTCGTTACCGGCGTCGGTCGCGGTGATCGTGGTGATGCCAGAGGCATTCCGGACGCCCTTGACCTGGCCCGAGGTATTCGAGCCGTTGATGACCTGCAGGTTGAGCTTGTTCGCGTAATCCGCCGAGAGATCCCGGAAGATGATCTCGTCGAAGTTCAGCGGCGACTGCTCCAGCGCCTGGATGGACAGGGCCTGCGCACCCGCGATGGTCTTGACCTGCGCCGAGACGAAGGTGTCGGTCAGGTCGACCTCGGTGATCGCGGTGTTGTCCGCGGTCTGGATGCCGGTCGAGGTGCCGGTCGCGATCTTCGGGATCGAGATCGAGTCCGTGCCGCCGGGCAGCGGCTCAGACGGCGCCAGGTTGGCGTAGACCCGACCCGGGCGGGACAGCTCGATGAAGCGGTCCATCAGCCATACGGGCGGAACCAGGTAGCCGCCGGTGCCGTCGGTCCGGTTCAGGGCGCGGACCTCATTGGCGTGCGCATTCAGGCGCGCCTGCACCTGATCGTCACCCATGTTGAAGGCGCGGGCCAGCATGTCCTGGACGTAGGACTTGCCGTTACCCTTCTCATAGGTGCGGTGCTCGTTGGTGACGGTCACGGTCGTGGTGGGACGGGTCACGTTGCGGACCTCCTCGGTGTGGCGGCCGGCGCGCGCAGCCTCGGCTTCCAGGTCGGTGATCTGGCTGGACAGGTCGTCGACCCGGTCCTGCTTGGCCTTGACGCTGGCGGTAGCCGCGCGGAAGGCGGTGTCCTCGTCCTCGGTCAGGTCGGCGTCGCCGCGGGCCTCGACAGCGTCGAGAACGGCGTCACGGGCGGTGATTTCGGCGTCGATCTCGGCCAGGAGGGCGGCGCGAGCTTCGATCAGCTTCTGCAAACGATCCACTAGGGATCTCCTTTCGGATTTTGGGCACGAATAGGCCCGGGCACTGGGTCATTGGGGAGCCCCGCATGTGCCATGACGGGGTCGCGCCCTCCCCCAGGTGCTTTAGGAGGACACTTCAAACGGCCCCCAGTGCCAGGGAGCAATTCGCGAAAGAACAAGCGAGGGAATGACCCTCGGGGGCTTAGCGCTCAGTTAGGGCGCGAGCGAGGCGCAGGCTCATGCCGCGCTTCGGTGCTTCAGGCTCCTTGGCGACGGGCGCCGGGATGAGTTCGAGCTTTTCGAGCATCTCGATGAGTTTCGGCGCGCGTTCGTCGTTCGCGTCGACGCCGAAGTGCTCCCGTAGGGCGGCTTCGATCTCGGGACTAGCCTCGGATTCGACCGTTTCCGACTGTGCGCGTTCGGCATTCAGCCACGTGAGCACGTCGGCACGCCAAACAGCCTCGGCGGTGAGCCATTCGTAGGTGCGAATAGTCTCGTCGGCCTGGCCTTCGAATTCGCGGACGTCATCGGCAGCCGGGTCACCGGTCTTGCCGGCCACCGGCTGTGCATCGCGGACGGCAGTGAGACGCTCCTGTGCGACCTTGAGATCCTTGACGGCATCTTCGGAGCGGACCTCGGCCAATTCGGTCTCGTCGCATTCGGCGAGATATCGCACGGCATCCGCCGCGGACCGTACGCCAATCGAGGTGTCCGGGTTGGCGCCGAAGTTCACGATGCTGACGTCACCCTTGTGCAGGGAGACCTCGGTGATGGTGCGGTACGAGTGGTTGTCGTCGTCGTAACCCTCGGCCGCCCGCCACTCCTGGGCTTTTACCCGGAACGCGAAGGACATTTCGTCCATGTCGCCGCGCTCCATCTTGACGAAGATGCCCATCGAGTCGGGATCGCGCTTGTCAAGCGTCGCAACGACCTTCAGACCCTTCTCGTCAGCCTCCAGCACGCAGGTACCCGACTTAGTGCGGGCCAGCGGCGTGCCGGCGTGGTTGATCAAGAAGTGCAGATCAGGCTTCTCGCGGAGCGTCTTGTCAAATGCGTTGGGGTCGATGCGCTCGATGTAGCCGTAGCCGTTGGCCGGCCCGCCGTACATCTCGTACTCTTCGAACGTCGAGGCGTAACCCTCAACGACAAAGAGGTTCTCATCCTCTGCGACGTCCCGATGCTCGATGCGATCCATCGGGATCGCGCGCCACTCCGGAGAGTCGGTGATATTTACTGGACGCGCGCGGCGAGTCAGTAGATCCATTAGTTTCCTTTCCCGCCGGTTTTGGCAGAAGTGGTTGGCGCCGTGCCCTTCTCTTGGGGCGGCGTGCCGAGTTCGACAAAGTTGGCGGGCTGTAGATGGATGTCGCCGTTCTCGATGGGTTCGCGTTCCTCAAGGGCGCGAACCTCATTGACGGACAGCCACCCGTTCTGGAGGGCGATCATGTAGGCCTCGTTGCGGCTCTTGTGGTCACCGCGCAGGAGTGCGTCGACGTTGAACTTGGAGAACTGGCCGCGGGGCAGGATCAGGTCGAATGCCTGCTCGATGCACACCAGCCAGGGCGCCAGAGTGTCGACGACGAAGCCGATGGACATGTGCTCGATGCCCGAGCCGAACGATGTCGACTTCTCGGTGTCGCCGAGTTTGTGCAGCGGGATGCCGAACATCATTGCGATGTCGTGCCGCTGGAAGGAGCGAGTCTCCAGGAACTGAGACTCTTCCGGCGTGATCTTGATCGACTGCCACTTCATGTTGTTGCCGAGGACGGCCGGGATGCGGCGGTTGCGGTGCGCGCGCATCCAGCTCTGCAGGGTGCGCTTCACCTGGCCCTCGTCGAGGTCCATTTCCGTGGTGAGAATGCCCGAGGGGTTCGAGGAGTCCTTGAACCATCGCAGGCCGTACTGCTCGGCCGAGAAGCCAAGGTCAATCGTGGTAGCGGCCAAAGCAACCGGCGAAAGGCTCACCGGGCAGCCGGCTGTCGGGTAGCGCTTGATGTGGAATACATCCGCGCTGTCGACGAGCTTGCCCTTGATGCGGTACCGCGGGCGCGTCCAGTCGGCGCTGCCGTCCTTCGGGTTGTCGATGCTCACATCATCGGGATGGACGGGCAGGATGGCCGTGGGCCACATGTTCTTGTCGCGCGCCGTCACGTAGCCGAATGCGTTGCCGGTCACCGCCAATGACTGCACCATCATCCACAGCCAGTCCCGCCAGGTCATGTCGGGATAAGGGCTCTGAATGAGTTGCGGCATCGGCTTCACGGGCGCCCGGACGCCGTCCTTGCGCTTGTAGGCGTTCAGCGGCAGTGAGGACACCGAGTCCGCGAGGATGCGCACACAGGCGAAGAACGCCAGCAGCTTCATCGGATCGCCACCGCCACCGAAGCCGCCCACGGACTCTTCGGACCACTTCGGGAGGCTCTCAAGCTTGGTGATAGTGCGCGCTTCAGGGGCGCCAGTCCATGCCCGGCTCAGAAAACTCATTCAGCCACCACAATCTGCTTTGGCGACTTCTTAGGCGGGTCGACAGCCAAGCCGACGACGAACAGCAAGATGCCGCCGATAATGAAGGCCAGCCAGGGCGCCAGGAGGTAGCAGCCCGTGGTCACCGCGGCGACGCCGGCGAGTTCGAATAGCCCGGAAAGAATTGGGCGATAGTCAATCTGCCGAGAAGGCTCGGTCAATTTTCCTCCTCGTCATAGAGCCAGGCGTCGAAGTTCTCGTCGCCCCAGCTATCGATTTCTTCGTCGGTTGCGGTGTAGATGAATGCCTCGACCGGCCTGGCGCCGTGGGCGATTACCGCCCAGCGGGCGAGAGTGATGGCCATTAGGCGGGAGTACGAGGCGTCGTCGACCTCGTCGTCCCACACGAACCCGCCGCTCGGCAGGTCGCGCTTGATGGCGTTAGAGACTGAACTGGTGAGACGTGGGTCGTTGCCGTGGGAGATAACGGGAATACCCGCCGCGAATACGTCATTGAGCAAACCGCCGCAGCCCTGCGCCTCCTCCGTGATGGAGGGAACGATGGGCTCCACGCCAATGGCGCGGATGTCGGGCAGGATGTCGCTAGCCGCGCCGCGGCCGACGATGATCGCCGCCACGTCCCACGACGTGATGATCTCCAAGAAGTACTTGAGGACGACGTCGGCGGGCTCAGTGCCCGAATAGCCAACCTCCATATGGATTCGGTTGATGACCGTCTGGGAGTCCTCGTTGAACTCCTCAGTGCGCCACGCCGCGGCAATCGTCCACGGACCGCCCTCAGGGGCCCGGTAGATCGCGACCACGGGGCGACCGGTGAAGATCGGCTCCAGGTCGATCAGAGCCTCCCAGCGCGCGCGCGGGATCTCAGAGCGGCCGTCACCAAAGGCTGGCCAGTCGCCGACGCCGAGTCGGTCAACGCCGAAGTCGCGAAGGTTCGCGACCATCTCCTGGTACTCGTCGGCGATCTTGTCCTCGGTCTGGCGATATCCCAAGCCGGGGTTGGCCATTGCCCAGTACTTGCGCTCGCCGAACTTCTTCGGGTCGAGGTCGTCGGGGGCGGACCACTCCAGGAAACAGAGACGGTTGCGCTCGCCGGACTCCAGTTGCTGGAGCGCGCGGTAACGGACGCCGCCGAAGGTTCCGCAGTGCGGGTGGGTGCGCTGATCCGCCGCGGTGCCGGTGTAGATCACCTGCGGGTTGGGCCGGGCCGACACGGTAGGCAGTAGGGCCTTCAGCGATCCCGGGGTGATGTGCATGGCCTCGTCGAGGATCAGGCGGTCAGCGGTCAAGCCGATGCCCGAGCGGTCCGTACGGGTTTGGAACATGATCTTGGCGCCCGGGTTGGGGCCATCCAGGATCTCGATGCTCTCGGCGCCGTGGGCCTGCTTCGCCTTGTACTTCAAGCCGGACTTGGCGAGCAGCGATTCGAGACGCTCCATCGCGTTGACGGCGGTCTTGAACTCGTGGGCGGAGTGGATGATGAGGCGCTCACCGAACAGGATCAGGCCGGCCAGCTCCAGGGCTTCGAGGATCGAGCCCTTCCCGTTCTGACGCGAAACCACAAGGCCCACAGAGAAGGCGGCCCACTTGGCAACCAAGTCACCGGTGTCGAGTTCGACGAACTCGTCGGTTTCCTTCAGGGCCTCGTGTACGGCGAGTTCCTGCCACGGGTCGAGGAATAGGCCGCAATCCGCGGCGAGGTCAATAGCGTCCTGGCCAGAGGAGGAATTAGCTTCCGGGGCTAGCCAGATCCTTGGTTCCTGAATTCCTCTTAGCGGCAAGTCGTTCGGCGCGCTTAACAGCGAGCTGGTCATGTGAGGACTTCTCTCCGGATGATGCCTCCGGCAATTCGGAAATGCCCATCTTGGCGAGAATTGTCGTGAAGGCGCTTAGTAGTTGGCGGTGCTCGGAGATCAGCGGGTTGGCCGTCTCGGTGCCCTGCCCATTGATGACGGTGAGCCGGGGGTCGAGCTGGAATTCCGCGTCGATCCGGTCCAGCGTGTCCGCCATGCGGGCGACGTTGAGGCACTGAGCCCTATGGATTGCGTCGACTGGGCGCCCCTTGATGAGGGCCTCGTACACCGCCCGGCCGCGCTCGGCGAGGACGTCGTCGAAGTCCATCAATCCGAGAAGCTTTCCGACCAGGCCACATGGTCGGCGGACACGTGCACGCGCTCGCCACTCCAGCCGTCAAGCCAGTGGTTGCCCTTTCGTCGGGCACACTCGGAAACACGCCCACCGGCCACGGTGATCGTCGCACCGCACGCGGCGCCGGGCTCCTCATTGGGTTCGAGCTGCTCCGGATGGCTGGGTAGTTGTCCTCGCAAGTAGGCCAGCCAGCGCGTGTCATCCTCGGCTCGAATTGCTTCAGCTACATCGAGACTCGTGACATTTCCCTCGCCATACACTGCGATGAGTTCGTCGATGACGCGGCGAACTTGGGCATCACGGTCGGGAATGGTGATGGGGCACATTAGTCCTCCTTGGTGATCACCCAGGGTTGCTCGAATGCCACACCGAGTCGCGGCACGATGTAGACCTCGCCGGCTGGGAACGTGTCGAGAAGCTGGCCAAGGAGGCTGCCTTCGAGATTTAAAGGGCCCACTTGTAATCCCTGTTGAGCTTGTCGATCTTCTGCTGCAACTCCTCCACGGGCGTTGCGTTGAAGGTTTGGTAGAGGTACGGGTGTTTGGAGGCCGCCAGCATCGGGCGCAGTTCCTCCAGGCGCTCGGGAGTCGCATCAACGCCGTCGAGGACCAGAACGTCAGCCATCAGGCCGACGCCGGAGTACTTGGAGTTGGCCAGGAACAGGATCTCGCCGCCCGAGCGCAAGAACTTGATGCGCTCATTGCTGTGGGCGGTGAAGATGCGAATGTCATCCTCGATCCAGCGCTTCCCGATATCCTTCTGGACGTCAAGGGCTTTCCCGAATCGGCTGGCGATGTATACAACTCGCTTGCCGTCCATGGCGTGCGAGATCATCGCCTCGATCAGTCGTTCGGTCTTGTCGAGTCCGGTGACGGTGATCTCTTGAATGCCGTCGGTACCCGAGTCGTTCCACGTGCCGCTGGCTACTAGCGCCGGGAAGTTGGCGATACCCTCAGGCGCGTTGATGGTGAATTGCTGCGCATCCACCGCGGCGATAGAGCCACCGCCATTGGGCGAGATCGTGATGAAAGGCTTCTGCGGCGTGGTGGACAGATGCCAGCCACGCTCCTTGAGGACCGCCAGCAGCTCTTCAGCCGTCGCAGTACGGGCGTCGACGACGGGCTCAGGCTCCGGGAGCGGTTCGGCCAGATCCTCGTCGAGGAAAACTGGCTCATGATCCGCGGGCGCCGGCTCGCGGAAGACCTTCACCGAGCGCGCGAACACCGTCATCGTGACGGTGGCGCACTTACTCTTGCTTCCAACCCCTTGGACGGTGATGTTCGCGTCCTCGGGCAAGAGGACTTCCATGCCGTTGATGCGAAGGTTCGTCGCCTTAACGGGAACGGCCTCGGCGAAGTCCCGGCGGTGGGTCTCGTAGATCTCGATATCGAGCGGAGTGAATTGGTCAAGCGGCACTAGGTGTTCCCCCTATTGCTGGTTCACCGCCGCCATGAAGACTGGCCAGGGCATCGCTGGCGTATATGGCGCGTCGGCTTTTGAGGTATCTGTGGGCGCGTAGGCGCGGTCGTTGAGCCCCTCGCCACGCATGCGGTTGCATTCGGCGTGGAGGAGGCGATCTGGCGGGAGCACGGGCTCACCGCGGCGCAGAGACTCCGCGCGAGACATCTTGGAGTGATCGCCCTGAAGGACGCCATTGCCCCGCCGGCCGGGGTCGGACTTGTCGTAGTCGTAGTTCAGCGTGGCGTCGAGCCACATGGGCCGGCCACACCACGGCATCGGGCACGGTGACCCGTCCTTGAAAACGGATCGCAGGTAAGCCACCGCTTGCTGGTGCCGCCAGCCGAGGCCCTTCTCGGTCGTTGTTTTCTTAGCTGCCATGGCTAGATGCCCGTCAGTTACGGGCCCCGCACGAGCAGCAGATCCCGCCGATGTGCGTTGTGTACTGGGTGCAATACAGGCAGAGCTTGAAATCGCGCACGTTGCGTTCCTTATTTTTCGAATATTTGCTGAGGCGCCATCAACGGCGAAAATGTCTCATTATTGAGATAAATCTCTTACCCGCGGGACTTGTGCGGTAGAATCCTGCATATGCGCAGGTCAGACGCGACTTTTCTGGGAAAAACCAACGGGGGGAGAAATACCGCTGACGATCTCAGCGTACGTATGTTCGCTGAACTTTTGACCCACCCCCGGGGGTGCCTGGTGCCCACGCTGGCGCCTGTGTGGGCGTGTGTGCAGCTCCGTTGTGGGTGGTCTGTTACGTCACGTGACGCTCCACGAGAGCTGTGCGAGGTTCTAGTTAGGTATTGACAACTATCGAGAATGGCTGTAGTGTAATGAACATGAATAAGAGCACCTGCAATGCAGAGACATGGGATGGCAATGTGGACGATCCGTCCTATGCATACTGCGACCTGCCTCACGCACACGCTGGTGATCATCACTACGCGCTCTAGCTCATGAACAAATCACACACAGATGGGAATCACTAATGCTCACACGTATCGCACTGGCATCCATCGCCATGGCGGCCGGCATGTATGGCGCACCTACCGCATATGCACAGCCTGTGCATGACTCTGCAACCGTCACTGTCGATGGTGTCGACTACCCGGTGTGCGCAGAGGAGGATTGCTCCGACCAACCGGGACAGATCGGTGTGTGGACCAATTCAGAAGGTGATCGGTATCTGTCGCTTGGTGAGTACAGCCTCTACGTCAATCCCTGATACGCGCGATTCTGCGCAGAGATGAGTTAGTGAGAATGTCCTACTTTGACGATCTGACACCTGGTCAATCCGTCACCTACTGCGAACGGTCGGCCGTATTCGTTGCACACCACTACTCCGGTGATGGGTACGTCATCGAATATGCGGACGGCACGCTGGCGACCGTCTACGCGCTGGTGGTGAAGCGATGAGTGCAGAGCGCGCCCGTAGGGCGGACAAGATCGCCGCGAAGTTCGAAAAGCAGGGCGATATGAGCAGCGCCGGTTACTGGCGCCAGAAGGCGGAGAACTACCGGAAACTGGTCGTCGCACGTGAGGTTGTCGAGAGCTGGAGTAACGCATGATCCGCGCAATGGTCGCTTCGGTCATCTTCGCCGCGATTATGGCCGAGAGCTTCAATATGGCCGCAACCCTGTTGGTGGCGCGATGAATGCCCGTCACGCCCTGGCGATGCTCGACGCGAATTGGCTAGACCATCTCGCCGCGATGCCTGCCGAGGAATTGCAGCGGCTACAGCGTGAGCTGCTTTCCATGTCGCGACACCCGTCGCTGGCCCTCAACGCTCCAGCTCGGCTCATTGCCGGCGAGCGGATGAAGGACGTCGATGAGGAGATAGCGCGGCGATTCTCGGCCATCTGGGGACACGCGGACAATGACGCGCTATCCCTCCAGATGTACCGAATTACCCGTTCATAGTTGTTGACAACTACCGTCAATCGGGATAGAGTAAGAGCATGACGAACACAGAACGCGCAATCGAACTCTCCGGCGCTGATATCGATGCCATTGTGGCCGGTTACCTGGAATGCCAGTTGTGGGCCGGACTGGACTATGGACACACGGGTTGTGATGACAATGCGGAATGCAGAAACTCCGCAGACCCGGAACCGCACCCTTACGATGACAACTACTCGGTTGAGAATATCTCCCCCGAATACGTCGCCAAGGTTCGCGAAGAACTGTCAGACGTTGTCACGGCGCACCCGCTTGCGGTGCGGATGTATCTTGCACACCGTTCTACCAGAGAGCGCGTAGCGGCCGGTTTCAACAGGGTTGACGCTGTAATCACGTCGGAATACTTCGGCCATGACTTCTATCTGACCCGGGAACATCACGGCGTCGGATTCTGGGACCGTGGACTGGGTGAGCTTGGCGAGTATCTGACCAAAATCGCGAAGTCTTACGGTTCCGCCGAAACGCTCTGGGACAACGGGGACGGAGTGCTCAATGCTTGATGCCGACTCCGACGCTGAGCTTATCCGTCTAGCGCGCAGGCATCCGCGGGATATGGATGTCCGCGCCGAATTGTGGGACCGCGCCGATATGGACGCTGAATACTGCGGCAGTTCGCAGCTCGCCGCAGATCTGACCCAGATGGGAATCAACCGGCCGACCATTGTTCACGCGTCGACCGAAGCACTCACCGACCGTTATCGCAAGCGGTACGAGAACTAAGGACAGGGACAATGAGCATTCACGGCATCGAAGCGCTACTCGCAGAAGCGGCAACAATAGCGAATGACAATCCCGAAGATGAGGCACAGGGAGCTTGCCAAGTCGTATTGTCAAATGGCGATTCGATCTCGGGTCGAATTGACAACGTAAGTGACGGGATTGCCGTGTTTGGCGAAAACGAACACGATGGAAGGCACCCGAGTTTTCCGCTATTCATTCGAGTGAGTCACGTACTCACGTTCCAGTACATCTAAAGCCCCCGCCAGAACAGGGAGACAGAGCAATGAGCAAGCAAGCCAATAGCTACCGCAAGGTCTATCCGTCCCGCTGGGATATCCGCGCAGAGATGAACGCGCGGGAAATGTCCCGGGGCGCAACCGTGCGGGTGCGTGTTCGATGAGCGCCAGTAAAGCGAAACGTGGTCAGAGGTGTGTGGTGTATTTAGGTGACGGATCGACCGTTACCGGCACGCTCACCGGATATCGAACCGAGAATGCGGGCAAGTGGAACGTTGCTCGATACAAGCTAATCACGCTAGACGATGGCACCGAATACGCCACCATATTACCCGCTTACCAAAGGGTCTGAAATGAACGCATACCGTACCGAGACAGTCGATACCGTGGCCGGTGAGTACGTGATCGAATTGCACTACGACGAGGACGCAAGCAATCCCCTCACCGACTGGGACCATCCCGGGATGGCTTTCTGGGTCAACTACGATTCGTCGCGGTTGGTCGAGACGGACACACTGGACGAACCGCTAGACGAGGCGCCCGCCCGTGTAATGCGCGAATTCGTCCGGCTGGACAGTGACCAGGATGCCGTGATGAACCGGTTCAACAAATGGCGCGCGATCACGGGCAGCCCATGGATGCTAGTCGCCGGTGAGGACTTATCGTCGCAGTCCGATTACTACCGGTGGTTCGCCCTAGTCGACACTCGCGAAGACTTCGGGCCAGACGGTCACGAGGCCGCGGTGCAGCTCACGATGGATGTCTACCGCAGATGGGCCGCTGGCGAGTTCTGCGGGCATGTCGTCACCGGTCCGGATGGTCACGAGGTCGATTCGTGCTGGGGTATCGACGATGACGACTACGCACTGAGTGAGGCGCGCGCCACCATTGAGGCAGATGTGCCCGAACGTGTCGCAGCGGCAAACCGGGTCGGTAGCGGCTTTGTGGGTGTGCTGTGAGCCTCATTCGCAGATGGATAGCGGCCTACCGGCGCGCGTTCCCGCCCATTGACAACTCTGACGACCGATTCAACTGGTAGGGACCAATGAACGATCAAACGCTAGTCGCTGATCTGGTAGACCGTGGCGAACCGCTGGCAGAGTCGCCGGTCGACTGCTACCTAGAGGTGGACCGCGACGACCACAAGGCGATCATTGTGTGGCGCGAACCGCTGGCATTCCATATCGAGTGGAACGGCGCCCGGTGGTCGGAACATGCCGACAGTGACGGGTGGCTGGCCAGCAGCGCTGAACTTCAGTTCGCGAACCGTCTGACCGACTACCTACGTCGTGCGGGTGTCGATGATGCCGACGTCTACACAGAGGGATACAACGGTGAGGACGAACCGACACTCACGTTCGAAGTGGTCACGCCGTACCGTGCCGGCGAAACCTTCAAGTCTTGGTTTGACCGTATCGGCTGGCCTGTCGTCGCGACACTGACCAACGTCACGGACCCGGGCACGTTCATGAGTCCGTACCTGTTCGACATGACATCGCTGTGACGTGCACCGCTTACGCTAGTCCCATGACAGATACGCAAACATGCCGGTTGCCAGGGTGCGACAACCCTGTTGACGTCCAGTCCGAGCAGCTCTGTATGGGTCACTATCGACGTATGCGTCGGGCCGACCGCGCCGGCCTGCCCGACTGGGACAAGACTCCGATTAAGCCACGGGCGGCGAGTGTCGCAACACGTGCCGACGCGCCCATAGACCTGGCAGAGATTCGCGAACTGTCCGGCGTTACGCCGTATGACATCGCGCGCGCCATGGGGTACTCAGGCGGCCGTGAGATGGCATCCAACGTGCGGCAGATGGAAGCGCGCAAAGACTGGCTACTGTCCCGATTGGCGGGGTACCTGGCCGCGGTAGGTGCGACGGCCGACCTGGTGGTTAACGTCGGCGGACAAGAGCTTGTGTACGAGATTGTTTAGGTGTTGACAACTACGGTCATGCCCGCTAGACTAGACGTATAAGCAATCAACCGGAAGGCAAGAAAATGAGCGAATCAACCGCCGAAATGCTGGCAAAGCAGGTCGACTACGCCGCCGAGAGGATCGCCGAGTACGCGCGACAGATCGAATCGGGCGACTACGGCAACCGGTGGACCGTCACTGATTCGGAAACTGACGAAGAACACGTCATCATTGCGCAGGATGAGGATAGCGCCATTGACGCTGTGCGTGACCTCATCCCCGGGGTGGTCAAGGATCACGAACTGCTAGCCGAGCGCGACGAATTCGAAGTGCCGACCATCTGCGATGAGGATGGCAACGAAGAATCAATCGAGGATTGGCCCCTGGCCGTCGTCGTCAAGATCGGTCAGCCGCTCGCAGTTCAGATCGCGGTGGGCGGACCGCACATTGAGATTGTGCAGGACTTGAGCGAAGGCAGCGCCAAGCTCGCTGGCTACTGGGGTGGTGAGCGCGTTTACCGCTATGGCGACAAGTTCCAGACCGTACTGGACTACTTCACCGACCTGCTGTGGGACGAAGCTCCGGAGGAATACAAGTGATATACGCCGAAGGCAAGATCGTGCTAGACGATGGCGAGACCATCGAGTTCTACATCGACGTCGATGGGAACATATCCCGTTGGGGCAATACGAACCGCATCCTTGGGTTATCGGTGGACGCAACAGAGGCATTCCGCGACGCATTACTGGAGGTGTGACATGGGCGTGATGAAAGAACTTGCGACCGAACTGGAATTGCATTGGCAGACGTTCCCGATTGGCGGGTACCGGCGCCAGATGCCCAACGGTGACATGGCCATGATCAAACCGGCCGGTGATCGGTGGCGACTCACCGCCGGCGAATGGCAGCTATCGGCCGACACCCTGCCCGAAGCGGTGGCGGTGGCGGGCCGGCTGGCGCGTGAGCAGCTCACGGAGATTGCAGAGACATGGGCCGCAGCATGATCCCCGCCGAGGACCTAGCCGAGGATGACTTGATCGACCTGGTACCCATCTTGGATGACGCGCAAGCGCACCCGTGGATCTGGCAGCCATTCGGCGAGGACGACAACGAGCGCCGCAATGCCGTCCAAGGCGCGCGCATGATTGCCGAATGTGAATATGCGGCAGTCGAGTCGGTGGAGGTGGGCGCCGAGGCGACGGTGATCTATACCGACCAGATGAACGTAACGGTGCCTCGCGGGTACCTGGTGAAACGGAGCGTGGACGCATGACCGAGACTTTCGGCGACACGGCGTTAGCGCCAGCGCCCAGCGATAGCGGTCGCGACAACCTCACGGATGTTGTGGACGTCTACGCACACCACAGCGACACGCATGACGGCATCAACGTCGAGATCGACGCGCCGGCCGGTGTTCGCATCACGGTCCACGTCAACGATGGCCGCGTGGTCGATCTGGTGGTGCCGGAATGAGCGAATACGGACGCGGTCGGGAATTGGGATTGGTCGACGGCTGGAATGACGCGCTAGACGCGATGATTGACCGTCTGGGTAGCGCGGCCGAATCGCTGGACGAAATGTCGAATGCCAAATGCTCTCAGCCGGGTAAACCGCTCCCTGGCATGACCGGAGATTATGACCGGTTGCGCGGCAAGCGCTCTGGCGTATTGCTGGCCTTGGACTACGCGCGAGGCATGAAGCACCAATAAGCGTTTAGCTATTGGTATGAATTAAGCATTGACAACTACGGAGAATTGACATAGAGTAGTAACTGTTCGGGAAGTTCCCGAACAGGGAGGAGCAAGGGAAATGATGTACCAGATCATGGCCCTTATCCTCACCCTTCCGGGCGCGGTGGCGTCGATCCTCGTGATCGTCGACCACTTCCGCAAGAAGTAGTGAGGAGCCTGTCCAGCGCTACGGCGCTGGGCAGGCGCTCCGCCCACCATTGTAGGGGGTAACCGTGGATAAGACCAGTGCCGCACTCGCGGCGGCGTTGACCGGCACCGCTGCACTTCTAGCCACCATCGGCTATCGGACCACCTGGCTAGCGGTGACGTTAGTCGTCGCGCTCATCATCGAAGCAACTGCGCTCGCCATCGCGTGGCGCCATCGGCCATAAGCCAAAACCCAAAGGGAGGCAACACAATGCGAAGTGTATGGAATGGAAGCATCAGCTTCGGACTGGTCAACGTCCAGGTGAAGCTGATGGCCGCGACCGAAGATCACGACATGGTGTCGCACCTGGCGCACGTCAATTGCGGTGGCGCCATCGGGTACGTGCCCACCTGCAAGGAATGCAACGGCGTCGTCCCCAAGGGGAACCAGGCCAAGCGCTACGAGGTCGACGGGCATTCGGTCATCGTGACCGCCGACGAGCTGGCCAGCATCGCCAGCGAGAAGGATCGGACCATCGAGGTGGTGGAGTTCGTGCCGGCCGAAGATATCGACCCGGTGATGGTGGACAAGTCCTATTACCTGTGCCCCGACAAGTCGGTGAAGGCGTACAAGCTTCTCGCAACCGTGCTCAAGGACTCCGGCCGCGTGGCCATCGTTCAGGTGACACTGCGGAGCAAAACGCGACTTGCGGCGCTCAGTGTGACGGGCAAACAAAACGTCATGGTGCTGCACACGCTGCGGTGGCCCGACGAGATTCGGGAACCGCACTTCGACGACCTGGACAAGGACGTGCAACTGTCCGACGCCGAGGTCAAGGTGGCTGGCGAGATTGTCGGGTCGATGCACAAGGAATTCAACGCCGACCGCTACAAAGACACCTACCGCGAGGAACTGCGCGAACTGGTGATGTCCAAGACGGCCCACGATGTACCCGAAAGCTCCGACGAGGTGGGTGACCTCCTAGCGAAGCTGGAGGCGTCCGCGCGGGCTCGCCAGTGCCATCCGGTGCGGCAGGCTCCGAAGATGGCTGAGATTCGCGCGTGGGCCCGGAAGAACGGGCATCCACAGTTGGGCGACCGCGGGCGCATCCCCGCCGATATCGTGGAGCAGTACCAGCGAGAGGTGGTGCCGGCATGAACGGACTCATCGTCACCGCGGCTGAAGTGGAGCTGAAGGACACCCTCTACGAGGATGTGACATTCCCCGACGGTAGCCGGACCATCATCCCATTAGGGAAGGTGGTCAGCATCAGCAAAAGCTACAACAAGGACGGTGCAGTCGAGCTATGGGCGCGACCCCATAACGGTCTGACGGTGACACGTACCTACGCCCATTCCGACCTGGTGAAGGTGGTTCGATGAGGTACGCCGAGACGTTCGCGGCGCGGGCCATCCTCGCTGAACAGGACGACCGCCACGACGCCGCCCACAATCTGCGGATGGCCGCTATCGATATGGGGTATCGCTACGCCACGGCGCCGCACGATCCCAACAAGAGGTGCGGGGAGTGTGGAGAGCCGGCGCTCGCAGATGGCTCCACGCTCGGCGGTACACCCATCTGCGGGATCGACCTGGATGACTACTACGACGAAATGAAGGCGCGACGATGAGCGCGGGCGACCGGTTAGTCAGCAGCGCCGAAAAGGCGGCACGCATCCGAGCGCTATCAAACGCCCTGGCGAGCATCCTGGACGCCAATGCGGCAGGACTCTGGACGAATGACCTAGATCGGGCGGCAATCGGAATTCGCACGGTCCTACAAGGGGAACTGGAGAAGCTGTAATGGATCACCTGTTCGATGTCACCCTGTCCACCTACGGGGACGCGGAGACTGGCGAGTTCAAGATCACCGCCGAAGTCGTCGGCATGTACAACTTCCCCGGCGGGGTGGTCGGTGGGCAAGAGTTCACCGGCGCCGGCGCGCTGGATGCGGCCGTGGAATGGGCCAAGGGCGCGGTGGCAGCATTCATGAAGGGGACGAAGGCGTGAACACGTACGAAATGTACGACGACCGCGACCATTCGTACCTGGAGACGATTGAAGCAGAAACCGAGCGGGCCGCAATTGTCAAGTACCGCGCGCGTCATAGCGCCGCAACCATGCCAGTAGTCGCCTATCGCACCGACCTAGAAGTGGGCGACACGGTGCGGGAGAACTGGTCCGGTATCGCCGGCTACATCACAGGGTTCGTGACTCACGGCACCGTCAAAAAGGCTCGCGTGCGTTACCCCAGCGGGCGCACTATCGAGGGTCCTGTAGACCACCTGGTCAAGGTTGAGCGATGAACTACGAGAGCATCATCGAGGCCGTATGCGCGGAGTTCAGCGTTTCCGCTACTTACACCGGCAAGACTGTCGGCCCGAGCGTCACCCGATACGAATTCGCTCTAGGGCCCGGCGTGAAGGTGTCGAAGTTCAACGAACTGAGGGACAACTTCGCCTATGCGCTGGCCTCTGACAACGTGCGCGTACTGGCGCCGATCCCCGGCAAGGCTGCCGTGGGAATCGAGCTGCCTAACGTCACACGCGAGACGGTCGGGCTCGACGACATCCCCGCGGGACACAGTCCGCTAGAGGTCGCCCTGGGCAAGACCGTCGACGGTGAGACGTTGACCATCGACCTGGCCAAGATGCCGCACCTACTGGTCGCCGGCACCACCGGATCGGGTAAGTCCTCATGGATCAACGCCATGATGGTTTCGCTGCTGCGCAACGCCGACCCCGAGCGCGTCAAGATGATCCTCATCGACCCCAAGATGGTCGAACTCACCCCGTACGAGGGAATCCCCCACCTGTTGGGTCAGGTGGTCACAGAGGCCGATCACGCGGCGGCCGTGCTCGACTGGGTGTGCAATGAGATGGACCAGCGGTACGCGCTGATGAAGGACGCCGGGGTCCGTCATATCGACGGCATCGGGCAGCCCTACATTGTCGTGGTCATCGACGAGCTGGCCGACCTCATGATGGCCCATAAGCAGCAGATCGAGGCCAGTGTTGTCCGCATCGCGCAGAAGGCGCGGGCCGCGGGGATACACCTGGTACTCGCTACTCAGCGGCCCTCTGTGGATGTTGTGACGGGACTAATCAAAGCGAATGTGCCCTCGCGACTGGCGTTCGCGGCATCCAACGCGACAGACAGTCGCGTGGTGCTGGATCAAGCTGGCGCGGAGGCGTTGTTAGGTATGGGGGACGCGCTCTACCTGCCGGTGGGGGCGAGGAGCGCAGTCAGGGTGCAGAGCGCCCACGTTACCGACCAAGAGATCGCCGAGGCCGTGGCCAAGGTGAAGGCCGTGCATCGCGTAGACGAGATGGTGGAGCAGCTCAACCCCGTAGTCGATGAGAACCGCATGGGCGTTCTGGAGTACCTCAACGGCATCATCCGCATGGCTCAGAATGGTCATGTCCGCGCCGCCGACTTCATCGGCGAGTACACCAAGCCGAAACGAGGCTTTCGCAACCGCAAAGAAGAAGCGCAGATGGAGCTTGTCACCAAGACGCCCGGGGAGTTGGGCGCCGCCGGCGACACGCTCGGTGAGATCGCCAAGATGTTGATTATCTTGCGAGACGAGGCGATGGTGGAGGTATGACGATCCTCAAACTGCCGAGGGGCATGACCGTCAGTGAGGTTCGCGCGCGGTTGGCGATCAACCGACGCAGCCTCGAACAGCGACAGGCCAAATTACGGAAGATACTGCGCGAGGCGTCCACAGAACTGGTGGAAGTCGATAGACGCCTCAAGGACGTCGATGACTCGATCATCGCCCTAAACGGGGGCTAGAGAAGCCATTCCCGGCCGCACGAGCACTTGATCACGGGAATGATCCACAAGTGGCTGAAATACTGCCTGTGGCCGCCCAGGCGGTGAACCCAGGCAATCACACGCCGAGGTGCCCGGCGCATGTCACAGGATCGAGTCTCGACTGGCCTGCGACATCTCCGCGAGGCTCCGACTCAGGTCATTCATGCGTGACATATCCGCTCCGATCTGTGGGCCGGAATCGCTCATGAAGTCGACCAGCCCTTGCATGCAGCGGGCCAGGCGCTCGAAATGGACCCAGAGGATCTGGTAGTCCTCATCGGTCAGGTTGGTGCCGGTGAACTCCAACCACTTGCCTAGGTAGTCGTGGGTGGGCTCTAAAAGCTTCGCAACCGCGGCCTTGGCGACATCCTGGGCGATCACGGGCGATCAATCCCGAGCGCCTTGCCGAGGGCCGCGTGAAGTTTCGCGGCCTCGTCACGAGGGAGGCTGACCGATCCATACGACGCGTACTCTGCGTAGACCTCGATGAGAATGTGGTCGCCACTTACCTCGACGCTGATATCGTCATCGCGGTTGCTGTATTCATAGATCACGGGCGATCAATCCTCACGTTCCAGCCCCTCTCATCCTCGGATACCGAGCAGGTGAAGCCGTGGGCCTTCATCATCGGCATATCCATGATCAGTTTCGGGATCAGGAACTCGACGATCATCCGCGCCTGACTGTCATCGAAGGTGAGCGGCGGGTTTTCCTCGGTGTTGGTCATCTTGCCGAAAAGGCTGACCATGCCGGCCTGTTTAGTCATCAGCCCTCCAGGTAGGCGCCCATTCGCCCTCAGGGCTCAATTCCTCAACCTGCATGGTGTCCATGCCCGGCAATCCGCCTAACAGTTTCTGGGCGCGCTTGGCGTGGTCGACGGCCCCTGCTTCGTCGGTAAAGTAGATCGGCATGCAGTAGCGCTCTCCCAGCGTCGACGCATACCTGTGGGTCGTCTGGGTCGTGGGGTATCCCCGCCAACTCACTCTTGGGCCGCCGCGGCGATGGTGTCCTCAATGAGGCGCCGTTGATCTTCGAGGGTCTGGACATTGTGGGGGCATTCGCGCGACCGCGATGCCATGCCGTCGATCACATACGCGGCCGGAACGGCTACGTGCCCACTGTCGTCTACGGTGGCCGTAATCAGCTCGGCGCTACAGGTGCGACAGGCAATCGTGACCTGACGGTTGACCACCGGCTGGCGGTGGGCGCCCAGTTCCATAGAATAGCCGGCGTTTTGGAAGAGATTGACGATTGCCTGGCTCATCCTGCGCTTGATGGCGTCAACCTCATCACCCTCCACTGCGAAGGGAACGTAATTCAGGACGCCGAACTCGTCATCAGGCAATGCGTGGATATTGGCGAGCAAAAGCTCAACCGCATCAGTGGTGGACATATTCCCCCATGTCTAAAGGTGTACAGATACCGTTATCTGTATGCGGTTAGTACCCGTGCTTGGCGAGCACTTCGTCGAGCAGGGCGGCTGACCAGACGCACATCGCCTCAAGGTCGTTGGCTAAAGTCTTCAGATCGTCGACGAGGGCAAGGGAAACGCTCTCGCCGCGGCCCTGGTGCGTGTGACTGATCATCCATCCCTCTTTTGTGACGGCCTCCGAAGGCCCATCGACGTCGACCACTTGCGCCGGGGTGGCGGCTTTGGCACTGCCATCAGCTTCAGGACCACCTCGGCGGTCGTGAAGTCGAGGCCTGGAGCAAGGGGTACGTGGGAGGTTGTGACCTGCCCTGGCTCTAAGAGGCGCATGTCCCGTCCGTAGAAGCGGAAGACCGTATCCGCGCGGATAGCGTCGAGGTTGATGACTTCGCTCATCGTTTCTCCTGGGGCCAAGGGTTTTCGATCACGCGGCGCGCCTTCGTCCTGGACGGGTTCGTGACAACCCAGTCGAGCGGGTCATTCAAGCCCTCGGGCTCGCCACAGACGCAGCAGGGATCGCACATGTCGTGATCAGGATTGCAGCAGAAGGCTTTGAAATTCACTGCGCCTCGCTAAAAGTCGGCCCCGCGGGTTGACGACAGAGGCGGGGGTGCCGGCAGTTGCTTTAACCAGGAACTATGCAACCTGGGCAGCGGATTTAGCGCCTGCGCTACCACGGGCGATTGCGCCATTCCCAGTCCAAGAGGCTCCATCCGGAGGCTCTGATTAGGTGGTTGGCGTTACCAGGTTTTCTGCGGGGCGGCGGGAGTCAAACCCGCTTCTCTAACGCCCCGTTAGCGCGCCTCGGTTACCAGGTACTTGGTGCACCTTCCCTGGCCCTCTCGTTGGACTACGCCCCGCATTGCCCCGTGCGCAGGAGTCGAACCCGCGGGCCTTTCGGCCCCTGCCCAAGCGCTCTGCACGGGTGTCTCACTTGAATCGGTAGAGAAGCACCGCCGGACTGTTACTCGTCCTTGCCGAAGGCCTGGTCGCGAGCAGTTCGAAGAAGTTTGATCAGTTGGTTGATCTCGCGGCGTTCCCGAACGAGGAAATGCCAGTCAAGCTGGTTGTCCCAGTCGATCTCTTCGACATCCTCTAAAAGAGGCGCGCGCCAACCAATCGGGCCGGCCACGGATATCCGCACGGTGCCGCAATTGCGTCCCCAGCTCACATCGATGGAACCATCAGTTTGGGGCTTCTCGCCCATATATTCTTTAGGCATCTCGCCTGCTTTCTCCGGCATCGCGCCGGGGTACCTCGCTTTAAATCGGCGGAGGCTAACCAAGCTCGGTCCCTTACGGGGACTAGTCGGGCGTAAGTGGAGTCGCCACCCGAACCGCGCAGAGGTATCGAACCTCGGCGCCCCTAGTGAGGCACCTGCCCATCGCGCGCGGCCGTCCCGTTCAGTCGGTGGTGACATACCGAAGGCACTGCGCGTCTGCCGTAGCCCTCGCCGGTTCGAATAACACGCACCCGTAGGTGCCACTGAAGTTCCGGACGCGGATCGCGCAGCCGAACCACTGTCAGAGGGAATGCACGCTCCCGTGCCGCCGTGGGCGGTCGGGTGGCGGGGCCTCGGAGGGCGGTTACGTTGCCTTAAGTGCTGATACGAGCCTGTCTACTGTGTCGGGCAATAGGACATTTTCGAGAATGTCCACGTCCTCAAGCGGCACTTCAAAGCTCACGACGACGCGCTCGCCGCGCAGTTCAATCGTGACATTAACGTCAACCTGGTCGTCTATGCTCATTCGCCCTTCTTGCGCTTGTGCTTTCGCTTGTAGTCCTTGGGGACTTCGCGCACCACCGGGATGCTCACCCCTGGGCGGATCTCTTCCCACTTGAGGTGTCTAGGCATCTGCCAACTCTTCGGCGACGTGGTCGCGCACAAGATGTGCCCAAAACTCCGGCGGCGATTCGTGCCAGGGCATGTGGAGCCATATGTCCGAGTTAACCCACTCAGACTCGTCGACGAGCACCTCTTCGAGAGGCACGTCCTCGCCGAGCATGGTGCGCACCACGGTATTACGCGGGCCGATCATTTCGTTGCCAGCCGCTTAATGGCGGCCACGGCCAGCCGCGGGAGGTAGTACTCATCGGTCTTGCCGGCCGCCTGCAGAATGGCCAACATGTGGGCGTCGGCGCGGAGTTCGTCACTGAAGACGGTGTCCGCGACCTTGAGCGTACCGATGTGAACGTCGATGTCCTGGTTCATTCCGGCAAGGATCTGATCCCAATTGGCTTGCAGTGCTTCGTTCATGTATTCCCCATGATTTTGAGCAACCAACCCTCGGGCAAGTTGCATCGTTCCTCGCTGTGGCCGTTGACCACGAGCATCAGTCGGCAAATGCCGTATTCGTCGACAACGGTGACCGTCTCGGTATATTCGGGCGGTCGGCGCCAAAACCTCATGGCTTGTTGATGAGTAGTGAACTGAGCTGCAGTGGTGTTCCATCGCAGTCGAGGCCCTGGACCAATGTCCGCTCGCCGCCGGGCAGTTCGTAGAACGCTTGGTAGTGCTTGTGATAATGCCCGTGGACGATCAGCTTCGGACGAACCGCATCGACAACGTCACGGACGCGCCGGCGGTGCTCGCTGGACTCCTGTAGGCAGATCAGTGGGAAGCCGCTGCCGGTATTGGGCGTGCTGCCCGTACCGATTCCCGGGATATCCACGCCGAACGGGGTGTCGTGAGAGACGATAACGTCCACCCTGCCGGGCCGCGAGGCGTATGCAATATCCTCGTCGGTCAGTAGCTCGCCAGGCCACCAGTCGCCACCAGCCTTGCGCGACAGTCGATCCACGGAGGCGGCGCCGCCCAGTGACATCCACACCTGTCCCCACCACTCCCAACGGAAGCCGCGGGGCAGGTGGATGATGTTCGGGTAGCGAGCATGTGTGGCCGTCGGTTCGCGGGAACCTTGCAGGCACTCCGTGAGGTCGTCGTGGTTCTCATGGTTTCCGTCCACCCAGTAGAGGGTGATGCCGTACTTCACGAGAGCGCGATGGACCTCACCATAGAACTGGCCCGCGTCCCAGCCGTGACCGAAGTCGCCGACCTGAACGATTGCGTCGCAGCCATTCTCAGCCGCGTACTGGATCGCCCAGCGGGTCCAAGGGCCGTTCCCGTGAGTGTCGCCGAGCATCAGGATTCGAGTCGGTTCGATCATCTCTCACCCCGCCCAAAAAATTCCAGTAGTCCCAGAGGGCTTCCATACGGTCGAATTGGCGTCGAAGGCTTACCTTCTGCTCGTCGGTCAGTTCGCGTTGCCACGGCCGCAGTTCCCCAGTCATTGGTCGCCGGTCATGTTGAACACTCCCCCGCGTGGACGCACCAGCGCCAAGCGCAGTTCTCGGTGTCGCAGGTACCGCCGGTCTCCAGGTCGCAGTAGACGTGAATCGGCTGGCCACTCACCGTCATCTGCGGCTCACCCTTGTGGATCGGGTCCTCGCAGACGTGACAGATGCGCGCTAGGCTCACCGGCGCCCCTTCTGAAAGATCAGGTCGGCCAGGCGTTCCCACGTGAAGTAGGAGGCCTCGTCATCCAAGGGCCACTCGACATGAGCCATGGCGGGAATACCGCGGTGGGCCGGCGTGACCCTGAGTGGCCCATCGGTGTGTGTGCGGGTGATTCGACCGTGGGCGCCGGGGCGGGCGAAAGGTTCGGCGGGAGTGCTGCGGTGTCTCACTTTTTCGGTAATCATGCGTTCACCAGCTCTGCTTCGTCGAGGGCGATGACTTCCGCCGTCTCCCCGTCGATCCAGCCGTCGCGGACGACCTTCTCGACCTTCCAGGGCTGATGGTGGGGCTTGAGAGCGACGCGCTTGAAGTGGCGCGACCGGAACTTGCGCCGCTGCACCTTCCGCACGGGGAGTTGAATGTCGTCGAGCAAGTCGAGCACCTTGGCGGCGTAGTAGCCGGGGCCGTGCTTGCCGTCTTTCCCGGGGAGTGGGCTCAGCCAGCGAGGCGTGGGCACATCCTTGAGATTGGCGCCCTCGGGCACCTCAAGCGTCTGAAGGCCCTTCAGCAGTGTCTGTCGATCTTCCGAGAATTTCATTGTTGTTCCCCAATGAGTTTCGATTAACGTTCCGCGAATTGAGTTATAACTTCGAGGAATTCCATTCGCGCGCGCAATAACGTTGTTGCGCGACTCGGCTCCTTGCAAGAGCCTTGCTCCCACTTGCCGTCCGTATAGAGCTGAAAACGCCAGTCACACGCGGGTTGCGCGATTACCCAGTTGATTCCATCCTGGGTCGATCTGATGCACGGATACTTTTCGTGACAAAGGTGACAGAGCGGCACGAGGTTTGACGGCTCGTCAGATCCCCCGAAGGCTCGCTCGCGCAAGTGGGCGCGGTCGAGCCATCCGCCAGCTCCCGACCATGGATTACGGCCGGAATCGTCAACTGGCGGAAGCCATCCGCAGGCGAAACAAAATGGCTCACCCCAGCCGATTTGGTAGGATTTCAAGAATTCAGGGTCTTGGCTCGACCAATACTTGACAATCCGCTCCATGCTGGGCATGTTGCGTTGTTGGCTCATCGGTCTCCCGGTGCCGATTGATATACGCGGCAGTCTGCGGGTCGCAGCCGCGAAGATAGAAGCGATAGCCGGTCAGCTCGAAAATGTCCGAGAGACTGCCCTTCGCCTTTCCGTGCCAGTCTTCGGTCATCCCTCTTCGATAAGACGAGTGATGGCCATCGCGTGGATCGGGGCCATGACATCGCTCTTGGCCCACTCCGCGAGGTACAACGTGCCCTGGACATCAAGGACCAGGCCGGCGCCGTCGTTGGAGAAGTTGATCGGCTCGATGGTGCCGTCGGGCATCATGTACTCGATGACGTGCAACTCCCGTAGGGCGACAGCGCCTTCGGGGACGCAGGTGCACTCTTCGTCGTCGTCATACTCTTCGGCCATTACCTATCATCCTCACGTAGTGCGCCGACAAGATGCCAGCCCTGATTGATCCACTCAGCGAGCGCAACTTCGGCGCCCGGAAGCCATGGGCTAGGCGGGGTCATACCGGTCGGAGTTCGGTCGAGTAGACCGAACGCTTGCCGCGCGACCAGGAACCGCAGCCGTCTTCCATGCAGCGATACCGCTGGTAGGCAAACGATGTCGTGTAGAAGAACCCACGCTTGTGGATGTTCTCCGAACCGCACTTCGTGCACCGCGGCACGCTCTGGTCGTCGTTCTCGTAGATGGCGTAGTTGACGCCAGTCCACGGCTTGAACCGCTCGAAGAGCTGCTCAGTCAGGACCACGTCCTTCTTGTTGTAGTCCTTCATGATCTTCTGGGCGGCCCGGCGCTCGGCTCGGTTGCCGTAGCGAATGTCGTGCCAGAGGTCAGTTCCGCCGTGGTGAAGCTTGCGGTCCCCCAGCCACATACGGCTGAACCAGTCCAGCTTCAGGCTGAGTTCACCGGCCTTGAAGTTCTTCTTCGCGACCTGCATCAGATCGAGGCTGCGAGCTGGTGACGGCGGGCCAAGCTGCAGCCGGCCAAAGGCTGACTGCAGGTGTTGGATGTCGAAGCGGGTCGAGTTCCAGCCGACGATGATGTCAGCCTCGTCGATCAACTTCCAGGCGGCCCGGATCATCTTCTCGAAGGCCTCGGTGTCGTCGTCTTCCCACGCGGCGTGGAAGTGGACCTTATCTTCGCCATACCACTTAGCGGCGAAGGAGAGCACGCGCTTGTCGACGACAACACGGTCGATCCCGATGTACTTGGGCCACAGGTCGAATGACTCGACAATGGCCCTTTGGCACTCAATGTCTAGCGTGAGAATGCGAGGACTCAAGCGAGCCTCCTTAAGTTTCTAGCACTTCGGTGAACGGCGCTTGGTAGTCGTCGCGATAGGAGATTGGCCAGCCGTCGTTCTCCCCCGGGAAGGGGTCGCCCTTCTGGACGAACCAGGCGTATCCGGCGCGCGTGACGCAGATAGTGTCGTCATCGGCGGTGTGGGTAACCCGCACTCCAACCGGGACATCCGCAAGGGATTGCCAAACTCGCGGTACGGGTTCCGAGTAGGTTTCCTCGACGCGCACACCTCGGGAGAGGGGCGACTCGGCGACGTAGTCGCCAAGGGGAATCCATCCGTCCTTGAGGACGTTGCGTGTCGAGTTCATCTCCCACTCGGTGATGAATCGATAGTGGAAGCCACCGCCGGTCCAGACGTAGTCGATATTGGCCTCGTCCAGTGACTTGATGGTCAATGGCGGCTCACGGTCATCGGTATCGACGACCTTCAGCTCGACGTGCGCCGGGACCGGATTCGGGTACTTCTCCAGGAGTGCCGCGGCCTTGACGTTCAGGTCGGCCTGCCAGTTGTCGGGCAGGCTCGGCGGGCGGTCGTCCACCCAGTTGCCGCGGAACTGACTGTCGCGCAACACCACGAGGCAAGCGATGGCCTTTACGAGATGGGACAGACCCGAGTCAGGGTCGATATCCTGACCCTCCCAGAAGGCGTCCACGTGGCGAGTGAAGGCGTCGTAGTAGACACTGGCGCGCACGCCGGCCTCGCGGTAGTTGTGGCGCCCATACTTCAGCGCGCCTTCCATCATCGCGAGTCCGACCTCGGCCATGACCTCGCGGGGCACGGTGGAGGCGGGCACCTTGGCGATGCCGATGGCGTCCTTGGGGTTGGTATCCTTGCGCTCGCTCATCGGCGGTCCAATGCTTCGATCCATGCGGCAATCACCGCAGCGGCTTGAATGAGTTCGACGCGCAGGAGTGCGGGGTCCGTCTCGGCGTAGGCCTCGGCGATCTCCTCATCGAGGACGTGGCGCCAGGTCCCATTGCCGGCGGCAAAAGCGGCCTGGCATCGTGCGCGCGCATCATCGGCGGAGAAAACGCTGAAGATACCGCCGGTGCCGTCGGGGTGGTTCTGCTCGCCCCACTTCTCGTCCTGGGCCTCACGCTCGGTTTGAATATCGGCGAGGACGCGGACTGTTGCGCGGTGGGCCTCAAAGGTTGTCACGCGTCCACCAGCTCACGGTGGCGGTCGAGGGCGGCCTGGCCGTCGGGTTCGGCCTTGTAGACCGAACCATCCGGAAAGACAAGCGTCATCCCAAGTTTCGCGCCGACGTGCACCTCAAGGTTGGCGCCCTTGGAGTTCTCCCAGCCGGGGAGGAGCACGATCTTGTTGCACCGCTCAGCGAGCAACACCAGGTCACGACGGAGGTAGGTATCCCACGGCTGGTCCGGGCCGATCTCGGCGTCGAACTCAGCGGGATTGATCACCTCTTCACCCGCGGCGCGCAACTCGGCAGCCTTGGCGTGAAATGCCGGGTGGTTGAAATCCTTGATGCCGGACATGGGCCCGGCGACATGAACACAATTCTTTGCCATTGCAGTTCCCCTGTGTTTGGCGAATTAAGTTGTGGCGGTTTCACTTTCGAAGGTCGGAAACGGCCGAAGGACCCTAGCTTTTGAAACGACTCCAGAAGTCGGTCGACATCAAGTCGTGCTTCGCGGGGCTCGGGATCGCGTTCGCCAGGTGCAATGTCACCTGGGCGCCGACGGCGATAATGAGCAGGCGGGCGAGCACCGGATGTTTCACAATCCAGCGATCACACTCGGCGGACAGCAGTTCGCCTGGCTCGCAAGTCAATTCCCAGTGGACGATGTCGACGATGATCATCAGCCACTTCTGTTTGGCCTTCACCCGACCGGCCACCTCCGCGGGATGTGCGGGTAGACATACACCTCTTCAAGAGGTCTCTTGTCGATCTCGCAGACCCGCTGAGTGGGGGCGCTGGCCGTCAGCATCCGAAAATGGCTCGAACCCAACCAAGAGGGTCGGCCAATGCCGCAATTGGGGCATGCGTCGATAAGCTGCATGAACTGCCTCCGATTCGGAGTGAACAGAAAGAACAAAGCCGACCCATCGGGGAAGGAATCACCCTGTGCGCACAGGGGCAATGGGTCGGCCGGGGCGCAACCTCGACCCGCACCGGGGAGGCGCCCAAGCGCTAAAAAAGACGACCCCCCGGTAACTCAAACAGCGCTGAGAAAGAGAGGTCGCTGGGTTCTGCTGGGGGATCGTCTTTGTTCGATGCGACTAGTCGTCGAGGATTTCATCCTCGTCTTCGTCGTCATAGGAATAACGCCCGGATCGAGCGTCTTCCAAGATGTTGTCCACGTTGTTCAATCCGGTTTGCGGATCGACATAGGGATCTCGCGGCATTGCTGTACTCCGGCTTCTGCCGGTCAACGATGCAGCTCACGAGGCTTTCCGGCCTGCCCAGGTGACGTTTGCTGAGGAACTGTTCTCCTCACCTTCGTCACCAGGGCAAATGGCCGTGACCTGCGATTATTCAGTTTTTCTGATGTACGCCTTTTTCGCGGCGTCTCGTCGACATTGTTTGCACTGCGATTGCAGGCCGTCGGCATTCCTGCCATGCGCAGAGAAGTACTGTAGGCCCTTCGACTTCTTGCAGTTGCTGCACACTTTGCGCGGACCCTCATTGACGCCGAGCAGTGGAATGTCCTCTTCCGAGGAGCCCCAGTTGTCGACGTCATCGAGGTGCCGCATCAGTGATTGACGCTCATGCAGTCGTTGATTCCTGGCCCGGTCGTTCCCGTCGTCGACCGCGGCGCAGATGGTCGGCGAGAGGTAGGCGATATCGCCCGGGTCGACCGCGATGGCGAATGCCGAGTCCTGGGTATCCCAGTCGTTGGCGGGGTCGTACGCGTCGAGATCGTCGTCGGAGATTAGGCCGCTCTCGTAGCCCAGCTTCTCCTTGTCGCGGGCGATACTGCGCTTATTCTCGCCCGCCGATTCTCTGAGGAGTTTGTCCGCTAGTCGCTCAAGCTCCTCGTCGGCGCCATACTTGACGACCCCAAGGTGCGCTGATTCTTCGGTCAGTTACCACTCCTCGCAGGTTGTGCCGTCCGGGTGGTCAAACCCGGACGCGATGACCTCAAAGCCAGTGAAGCTGTCGTGGACGAAAGCCCTCAATTCCCAGTAGTCGCCGACCTCGCCGCAGGCGGGGCATTCGACACCGGGAATGAGGACGTCATCCCATGGGCGCTTCACGCCGCGGCAAGCACCGCACGGACGTTGGCGAAGTCCTGGAATTGCAGGAACTTCCCGTCCTCCCAGATGGGCTGCAGCAGCGAGTGGACCTCTTGGTACCCCTCGGCCTGCTGATGCAGCACCAACTCGCCCCCAGGGCCAGGCAGCACCGCGAGGCGCCCGGTGGCGGACTTCTTGGTGCCGTCGTCGGTGATCGGGTCCTTCAGCAAGTTCACGCCCCTGCCGTCAACCCTTGCCCAGGTGGCCTTCATTGCCGAACCGAACGTGTCCCGCGTGTTGTACTGGTAGGTGAAGCTGCCGACGCCGAATACGACGTTGGACGAGGCCCAGTCCTGGCGTTCCAGGTTGTCAGTGATCGACTTGGCCCGCTCCACGGTGATCGAGTCGCCGTAGATGACTCCGACGTGCGAATCGAGTTCGTCGTAGCCCTTGGAGTTGGTGGTCGACCCGAAGGTCTGCTCCAGCAAGCTGAGAACGCCGAAGAAGGCGGGGCTGTCGAGTTCCGCGTCCGGATCGCCGCACAGGATCTTCTCCGGATCACCGCTGTCCGGCCGGATCACCAGCTTGCCGTCGCGCGCCAGGATCTTGTCCTTGAGCGCCGGGAGGTACTCGGTCAGCACCTTCCAGAGGTCGAAGGTGTCCGAGACGACCGACACGATGCCCGTCGGGTACAAGTCCAACAGGCGCGAGAAGGTCTCCAACTCACCGTGCGTGGCGATGCCGGTGCACATCACTGAGTGCTCGGTGGCGGCCACGCTGCCGGCGACATACTCGCCGCCGTAGTAACGGTCGATCCAGTCGAGCGCCGGCAGTGAGTCGGTGCCATTGAACGACAGCAGGTGAGCAGCGCCGGACACCGCAGCGGTCTCGATACTCGACATTCCCCGCATGGAGAAGTCGTGGATCTGCCAGTCGACGACGGCCCGGTCAACCCCAGTGCGATCCGCCGCGGCTTCCATCACCCGTCGGTACCGGTGGGCAATGGTCGCCGATGTACTGGCCTGCCAGTAGCCGGCGGAAATTCCGGTCTCGACATAGTTGGTCAGCCAGCCGAAGTCATCATCGGTGTTCTCCACGGTGAAGCTGGGCACCCGGATTGGGACCAGCGTGCCCTCCTGGACCGCGCAGAAGCGCAACGGCAGGAATCCCTTGCGGTGCAGGGCTCGGATGTGGTCGGAGCCGATGTCGTTCGGACCGAGGATCTGCGTGGTGCGCTCCTCGTACAGGCTGCACACCAGATCCTCGTCGGCGGCGAAGAACGGCTCGAAAGCCTCGACGAGGTGGGCCTGAATGTACGCCTGCAACCCGAAGTGCACGACGCGGTCAACGCCCTCGATGCGGGACTTCCGGTTGGTGAAGTTCGAGTAGACCCGGGTGACCTTGCCGCTCAGTTCGTACTGCCGGCGGTGGTCGAGCTTGTAGGCGTCGGTCTGGAAGAGTGCCGCCACGGGGGCGAACTTAGCTGTCATTCCATATATCCCTTGGATTTGAGTTCCCGCTTCACGCCGTCGGCGAGTCTGCGCATGAACCAGTCGAAATGTTCTTCACCCACCGATTCGCCTAGGGCGGCGGTGGGTGATCCCGCATATCGGTTGGTGAGCACCTGGCGATCTGGCGTCTCCACCCGGATCTCGAACTTCCACATCGGCGGAGGACGCTCTGTCACCGCGACCTGACCATGGCCTCGTACATCGCCGTGTAGACGGGCACGATGGTGGTGGCGCACCCCACGCGGTTGTGGCCAGGGTGCGAGTCGGTTGTGAGGATGTGCTCGTAGTAGTTGCTCAGGTTGGTTGCGGCTCCCGAGAAGATCCCGTGCGTCACCCACAGCGCCAGTTGAGATTTCGGCACCCCGGCCGCCTGGGCGAGCAAGGCGAACGTCCCGCCACCATCGCAGATGTCATCCACCACGAGGTGTCGCTTTGTGGGATCGAGTTTCGGCAGGTCGTAGGACCGCAACGCCCCCGTCTCGAAGTTGCGCTCCTTGCGGGCGACGATCAGTGGCACATTCAGCTTGTCGGCGACCACGCTAGCCCGGTCAACGGCGCCCTTGTCTGGCGCGATCACTGTGTCGAACCTGACCGACCCAACCTCGCCATCGGTGACTGACCTCAAACTCTTGAGCGCTCGCTCGATGAGTGGCCAGACGTCAACGTTGACGAAGTTCTCCACCCGCTTGGGTATCGCCGGGGAGTGAGGATCGAGAACGTACACCCGTGATGCGCCAAGGGCATTGATGAGCCTGGCGTATGCCTGCCCACCGCAGGGGATGCCGCGATCCGCGCGGGCCGCCGGAAGGTATGGCAGCATCAGTCGAAATTCGGTACCCGCCTGGGCGGCAGCCTGAGCAAGAAGGGCTGCCGCGACAAGGTCGGCCGGATCTGCGCCGCGGACATCGGCGAAGAACAATCCCTGCCACGTGGCCTCTGCGTACGTGTTCTTGAGGTCATACTCTCCGCCGGGGAACTGGAATACCTCAGCAGCCGCGTCGATAGTTCCCGTGTGAGACGAGTAGTACTTGAGGTGAACGGTCATGCCGCGCTTTCCAGGTCGATCTCCTCGGCGTCGAGGAGTTTGGTTTCGTGGAGCAGGAACGCCGGCGCCTTGGCCTTGAGGATCGTCGGGACAACGCCGTCCTGGCGGATGCAGATACCCTCGTCGACAGTCTTCTTGTCCGACAGTGGAACTGGGGACTCGACGAAAATGGGGCCATGGGTCTGCATCTCTGCGTATCGCTTGTCCATGTACAAATTGACCATGGCCTCGACGTCGAGGCTGTTGCCAGCCGGATGCGGATGAACACCCGGGACTCGGGACAACTCTGGCGCCCACTTGAGACCCCGGGCCGTGCAGAATTCCTTCACGCCGTCCCATGACAGGTCGGCCAAAGTGCCCTGCGCGTTGATGGTGGCCACCCGGTAGACGTACAACTCCGCCGAGCCCTTGGGCTGGTCATAGGTGTAGCCCTTCTGGATCGGCCCGCCGTCCGGGGTCCAGCCGATCAGCTCCCCGTAAACGATGTAGCCGTCCGGAATGAGGTCTGCGATCTTGCGGCCGTATTCCGTCCAGATGTCGGTGGCGTAGTAGTGCGCCTGGCGGGGGTTGTTGACGTCCTTGATCACCTTGCGGCTGCCGAAGACCGCGTCGTAGACGTGATCGGCCGTCGGGAACCAGCGGTTCAGGAACTTCTCGACGCGGCCCTTCTCGCGCAGGCAAGGCACCCGGCCGACGCGGATTGACGTCCCGTGCAGCTTCTGGGTGACGATGGCCTCGCGGGTATCGGCGAGTAGATGCTTGTTGCGCCAGTAGTTGTCGGTCGAGATGTGCTCGGGGAACTGCTTGGTGGTGACCCGCTTGAACGCCTTCTCCAGCTTGTTCGCCGGCGAGTTCGGGTTGCCCTTGATCGGCAGCTCGTACTTGCGGCAGATCTCGTGCCCGTTGACGGTGTCGAAGGTGTCGCCCTCACGGAGGGTCGCCGGATCGATTCCGGTGAAAGCCAGCGATTCCAGCGGCATCAGCAGCGCGTCGGAGCGGTGGCCGCGGAGCTTGATCGCGCGGATGCGGCGGTTCTTCTCCAGGTAGCCGGCCTCGGTCTTGTCGGCGTTCAGCTCCGAGTCGCGGTACAGGTTGTTCTGCGACGTGAACGCTTCGGACAGTTGGGTTTCCGCGGTGAAGGCGACCTTGAGATCTCCGACCGCTACTCCGTCGCGCTGGGTCAAGGACTGGTGCCCGAGGATCGGGACGCCGACGAGGTTGTCGAGGCCGTTCAGGTCGACAGTCACTGGGACCTTCACGATCTGGGCGGCATAGTTGGCGTTCTTGGGTGCGTCAAAAGTCATGCGCTACGTCCTCATTGATTCACGGATGGTGACGCCGTGGCGTCCCGCCCAGTCGCGGATGTTGTCAATGGCCGTTTCCAGCTCCATGTAGGCGTCGTCCAAGGTGACCTGGTAGTCCAGGCGTTCGATGTATCCCTTGGCTGTGTTGATATGGCCTATGGCCTGCCGAAGGGACACCTCAACGACGTCGGAGTTGCTCATGCCAGCTCCAGGTAGTTCGGATCGGTAATGCCAAGGGCTTTCAGGTCTTCGACGGTCAATTGCCGCTCGTGCCCCGTGGCGAGGTGCTTGTTCCAGTAGTCGGGGTGCTCGTGATAGCCAGCGCCCTGCTTGCGGATGAGGGTTGAGACCTTGCGATTCACGATGTTGGCGCCGGCGGATTCCCAGCACATGAACTCGCCCTGCCAGCAGGCGGCATTCAGGCATTTCGAGCAAACGGTGATAGTTGGGTCATAGATCATTCGTCCTCCAGATCTTCTTGGAGGAGTTCAATAGCCCGAGTGAGCGCGTCCTTACGCGTCGAGCGCGTCTCGGTGTAGTCAGCACTCTCGCCCAGTGCCGGGTAAAGCACCGTGTAATCGACGTCCCACGAGATATGGGTCGCAACCGGCCTCTGTTCACCTGCCGCGCGGACATGGGTGAAGTCTTGACTGATTCGCAACGCAGTGATCACACACAACCTCCGTATGGGCTCCACATCCCGTGGACGCCTTCGTATCTGGGATATCCGCAGCCTTGACAGAGGTGGCCGTACGCCCACACCCACTCGAAATCGGCCCAGGCGAAGCTGCCCAACTCGGCCGATGGATTGATACGCGTGTCGATCAGGGTGTCGAGATAGATCGGCGTATCAGCCAATCGTCAACTCCCACCGCAGCGACGACCCGTCGGAAAAGGTGACAACGGCAAGCTGTCGCCTTATCACCTCTTCTTCGATTCCGAAGGTGGCGCCTGGGAAATTCTGCTTCAGCCACTCCTCGGCGGTACCGTGAAACAGCGCATGGTGAAATTCCCCGAGTTGGAGCTTGGCCTGAAAAGCTTGCTGCTGGCCGAACATCACGCCTTGGCCTGCTCGGCGCCGACAATCACCAGCACGCTCTTGCGCTCCAGCAACGCTCGGATGTAGTCCTCACCCTCGGGGACCACGACGGCCTGTGCCTTGAGTCGCGCTGCGAGCCACTCGGTCTTGGTATTCAGCCCGGACTTAGTGGCCACCAGATCAGCGGACGCGGGCAAAGGCAGCAACTGACCCTCGTGGGCCATCTCGTGGACGCCCTTGCGCTCCTTGCCGCCCTCCTTGACGTGCTCGACCAGGATGGTCTTGGCGCCGGCGAGCGTGCGCATGAAGGTCCGCAACGAGGAGTTCGTTGAGTAGAGGTGCATCACCTTGACGTCGTCGTAGCGCGCCAGGGCGGGTGCGAACCGGGCGACCGCCTGGGCGATCAGTTCCTCGCGGCGCTGGTTCTCCTCCAGGATGATGCGGTCAGCCTCGTCGTTGTCGACGGCGAACATGGGCTCGGTCATTCGGCCACCGGCTTGTAGACGATGGGCCATGTGGAGAGGTACTCGAACGACTCAGGGGAACTGCATCGACCCGAAGTGAGTCGATGGACGAACCACTGGTCGTTGACGCCATCGCTCACCTTGACTGCGACATTGCCGTCATCGTCAGCGCGCACCGTCCCAATGGGGTCTGGCGCACGAAGTTCGTTCAAGCAGTCGATGAACCCTCGGGCGAGTTCTTCCCAGCCGAGGCCATCCGTCTCGTAGAGGTAATCACCGAGCTTTTCGGCCTCGTCATTGGTCAGCTCGATAGCATCGAACATGGTTAATTCACCAATCGTTGAATTTCGGGGGTCGCAGTCCTTCCCAAGAGGGCTGGCCAAAGCGTCTTGGCCCCCCGTGGACCGGCGTCAGCCGGTCGCCCAGCTACACCGCGACGGACCCCCACGGATCTTCAGAATCCGGGGGTTTGTATTGACTGGATGTGCGACTGTCAGGAAACTGTTTAGCGTTACCCTCAGGAAACTTTTTGGGGCTCAAATGCGTCGGGATTCGAAGCTCGAACACCGCCGCGATCCGGCCCCTCTCGCCCTTGGTTCCGCGCGAGGTTTCCCACAACCAGCCGGCGGCCTTGAGTTGCTTGACCGCCTTGCTGACGGTGCCATTGCTCATGCGGCATTCCTCGGCGAGTCTGCGATAACCCGGGTGGGCGTTGGACCCGTCCTTGGAGGCGTAGGTCAGCAAAGTGACCAGCACGCGATACTCCGCGTGGGTGAGCGACGCGTGGCGCAGTAGCTGTAGGTACTTCAGCTTGTTGAACTGCGCCACAAGTCACCCCCCCTAGAACATGCCCTCGGCCATCGGGGGCGGAGGCTCTTCGAGGCGGCGCTCCATCTCGAACCAGGTCGGATTGCCGAACCGATCCTCGACACGCTTGAGCACCCCGCGGGCGACCATCGCGTCGAGCTTGCGCTCAGCCTTCTTCTTCTCGCTGCCGTTGGGACGCTTGCAGTCGTAGATCCACTGAGCGGCGGTGTCGGCGTCAAGCCCCGCCTGACCGGCGTTGCGCACGAGGACCAACAGATCGATCTTGCGAACCGAGAAGCTGCCGCTATCGGGGTCGAGAAGAATCTTCCATGGCCCGACCTCGTTGGCCGGCGTCTTGGCATGCCGGAAACGCACCTCCAGGTCGCCAGGCTCGCCGGACAATGTCACGATGGACCCGGCGCCGGAGGTGATCCACGTTGATCCGTAGACCTCGGAGACGCTGCCGTTGCTCCCCGCGTCCTGGTTGGGCTTCTTGATGTGGTGCAGTTCGCAGATGTTGCAGCCGATAGCCAACAGGCTCTGGCGGGCCCGGTTGTACAGGGCGCCAACCTCATCGGTGGAGAGCCCCACCGCAGCGTCCTTGAGCGAGTCGACGTACACCACGCCCGCTCCGACGGCCTCGGCCATCCTTGCGAGCAGGGTGGGGTCGACGGCCATGTCGTTGATCGGCGGCCCCGGGCGAATGAGGAGGCGACCCTTGGCGGCGTCCATCTCCTCGGCTGAGAACTGTCGCCGCATCGACCGGCGCAACTGCCGCGGCCGGTCCATCGCCAGGTACAGGATCGGTTTGTCGACCTTGGCGACAGGGAGGCCGAGCACCTCGTCCTGGAACCCAAGCTGACCCCGCACAAGCTGGCCGGCCAGGGTGGACTTGCCCAATCCCTGTCCGCCGGCGAGCAGGAACGCCTCGCCTTCGGCCCAGAGGATCTCGTCGCCCTTGCCCCATAGCTCGACGACGGTGTCGTCAGCCTTGAACAGCCACTCCCCCGCGTCGACGGGCGGGTACTCGCCGAATGGGCTCGATTCCCGGGGCTCAGTGGTCGCTGGAGCGGTTTTCTCGGGTTCCGAGAGGGTAGACACCCGAGCGGGCTCTGGAGACTTCTCAGGGACCATTCTCGGGCCTTGCGCATCCGCGAAGGCGAAGCCCGAGTCAATCGTGCCCTCGACCATGTGGATGCCGTCCTCGCCGAGGTGGCCGTTCGACTCGCACGCGTCGATCAGCTTCTGACGAAGCGTGCCGCGGTCAATATCCAGCCGGCCCAGTTTGATGGCGGCGTTGTTCAGCGCCTCGTTGCGCGAACCCTTGCTGAGGCTCGCTAGTTCATCGAGTTCCTTGTCCATTGCCGCCTTGACGTAGTTGTCGGACGGCTCGACCATTGGGCCGGTGTACGTCGGGCGCTCCGGCTCTTTACCCGGGATGTTTTCTAGGAACCCCGTGGGAGTTCTCCTAACTGGAAGCGCTCAAAGTGGTCGCGCTTCGTCGGGGCGACGATGGAAGACCAGTGGTCGTGTTCGGGAATCCACTGGCGGTGGCAGCGGCGGCACTGGAAGACTGGCCAACCGTTGACCTCGGTCATGCCCGTGGTCGATTTGCGGAATCGGTGGCCCCAGGCTCGGCACCGTAACGGCCCCTGATCCTTGAGCCACCCCAGGCCGGCGTTCACGCCGAACCAGAAGGCGAAAAAGATAGGCCACTGCAACAACTGGACGTTGTCATCTAGCCACTGGTCAGCCTCGGTCACTGATACCTCGGATCGTTGTAGTGAACGTCTTCACACAGCCACCCCTGGGTGGTGAAATCCCAGCTAGGAGGCTCCGCGTCGACGGGGTTATAACCCTCCGTCACCGCCTCATTGAGGCAGGGCCCCTGGTTCCCCCAGTAGACCCGGCCGTCGCACGTGAACTCGTAGCGGTGAAGTTCCTTGACGCCCAACTAGTTCACCGGCCAGAGTGCGATGACGTCCTCAGCCTCTGGGTAGTCGGGAGCGTCGTCTGGATGGATCAGTTCGCCAGACCAGGTGGAGTCGGCGATGTACTTGTCGAGGCCGAGGTCAGCAAGGGGTGAATACCCGTTCCCCTCAGCGTCTTTGGCCACGATGACCTTCATGTCACCAGCGGCCGGGTCGTTGTCCATCAGCGTCCCGATGGCCGAATACAACTGGCGTGCGGTTAAAGCAGGCATGGGAACCCCCAGGGCTCTTGAGATGGGATGAGGATCTTGCCGTTGCCGATACGTACCAGGGCGCCGCGGCTCATACCCACACCCTCGTGACCGGAAAAGCGTCGGGCGGGATGACGGATTCAGATTCGGCGACCAACTCGAAGCGTTCGCCATACCGTTCGTCGTCGGCGAATCTCGCCCACCGATGATCAACGGTCTCATCCTCGGCGATCAACTCGTCCTCGAATAGGCCGCAGTGACTGAGCCACCGATTGATCTCGGCGATGAACTCCGCCCTGTCGATGTGGCCGTAGCCCCAGTACGTTCCACCGTCTTCGTCCTCGACCATTCCGAATACCACAGGCTTGCCGTCGGAATCGATGTCCTGCGTAACGAAGTGGTGTTCGTAGGTCAATTCGGTCATTTCGAGATCTCCGGTTTGTACTCACCCTGGCAGAAGTCACACTTCTTGTGCGCCTGGGCGATTGCCACCTGGGCGTCGAGTTTGTCCTTCTCTGCGAGGCGTTTCTGCTCCAGCCGCTTCGGCTTCATCTCGTGCGCCTGGTAACGAACGAACGTGAAACCAATTGCTACAGCCAGGCCGACGATGATGAACGCGGCAATCTCCCACGAGCCGAACATCGGCGGGATGACAGTGTCCGGCGGCTGGCACTGGTCGGCGGTCACCGTGATGGTGCCCTCCCCCGAATCCCTAGAGGAATTGGAGGCGACTTCAGCGCAGTCTGGGAAGTTGATGATCAAGCTAGACATCAGGACGCCCCCTTTTCCATCCACCGGGCTGCGGCCAGGAGGGCTCGGCCCGCCGAAGCGGCCTCGGCAATGCTGAGCGTGTACTGGTCCTCGCAACGTGGGCCGATCACGATCTCGTCACGCTGAAGGTCGGCCAGTACAAACGGGTAGACATTCCACTGCAGGCGACCGTCGACGTACTCGCTCGGCTCCGGCAACTCAGTGTCGACGGTTACCGGCTGCTCATCAGAGTCGACCAATTGCAGCGCGACACAGCCGCCCTCGTCATACCCGATCCGGCCGATGTGGAACGGGTCGATCTCGGAGTCGACCATCAAGTGGTAGTCGCGCGGGTAGGCCTCGATGGAGCCGAGTTCGGTCAGGATCTCCTCGAAGAGTTCCGTCACGCGAGCGAACACCTTCAGCTCGTCCTTGGTGAGGCTATAGATCGCCATCGAAATCCTCTTGATACTTCTTGCGCGCCCACCGATCCACCGAGGCGTTATGCCTCTCGCAGATCCACGGTTCGTGCAGCGGTGAATGGTTGACACGCTCGCTCCAGAAGCCGAACGTCATCGGGAACCATGCGTGGGCCACGTCGTCGATCAGGCACCACGGCGAGAAAGGCTTGCAAGCGAACAGCGTCCACAGCGGCCAGGGAAGGCCGAGCAGCCAGTTCCTCATCGCGCCTCAGTCATCGAGGCCCAGGGCGGCCTCGGCCTCGTCGTAGACCTCTTCCATCCGGTCGATGAACGCGCGCAGGGCCGGCTCGTTGCCATCCTCCAGGGTGAACTGCTTCTCGTCGCTGCAGACGTAGAAGGCCGCAGCGAACAGAATCAGCTCCTCCACCGGCGTGGTCATCATCTCGGCGACTGCTTCTTTGACGTTCACTGTGCTCCCATGATTTTGGGCGAAGGCCGAACGACCCACGCATATCTCTTGAAATCGATCTGCGACGGGGCGCCGACCACATATCCGCCTTCGCCGCGGTAGTCGATGCCCTTGCGGACATTGGCGCGGTTACCGTTGCCGGTCTTCTCGACGTAGATGTGGAAACCCCTTGGAGTGGACACCTTCCCATGAACCTCGGGGATGACGTCGTCGCCCAACTCCCGCAGCGACGCGATGCCATCGGGCCCGTCGATGTCGATGACATCGAAGTTGATCCCGGTGGGCAGGCCGATGTTGTACTCCGGATTCTGCGTCCACCACGCCCGAACCTGGTCGACATCCGTCGTGGCGTCGTGCAGGCCGTTTCCGCCGTCGCGCTTGCTGATCGCCGGCTGCTTCGAGTTCGGGTACAGCGGGAACACCGGCCAGCCGCGTTTGGCGTACCAAAGGGCCGAGGAGCCTAGAGAAGCCACCTTCGGCTGATTCACTAGCTTCTCCAGGCGGTCGGCCTCTGCATGATCTTCGCGGATGATCGCGTCGACGAACGCACGTGATAGCAGCTCGGCGTCCGTCTGTGGGCAGGTCGGGTGGGACTCCTGACCCACGTATGTAACCTGCAGGGGCTCTTTGCATTGCGCGCAGGTGGTGTAGGTCAGCAAATCGTCTCCTAGATGATGGGTACCGCGAGCACGCCGACTACCGCGAGACCGGTCGCGATCACTGAAATGGCAGCGACGGCAAGAATGATCAGCAGGATCGCGAGAGGTGTGCCCCTCACCGCAGGTCGTACGTCTGACGCTCTTCGAGGGTGGCGACCCGGAAGGTCGGCTTGCCGGTCTCGTAGTCCCAGCCCTCGACGATGTGGTCGCCCTCGACCAGCTCGACCGCCGGCGTACCCAGCGCGCTGAACGGGGGCAGACCGATGGATTCGTCGCCGACGAGGATCTCGCCGCCGAGCTTCTTGCCGATCTCGGCGCCGATGTCGCGGACGTTGTCCTTGGTCAGCTTGACCGACTTGAATTCGGAGGTCTTCTCGTACTGCGCGCGGAACTGTGACACGGGGGTCTCCTTCTTGGGGACGCTGGGGAGGGTGGGCTTGCCGTAACTCAGGTTGGCCAGGTGGGCGACGGAATCCCTGACCCACGCGGGCGACGCAACGCCGTAACCACCACCGCCGCCGGCGCCCCAGTTTGGACCAAGGTCGGCCTTGGCGAAGCTGTTGAAATAATCGTTCAATTGGGAATCGGTTCCCACGGATTTCACTTTCTTGCCGGTGATGATCGTGCGATCAAGGTCCTGGATGATCACGTCGCACTGCGGCTCTAGTAATGACCGCCAGCCCGGGCCGTCGGCGAAAGGCTTGTACTCCCTGAGGAGTTCGTCCGATACCGGCTGGAGCGACTGGACCTTCTGATAGTCGCGGATGAGAACGTGGCCGTTGACGACGACCTTGGCAGGCTCCGTGACGTCCGTCGGGATCGTCACGGAGCCAACGCCAGGGGTCGTGGGCTCGACGCTCAGTGGAACCAAACCCGGTGGATGCTGTCCCCCTTGCGAATTCCGCCGTAGAACACCCAACCGAAAAGTCGAAACCCGAAGTTGCGCTCGCGGTTTCGCTTGCGGATGACGCCGACCAGGTGTCGGGCCTGCTCAGGGGTTATGAGGTAATCACTCACGCGGTCGACGGTCAGAACGGCGGCTCTTCGTCGAAGTTCGCGTTGCCGGAGACGGTTTCGGCCTGCGGCGGCTCGTCCTGGTCGTCCTTCGCGCCGACCGAGGAGGACAAGAACCGCTGCAGATCCTCGTCGAGGGCGATGGCCGATTCGAGGTCCGCCTCACCGACCTGCCAGGACTCGAAGATGGGCGAGAAGTACTTGTTCGAGCCCTTCTTCATCCCCTCCCAGCCAATGATGGCCAGGCCCGGGTCGCGGTCGAAGGACTTGCCCTTCTTGAAGTCGAAGAACGCGGAGACGCCGGCGCCGATCAGCTTGACGTTGCCCAGCCTCCACTCGCCGCCGTCGTTGTAGGCAAGGTAGATGCTGTTGCCGAACTTGCCACCGTCGCCCTTGAGGACGTCCTTGATCTCCTCGTACAGACCGCGGCGAAGGACGCCGTCGCGGGTCTTGACGACGAACTCCTCGTTGCGGGTGGAGCGGACCTCGTTGCTCCAGATGCCGGAGGACTTGGCGTCGCTGTAGCCGCCGATGACCGACAGAACGTCCAGGACGATGACCTTGAACGGCGAATCGGCCTCGTACTGCTTACCCTCCTCCCACGCGCCGGCGGGGCCGGTGACGACGACGTTGTCCTTGGCGTCGGAGTCGTAGTAGGTGACCGATCCGGCGGCCAGCTTCAGTTCGAAGCGACGCTGGACGGGAGAGGTGGTACCGCGGGGTTTGCTGAGACTCATGTATCTCTTTCCTAGAGAAGGATTTCGACGCTGACCGGTTGGCCGGCGCTGTTCAATTTGATTTCGATTGCGGAGTGGTCATACAGGGCGGTCTCGGCGACTTCGTCGTTCGAGAACGTCAAGGTGATGGCACCGACGATTTCGTCGACCTCGACGTGGGGGAATCCGCCATTGCGGGTTTCGATCACAGGACGATCTCGATGTCCTGAAAGACGTCGACGACTCGCGTCCACTTCGAGATGGTGTAATGCCCAACCTCGGTTAGGCGCCATGGGCCGTTGGGCCGCACCGCGACAGCGTGCACCAGGTCGTGGGATACGTCGTCGTGGTTCGGGTAGGAGACGTTGATCGCGAGGCCCGTGCTGGTGAGCGTTGCCCTGACCGACTTGGAACCAATCTCCTTGAGGCCGTTCTTCGTCCGCTTATACAGCTTGCAGTGGAGAATCATTTGCCGTCCTCGCGGGACGCGTGGCCCTGTTCATAGCCGGTGTCGAAGCCGTCCTGCCACTGCTGGTCGAACAACTCGCTGAGGCGATCCCATCGTCGCTGGATCTCATCGGGCAGCGAGGCCCAGAGCGGATCGTGCGATTCGCGGTACTCGTAGTAGAGGTCGATACCGGTCACAGGATGCCCTGAATCTTCCAGAGCGCGTACGAGATCCAGGCGGTGATGATCTCCCAACAGGTGGGAGGGGAGTCACTCACGCGTAGAACTTCTCGGGGCTCGTCGGGTGCTTGTCCGGGCTGTACACAACCTGCCATCCGTCGACCCGGTCATTCGAGTAGATGACACCCCTCGGCGTGTAGTCGGTGTTCGGGATGTGCAGCCAGCCTTCTGGGGTCTTGATTGCCATGTCGGCATGCGCGTACGCGCGCAGGATTGTTCCGTCGCGGCGTACCGGCGTCGGGGCGGTCACCAGGTCCAGAATGTCCTGAACTTGACGCCCAGTAAGGCCGACCTGTTGAGCGATGCGGTTGGCCTTGTTGGTAACTGTCACTGCATTCCCCAATCTCGGGTGTGAATGTCGATCAACCAGTCGTTGATCCGGTCATAATCGGGTTCGTTTGGAAGCGAGGTCTCAAATTCAGCCTCTTGAATCCTCCTGCGCCACAGCGCAATCTCTTCCAACGCGTCGTCAATCGTGTACTCGCCGTTGCGCACCGCCATGAGGAACTCTCGCGGGCCATCGGCCATTGGAAGAGTCATCGCGCCGGTCGTGAGCAACTCGTAGCCCTGGATGAGGAGTCGGATCGTGTGCATCCCGGCCTTCGTGTCCCAGCCGTGCTTAGCGATCAACTCGGGCCGATTGGTCCGCGGCGCCTTTTTACCGGTGAACTGAGCTTCCATGCCGTTCGCGTAGCCGATGTGGCGGGCCGCCAGCCTCCGCGACAGGAACATCTGACGGTTATCCCGCAACCCGATCTCATCGGGGTGGAACAACAGGCGAGTGAACAACAAGGTCAGCACCGTCGGATTGCCGTCGGCGGCCAGCTTGGCGTATTTGCGGAGGCTGTAGAACGTGCCCTCAGTGTCGCCGGCGGACGCCTTGACACCCTCCTCGCGGCCAGAGTCCTTCAATGCGCCCGTGGCCTTGTCGATCCCGATCACGGCCTCAGCAGAGTCGAGGTAGATTCCGATGAAGTCGTGATCGGAGGTGGGGACGTTCAGCCCGTGGGCGAATGAGCCCACTTCGCCGATGATGACCGGCTTGACATCTTGTCTCAGTGCATGAATTCCTAACCGACCGCGATGATCCCGGCCGAGTACTCGTCGGCGGTCATCCTGCAGTCGCAGTTGGTGCAGAAGATGGTGTCCGACCCGGCGTACTGGGCCAGGTTGCGGGTATCGCAGCCCGGGCATTTGGCGAATCGCCGAGTCTGCTTGCGGGAGATGCCGATGATTCCGTCGGCCTGATTCCAGGCCGCGCCGACCAGGAGGGCCCTGGCCACGCCGTGCTCGTGGCGAATCAGGTCAGCGATCCGCAGGCCGCCGATGTCGTCGAGCAGCCAGGCCACCAGGTCGATAACATCGACGCAGTGGACATTCAGCGGGACCGGCGCCTCGCCTTTGCCCTTCGTGACCTTGGCTTCGTCTGACGTTCCCCATAAGCCGCCCTTGAACATCGGGAGGACCCTGAGGATGGCGGGCAGCTCGTCGTATTGGGCCTGCAGCCTTTCCACGCATCCATGGCACAGCGGTTGAGCGGTGACGGCCGATCCGTCTGGGGTGGTCGCTACGCAGCGGTCACCCGCCAGGCAGCGGTCGTTCACGCGAACAGAATCGCTAACACCAGGGCAACGACCAAGCAGGCCAGTAGCGGATTGTCATCCGCCCAGTTCAGGACTTTCTGGACAATTGTCACGCTGCCTCCTTGGCGTATCGCTCTTTCAGGGCGAGAGCCTTCAGACCCGGCCGCACTGGTATGCGCTGCCGCTGCAGAGCCCTCATGAGTGACCCGCACTTGATTCCCAACCGCTGGGCAATCCGCTCGTCGGTGAGCCCGACCTGGTCGCGCAACTCGATGTACTTCTCAACGAATGAGAGGTTGCGATCATTGACTTGAGCGGGCTGAGTATCGGGATCGTCAATAGCGTCCTCATCCCAAGCCATGGGGGGCTCCCAGCCTTGATTGATGGCCCGGGTTCGCATCCGCATGGCGCCATTGGTGTGCAGGATTGGATCGTCGGCCGCAGTCATCTGCAACTCATCAAAAACCGCCTTGATGGCCGCCGCGGTTGCGGCCCGAACGTAGTCGACCCGCAGGTTGATGATGATGTTGATCTGCTCGACCCGAAGGCCGGTGCGCTCAGCGAGGAGTAGCTGCATAAAGCCCATGCGGCACAGCGCTTGAAGACGTCGGGCCGAGCCGATAGCCGGCAGCCAGGCCGTCGGCCGCGCGGTATCAGCATCGTCGGCCCGGACCGCGAGAATCATCTTCTCGTTGTGGGCCTGGATGCGCTTCTTGCGACCCATCAAGATGCGCCCGACGCTGTCCTGTGTGAGGCCGGTCTGCTCCGCGATCCGGACGTTCGTGACGCCCCGCTCGCGCAGCCACTTCATGTGAGCGATAGCCCTGGCCGGATCAACCCACCCGGATACGGTGCGCCCCCTCGCGCGTTGCACCGCCCGCCAATGCGTCTGGCAACGCCCCGCACCTCCATTCATCGCAGCGTTCTTGCATTTCCCGCTGCTGCAGGTCCCGCTCGTAGTCACGCCGCGGCGGCTTGGTTGCTCACCGGGCCGAACTTGGCGTTGCGCTCCGATGCCGTTGTCCCGCCCCAGATGTGGTTGCGTTCATAGGCGGTCTCCTCGAACTCCAGGCACTTGGCCAGACACGCCTCGCGCACCGGGCACTGCGTGTTGCAGATCCGCTTCGCCTTGAGGTAGTCACCGCCGCCGCCGGCGGTGAACCAGAGCTTCTGCTCTTCGGGCAGGTCTTTGCATGCTGGAGCCGCCAACGACTCACTCCTCCGTGTGGTTGGGAACGATTCGCTCCCCGATCACGGCAACGGCCGGCGGGGAGCGTAGATATTCGATTGCCCGCTCGAAGAACTCGATCTCGTCGCGGGCATGGCCGAGCACATCGGCATTGCAGGGGTTGCACAGCAGTCCGCGTACCATGCCGGTCTCGTGGTCGTGATCGACACAGAGCGGCTTCGACAACCCCTTGGCCCGTCGGCAGATGTAGCAGGCGCCGCCCTGGGCTTTCAGGATGGCGTCGTACTCCTCGGCCGTGATGCCGTAGGTCGCTGTCCAGCGCCGCTCCCGGGCGTTCTGGCGCGTCTGCTTCTTGCGTGCGCGCTGATGGGTTACGCATCGACCGCCCGGCACTTGATTGCCGTTCTTGTCGAGTGCGGGAACTCTTTTCGAAGTGATGCCCTCCTCGACGCAATCGCAGCAGGGCTTCAGATCGGTCAGGCGGTCTTGCCGTTCAGGGCAGCCTGCAGGCTCTTGGCCAGCTTCGCCCAATCAGGGGTATTCAAGTACTTACTCCGCTCTTCGAGGATGAGAAGCGCGCCAGCAATAACGCTCTCCTCGAACTCTTCTGGGGTGAGGATGCCGTCACCGTTGTCGCCCAGTTTCCAACTGTCCGACCACTGCGCGAGTGGGAAGTTCAACCAACCGCGGCGAGTGAGAGTGACGCTGAATCTGTGAAAGCCAAAGCTTTCCTGAATGCCAACCCGCCAGTCATACCCCTCGGGGGTCTCGGCTCGGATCTGCGCGATGGCCTTGGCTGCGATTTCGGGGGTGAATTCATCGCTCACTCCATGCCTCCCAGCGCTTCGATGACTTTGCGGGCGCCGACAACACGGGCGCACGCCGCGGCGAGAGCGTTCATGTTGCCGCCGGACCCCGCGAAGATGTCGACCTCTCGGCCCATCTCCTGCTCCAACTCCAGGAGGATCGCCTTGGCGGCCTCAACTCGGGAGTCGCGATGCTCGACTTCGTGAATCAGATCTCGTAGCAAGATGCTCAAGTCGTCGGAAACCGTGCCTCCGTCGCGGACCATCTGGGCGATTTCGAGAAGGTCGCTCATTGGTGAATCCCCTCATGCCCCTTGAGTAACTTGCAGGTCTTGCCGTAGGCCTTGAACTTGCACAGGTCGGCCGCGGCCACCCAGTCCTGGTCGATGAACTCGACCGTTGGGACGCCGTCGTTGAAGTGGATCTTCGCGGCGCGCGCCCCGTACCCGGCCTTCTTGAACCGGCCCCACTGGGCCTTCGCCTTACCCGGAGTGTTGTACATGCGCGCCGGCGGCTTGTAGGCGTACGAGCCGGTGTAGCTGCCGGTGTCGAGGGTTCCGTCGGCCTTCAGCTTGAAGACGACGAACAGGCCCTCACCCTGCGGGTTGTAATGCATCAGGTACCCGCCATCAGCTCGTGGTAGTTGAACTTGGTCCCGAGGGCGTCGATGATCGACACTTGATCACCCTTCAGTCCCAGTACACGGCCGTCGTAAATACGGGCATACTTCTGCACGGTCGTCTCGTCGAGCACGAAAGCCCTTCCGAGGTCGGTGATCCGCCACCAGCCGGCCTTGCCGCCGTCCGGCCGAGGTTCTGGAACCTCCTCGATCAAGCCCCACCACGACAGTTGACTGAACTCGTGGGTCTCGCTCTTTACCAACGACGCACTGTGCGCGAAACTCTGCCCGACCAACCGAAACTGCTTGATCAGGCCGCGGGCCATCGGTGAGGTGATCTTGCGCCGGTACACCTTGGCGAACTGGCTGCAGCAGGGGCACGGGGCGCCGTCGTCAACGCGCTTACGGAGCGCGGCCTTCGCCTGCTCCAGGGTGATGGTCACGCGTACCACTCCCGTTCGCCGGCGGCGTTGTGCAGATTGCCCTGGTGCGTGCCGTGGATTCTTGTGTTCAGTGGGACCGACGTGACGTACGTGCCCTCCACATGCACAACGACGTGCGGGTGCTTCCGGTCGCGGTCGAGGTAGACGATCTGGCCGCGGTGTGGTGCCGCCATCAGAAATCACCTTCCGCGACCTGGGCGCAGTTCAGTCCGAGTTGACGCCACATGTCCACGACCTGATCTCGGTCGTCGATCACGACCCGCACGTTGTACTTGCCGCGGATGTACTCGTTGAACAGGTGGTACTTCACCTGGTAGTCGGGAAGCTTGTTCCCGCTGGCGTCCTTGGCGTCCGCTGGCCGCATGATGAGCCGGTCGTAGGGAATGTTGTGCATGTCGAGCCAGCGCTCAGTGTCCACCCGACAGGTGTCATCGCGACCCGACATGAAGATGATGTCGACCGGGGCCTCGCCGTCGGCGCGCGGAGTGACGGTGTGGAAGATTGTCCGGACCAGCCACGCGATGTTCTCGTGGACGCTGTCCTGCAACACCTTCGAGTAGTCGAAGTGTGAGCGGACACCGTCATGGTTGGCGACGGTGCCGTCAATATCGACGATCACGCAGTCGGGCAGGTCGTCCATGTACGGGACCGGCTCGATGATGAACGGCTCCGCGGTGATCACCGGACGCTTGGCGCGCTTGGCCTGCTGCTCGATGACCTTGTCGCCGACGTACCGGCCGCCGTCGAGCATCCGCTGGTGGTCGCGCTGGCGGCAGACCGCAGGGTCTTCGATGACGTCCACGACCTCGAACTCCACCGCCAGGCGGGTAGCCTCCTTGGCCCACTTGCGGACGTACGGAGCGTGCAGGTGAGTGGCATCCACCACGACAGATACCCCAGCCTTCAGGAACGCGAAGACCGAAGCCTGCTCGGCGATGGTCACGCGGTCCTCGTCGACCTTCTTGCCCGTCCAGTAGGAGCCCAGGAGTTGCTTGCGCAGGTCGTCCCGGCACACCACCACGGCGTCGTTCTCGTCGGCGATCTCGCGAGCCCGGGTGGATTTGCCCGACCCTGAGAGTCCGCGCATGACAAAGAGTTTGGTCATCGTGCATCTCCCACGTTCGGGTCGGTGCAGTCCGGGAATCGCTCCCCGATATTGCAGCGCTCATAGTCGAGTTGGGTAACCTCGCGCCATCCCGTCTTGTCGCGGTCGTCGCTGCGGGTGTTCTGCAGCTTCAATCGCCACGAATCCGGCCATGGGATGATTTGCGCCGACGTCGTGAAGCAGGTGGAAGGATTACCTGAGCAAGTCGTGCTGCCCGGGATGATCTGAATCCACGCCGGGGTGTACTCGCCGTCGATCACGTAGCCCTCAACGGGCGGCTTGGCGCAGCCCACCAGCGCGAGTCCGGCGATCATCGTTATGGCGAGTCGCTTCATGTTGAGATCCACTGATCGATGAGTGCGTAGTTGGCCGGCAGCGACATTGGCGTGCGATCCCGGAGGATGAACGTCCCGTCCTTCTCACGAGGCTGTAAATGGGCCCAGTTGACGCCGACGCCGTGCAGCATGTCGTGCATGTCCCGCTGCTTTTTGCCTTGCAACTCTTTGTGAGAGAAGTGCGCGCCGGCCAACATCTGAAGGCTGTTGCGGTGCCAGTCCTGCTGGCGCCAGATAAAGACATTCGGAGCGTCATCGCGAGGGACGTTGAACGCCCTAGCGTCGAACGTCGCTAGGCGTCCCTGGTCAACCAGGCCCGGCATCCGCCGGTTGAAGTGCGCGGTAAACAGGCTCGCCGACAGGCTGACAACCTTATTCAACTCGTAGCCGAACCAGCCCTGTGTATCAAGGTCGTCGTAATCGGTTAGCAGGAATGTCGCCTCGTCGCTCTGGGTGTAGGCGAGCTTGAAGCCCTGCATGTCTCGCGAGGTGTCTATCGCAGCACCAACCATCGCGCCCATCAGAACGCTGTCGAACGGGCGTCTGAAGCCCTTGGTGTAAGTGTGGAACGCCCGTCCGTCGACGCGAATGAGTAACGGGGACCGTGGAGTTAGGTGATGGTTGGATACCGATTCGTAGCGCTTGATTCGGTCGCCAAGACTGTCAGGCATGTCAGATCTTTCGGTAGCGGACCCAATCTCCGACTGCGGAGAACGTGTCGAGGCAATAGGCGCACTCGATGTAGCCGCGGACCGCGAGGATGCGCTCAAGGACGGCCATGAGTCGGTTGTGACACTTCGTGCACTTGAACTGAGCCGGAATCTTCGGCTTGGTTGGACATTGATGCGAAAATGCCAGTACCCACTCGGCAGATGCCCCGCACGGCGGGATGTCAAGGTGGGCAACCCCTTCGCAGGGCAACTCCCGCTCCCACATGGCCTCTAGGTCGGCGACGGGGACGCGCTCGATTAGCGGCGCGGTCATAGCGCTCGGTAGCATTCGTGAATCGGAGTATCTCCGCACGCCTCGCACGAAAGGCTCATGGTGCCTTTGTCGATGTGGGCCCGCAGCCACCGGGAGTAGCACTCGAAGCACTTGAAGTCCTCCGGCCCCGGGTCGCACGGGCACCGCAAGATCATGGTGGCCGGCGCGTTATCCGGACAGGGGCGCTTCTCGGGGTAAATGTTTCCCCCGCAGGGCAATTCAATGGCGAACATCGCCTCAAGGTCGGCGACGATATCGCGCTCAAGCAGTGGTGCTGACATCCGGCGCCCCCTTCATGATTCGGCGGTAACCGCGGATGTACATCTGCCCGGGGTGCTCCTCTTCCCACTTCGTCATGCGACGTTCATGAGTGGCGAAATCTCGGGAGACGCTGAACAGAGCCGCGATAGCGGTTACCAGCCAGATGGTGCCGAGGAGGTCAATCACTTCAGCCCCTGCAGGTAGCGCGAGTACAGGACCGTGGTCCCGGCGGTGGATACGTTCATCGACCACTCTTTCGGGGACTCCACCTGCACTACGTGGTGGCACCTGGCCAGAACCTCGGGCGGGAGTCCGTGATCTTCGGCGCCCATTAAGTACAGGGCGTTCTCGGGATGCCAGAACCTCGACAGCGGCACCGCCCGCTCATCCAGCTCCACCCCGATCAACTGGCACCCAGTGGGCAGGTGCCCGATCAGGGCGTCGATGTCGTCGTAGTGGATCAGGGGAATGCGGTTCGGTGTATTCGACGTGTCCGAAGCCTGGTGGGTGTACCGGCGGCCGATGGTTGCGATGAAGGCCGCGTCATAGAGGAACGCCGAGCGCCACAATGTGCCAACGTTGCTCTCGTGCTTGGGGTGCCAGGCGGCGACCCCGTAGTACCCCCGGGCACTACCCTGCAGACTGCGCCTCGTCATCGCGCTCCAGTTCGTTGATGTCGACGATGATTTCGTCGATACGAGTCATGCTCAGCGTCTTGCGGATCTCTTCACGCTGGTCCGCGGTCAGGTCCCGATGACCCATCAGTGGAACCCGAACGGCAGTCCAGCGGACACTGGTCGGCGCCCGCCGAAGTACCACTGACTGTCGAAGTTCGAGTAGCCGCCGCTGCCCGCTCGGACCAAGGTCTTGGCCGACTGGGATACCGCCTCGTGCCACGTGAGGTAGGCGCCGTGGAATGAGCCGTCAGGGCGCCACGTGATCCAACGGCCGTGACGCTTGCGGACCTTCCACCTCAGCGCCGCCACGAGCGCACCTCGCGCTCAAACGCGCGGTTGCACAGACACGCCGGCGACCGCCTGGCACGGATCTCCGTGACGATGTCATCGCCGTTGTCGAAGTCGCCATTGAGGAACAGCGCCCGGGCGGCGATCAGCGAGGAGCGGTTCAGGCCCGCCTGGCAGTGCACTAGCGTGGGGCCGTCCTTGCGGTACTTGTTGACCCGCTCGGCGATGAAGTCGTTCGCCTCGAAACCCTGATCCTCGGAGTCGAACATCTCAATGTAGTCACTGTTCTTCACGCCGGGGTGGTTCTGGTATTTCTCCCACGGGTACAGCGAGACGACGTTGACGATGAAATCAGGTAACACGAGGCCGTTCTGGCAGCCGCCCTGCCAGAGATTCGGCGCCAACTCACTGATGAACGGAACATCGAACGGGGTGTTGCCATGTACGGCGACTCCCCGCATCCGCTTGACGGTCGGGTCGAAGTCGATGGCGAACGCGGTGTGGTCAATGCTCACAGAAGTTTCCGATCTAGCTCGCGGAGGATGCCGAGTCGATTGACGACCTCGTCCGCTTTGAATTCCGAGTAGAGGCCCTTGAGTGAAGGCGGCTCCAAAGACTTGCGACCCTGCCCCGTGGGCACGAAGGTCAACGTCGACTGGCCAACGGGGACAAGGTCCTCATACTGCGCAAGGACGATCACCGTCTCCGGCGCCGCGACGCGGATCGTATGGAACTCGGCGGCCCGCATCTGATACGTCTCGCCGGGGCGGAACTGGTCGGTGCGGTACCGCTCCAGGGCCCATAGTTCGCCGCGCTGAGTGAACCCGCTACCGCCATTGAGTGGCGTGTCGTACTCGAAGACGTTGAACAGCTCAACGTCAGCCGCCCAGTCGAATACGTTTCCGTACCAACGGTTCTCGATGACACCGGAGTAGCACTGGGTCACGAAGTCGTAGCGATGGTCGTGCGGATTGACCACCTCACCCAGCTTCTGGCTCTCCATTCCCTCGGCGAAGAAGTACGCCTTCAGGGTCAACGCGGGAGTCCGCTTGAGGCAGATGTAATCCATGCCCTTGGCATGAAAATCCTTGTACGAGTTCGCTAACACGTCGTCGACGTCGAGGGAATCCCAGTCCACGCCCTGTAGAAGGCTCACCAGTGCTCCTAGATGGGTTCGACCGATCCGTCCACGCCCAGTAGCACCCACGTCCCATATCTGAGGACCGGCGTCGCTCTGGGGTCGTGACTTTGGCGGACCAGCCAGCCCTTCTGGAGGGCTTCGGTTCGGTTGCTCTCGATATGCGCATGACATACCGCGCACAGCCCTAGCGCGTTCGCTGGGGTGTTGGTGATAGGGTCTCTGCTACCCCCGGCGCCGCGGGCGCGACGGTGATGATGTTGCTCCACCGCCGCGAGTCCGCAGCGTTCACAGGTGTCGTCAGCCCGGTCGTTGATGATCCGGCGGGTCGCCGGCGAGAACCCGGTCAGTCGTCTACACCGAGGATCGTCGCGAACGAATCCGCATCATCCTCAGTCAGGGCCTCGCCCTTGACTTCTCGGCCCTTCTCCCCCAGGTCGTCGCCGACGAGGGTGAGCTTCGGGTGCGGGTCGAGCGAGTCTTCCCACAAGTCGAAATCATTCGCCATAGGTGTCCTCTTTCATTGCCAGACCCATGAGGAACACCAGGCCAGCTAGGGCCGCGAAGAACCACCGGATCTGGTCGTCATACGACACGGCCGGCCATCTGCATCTCGGCGATGACCAGCTTGCTTTCGGTCTGGAGTAGCGACAACTCCTGTTCCAGATCGCTCTTTTTCTCCTTGGCGAACTGGAGGGCCTTCTCCGCGGTGACCATGTCCTCGTACAATTCCCAGTTGTCGAGTTGGGCATTGCTCTCACGGTCGGCGATGGAGCCCTTGCCGGCGTTGTCGCGCATGTGGAGTTTGGATGCCTTGGAGTAGGCGTCCTTCGCGTCGACGTAGTTGTTGCGCAGATCCTTAATCGTTCTGGTTGCGCGACTGAGGTAGAACAGAATCCATTGCATCCGGTTGACGATCTCCAGCGGAGTGCGGAGATCTTCCAGGGCCTCTGGGCCCTTGGATGGTTCGCTCAGGCTCATAGGGGCATCACCGCGTAGTGGGTGTTGAAGTCCCACCAGGGACGTTCGCAGCCAGAGCACTGCTTGCCCCAGTTGTCCTCGAACCGCTGCTCGACCTGCCGGAAGCACCGCTCACACACGCCGACGGCGCAGTGGTCGTTGCAGCCCTTGCACATCACGATGGCCGCCTCGGAGCAGCCCGGAGAGAAGCACTGGACCTCAAACTCGAACTGCTCGATGCTTAAATCGGCCGGCGCGATGAGTACCGAGGTCACGAGATCCCTACGCAATGGCCCCACGGCTCACCGTTGTCCTGGCGAGTCTGAACCTTCTGCAGCCAGTTGGCCTCGTCGAGATCGAGCCCGAGACCGGGGAAGCTGTCGATGCTGACGGCGTTTCTCTCAGTGCCCTCGATGGAGGAATCGATGTAGCCGAGATTCCACAGCGCCCGGCCGATCAGACAACTCGGGGAGCCCTTATGGACATAGAGGCAGCCAAGGCCGCAACCCGCGGAATCCTCTGGCTCGTCGTAGATGAAATCTGGGTTCCCCGCCGCGACCATACGGACTTCGTTGATCAGTTTCTCGCCGACTTCACTCATCTGCTTCGTGCGCCTTAATGATTCCGTCGATGTCGATGACATCGTGCTCGTAGGACTCCCACGTCTCACCCGTCCAGTGGTGGACCCGCAGGCCCTTCACCTTGACGCCGTGAACGATGAGAATCCGTGCATAGAAGGACAACTGGAGCCAGTAGCCGCCCAACTTCGAGTTCGGGACGAGCCCCTTGAAGGGCTTCTTGATCGTCTCCGATTTGTGAATGTCGATGTTGGTCTTGAAATCGTCGACGATGACGCTGCCATCGTCGAGAATTTCGAGGCGGTCGATCTGGCCGCAGTGCCGGCGGGCCGGGTCGGCGACGAAGCACTCGTACTTCGCTTTCCTGTCGCCGTGGATCTCGTAGAACTTCTCCACAATCGGCCGCAGGATCGGGTTCGACGAGGTTGCCGCCTCGACGCTGCCCTCCTTGGTCGCCCGGGACAACTCGGCGTACTCACCGCGGAGTTGCAGGGCCATGTGGACCGCGGTGCCTACCGTGGCAGAAGCGTCACGGTTGAGCGCCCACATGTCGACGACCTCGTCGGCTTTGACGCCGTACTTGTCGGCGACCTTCTTCGAGACCACAGGAGTGTTGAATTCCGACTGGTATCGTCCGGCAAAAGTGGAGCCGCCCAACCACTTAACCCCGTCGGCGCCGCGGTAGACGTGCTCCACTGGGTCGAAGAAAACCTCGTTGCCGGATGCCCAGCAGGTGAGGATCTTGCCCGCCGGGGCACCGGCCGGGGCGTTGCGGTCGATATCGAGAGGCCGCTCGCCAACCAGGTCCCAGAGGACCTTCAGTTGGTTGAGGGCGTCCTGGCGGGCCGCCGCGGGAGTCGCGCCGAAGCCCTCGATCTCGGGCTGGATGTTTGCGTACTGCGCGACCGGAATGGTCGCCTTCAACGCGAAACGGTGAACGGTGGGTTCGGTGATGCGAATCCTTGGTGGTGTGCGCCGTCCGGCGACTAGATGCTGTTGAAGACCGTGATCAGTTGCTGGGACGGGCTGACCTCGGTGGTGTCACCCTCGTAGTCGCTCAGGCCCTCGTAGGAGTTGTAGTAGCCCTGGCGCTTGAAGTACCGCTCCTCGCCGTCGACATCGGTCACGCGGAAGACGAACCAGACGTCTTCATCGCGGCCCTGCAGTTGGTCAACGTAGGCGGCTCGCCCGATGCCGGGCAGGTCGACGCCAGGCTCGATCTCGAACCGCTTCTGCCACACCTTGGAGTACTTGAAGTAGACGGCGTCCTCGGTCCCCTCGGGAACTTCACGCCACTCACTGGTTTGCTGCGTGGCGTCCAGGAACTCACCCCAAGACCCGCTCCAGTCGGACTCTTCGTTCTCAATGGCTTCATTGAGATCGGCGATGCTGTAGGTCATTCGGATTCCTCCCAGAAAGTGACAACGCGCTGAACGGCCTTCACCTCGAAGGTGGGGCCGTCGAGTTCGCCGCCGTAATGCGAGGCGTACCAGCCGTCGCGCTTGAATGTCCGGACGCCATCAGGGTCGGTGATGGTGAAGACGAAGTAGTAGCCATTGGCCGCGGTCTCGTCATTCTCGGTGCCGTCGTGGATTGTGGTGGCGGTGCCGATTCCGGGCAGGTCGACGGTCCTGTTGTACTTGCCTGCGTAGAGCAGGCTTTCCCAACCGGTGCGGAGGAGCCCATCCTCATCGACCCAGCCCTCTTTGACGACCCTGTCGACGTCCTCGACGGTGTAACTCACGCGACTTCCCAATTCGAGACGGTGACCTGCTTCGGCTTGACCTCTTCGAGGCTGCCCCAGAACTCATCGTCGTCGTACGAGTCGGACTCGCCGTTCTTGCGGAAATGCTGAACCTTGCCGTCGCGCTCGACGCGGAAGACGAAGCTGGCCTTGCCCGTTGCCTGGTAGCCGTAGGAGTCCTCCTGCGGCCGAACGTCTTCAACCAGGTAGGCGAAGCTGCCGTCGGGTAGCTTGACGGCCTCCTCGCGGAGGAGTGACCGGCGGAACTCCACCCAGGCGCTGGAATGGTCATGGAAGCCGGCGACGAGGCGCGTCACTTCGGCAGTGGTGAAAGTCATTGGACTGTTTCCCAATCTGTTCGCTGGACTTCGACGGGAGTCACCTCGTTCGTCTCACCGTCGTAGTTGGACCCGAACGAATTCTCCGTCGTGGTCCGTTTGTAGAACTTGTTGCCGCCGTACTGGTGAATCTCGAAGACGAACCACGACTCTCCAGGATGGCCATAGCCAGGTACAAACTCATCGACTAGCGTGGCCCGCCGGTGGCGCGGGAAATGCACGGGGCCGGTGCGCAAATGGTGGATGAAGCTATCCCAGGGATGGTCACCCGGCCACAAGGTGGTGACGTGAGAGTTGATGTCTTCGATGTGAGAGTCAGCCATTCGTCAACTCCTTGAGGTAGTTGGCATTAGCCCGGTGGTGGGCCACGTAATCGATATCGGGCAGCCGGAACTCGTCAAATTGATCGACCAGGAATCGTGCAGATCGACCTTTGGTCAGACTCGTGATGGTCCGCCTGAGCGCCCACTGGTACGCTCGACCAGGCGAGTAGAGGTAATCGTTTGGGATGACTAGCCTCTCAAGGGCGGTGACGTACACCTCTTCTCGAAACATCTGCACGATCCGCTCGTGCGGCATGGCCCAGACCTTCGCCATGTCCATTTGGACGGACTTGCCGTCCTTCAGGCAGTCGTCGTAGATCGGCTGGCCAGGGCGGTAGGCGACACTCAGGTGGATCGAGTCATGGTCGTAGACGCGCTTTACGGCGTCGGCGAAGAAGTCCTCAGCCTCCTTGGTGAGGTCAACCTTCTTGGCGCCGTGGAGGTCGCTCCAGATCTCGTAGAGGACGTCGAACCATTCGGGGATGAGCTGGGCGCCGTGGCGCCGCAAAGCAAGTAGGTCGGCCATGTGCTTGTCCCAAGTGCCATTCTTCAACTCCCAGAATGAATGTGAGTACTTGATCGTGTACAGCTCATTCGGAGTAGCGGTGCGGTCGCAGTCCCCGAGGATGGCGTACAGCCGGTCGTCCCAGAAGATGTCACCCCCGACGCCGGGGGCCTTCTCGTCGGCGAAGGCGTCGTAGTCCTTGGGCTCGCGCCAGTCCGGGAACCAGGCCTTGGCCGCGGTTGACCCGGTGACGAGGGTAGTCACCAGAGCAACCGCCTTACGTCCTTGAAGTTGCAGGAGATGCACCACCGCTGCTGAACGGGGGTGCTCTTCTTGCCGTAGGCGTCGTCGAGGGTCGAGTCCTCCCAGGCGCCATACGCGTGCTGGTGCTTCGGGGCTCGTGATCGGCGACGGTACGCAGTCAGTATCCAACCGAGGGCCCAGCCGATTGCGAGCCCAATGACGGTCCCCGTGGCCATCAGATCTCCTCGGCCTCAAGGATTGTCGGGAACATCGACAGCGGGCCGACGCGGACACCGCCGGACTTGATCTTGTAGGTCTTGCCCGGCTGGATCGACCCGTACAAGTCGGCCGACTTGAATCCCGAGATGAAGTTGTCCTCGACGACGAACGTGCCACAGTCGGTGTAGACCCGCATCTCGGAAACTCCGTCGGAGTTCGACGTCCGATCCTTGCCGCCAACTAAGCAGGTCTGGGTCTCCTGGTTGACATAGGTGCACGCCACCCCGGAGAGGCCGACGCTCAACGCAAGGCCGATGGCGACCAGGACGTCTTTGACGGATCGCTTCATGGGTAACCCCTACTCTTTGAAAGTTGGTGCCCCGCACAGGAGCACACGTGTTAGGACGCGAACGGACTGGCTACCGGCCACCGGGCTCTACCTGTGCGGGGATCAATCTCGCGCGGGGTGGTTAGTCCACTTCGGCTGGTCGGGCTCACCCACCACGGGACTGTTGCCGCCTACTAACGCGAGAAAGTTTGTGCCCGATACTGGATAGCGTCGGTGCCGCGCATGCCGGCCGCGGTGCACATGGGTTGACCCAACCCAAACGCGACCGGCTTCCGCTCCGTTTTCTTAACGATGAGGGAGGAATCACCGGCCCTGTTTATTTGTAGGCAGCTCGTTGGCGTTGAGCTTCCGTGGAGTGGCCAGACTCGAACTGGCGTCGCATCCGTCGATGCCGGGATAGCCGCTACCCGCACACTCCGACCTCAAGGTCACGGGAGAGCCACTGTGCCATAGGGAAGTTGGCACAGGTGATCACCGCTTACCTAGGAAACCTTGAGGATGCCCGATACTTTGTTAGCGTCGGTGCCGCGCGTGACGCATCTTTCCACCGTTACTCGGTTCCGTTGCGAAGCGTGCCCAGTGTTCCCCGTCCCTTACGGCGTAGCCCTGTGGCAGGCATTAGGGTCTTGCGATCCGAGTAGGGCCCGGATGTTGCCGGCGACCTTCGTTGCCAGCGCGGACTCCGCCGCGTGCTCATCGGCCGCGGCCAGCGCTCGCTGGGCCACCGACTTCTGGAAGTTCGCCTGCGCGACCTGGTGTTCGGCGTGCTGCTCCAGCTCTGCGAGGGTGCCGTTCAGCCCCTCCGTGATGGAGGCGACCGTCTTCGGTGGCGCGATGACGGGTTGCGGGGTCTTCTTGAAGAGGCTCATATCATTCTCCTTGGTTGTGTCGAATCGGGTTCGACCGGATTGTCGAGAAGTGCCTGAACGTCAGCCTCTCGACCGTGGTTGAGGTCCGAAATGGCCGCCCAAAGGCGCTCGCGATACGGAAGCAACTCGGGATCGAAAGCATTCCCACGCCGCTGGATTGACTGAAGTCTCAGCGCGAGTGCCGATTGATCCCCCTTGGCGATGAGCCAAGGCTGCACCGCTTCCAGGATCGGGACCATCGACCGACCAATTGCCCTGACCCCATAGAGTGGACGGCCATTGCCCGGCCGCTTGCAGAAGTACACCCTCAGCCCGGTCAGGCGCGCGGCCTTATCAAGCAATGGCACGCAGGTGTTTCCGATAAACATTGAGACGTCGAACCGCACCCCTTGAGACTTGGTTAGGCGACTCGATGAAATCGAGCCCTCGCCATCGATTAGGGCTGCCAGCCATGCTGCGTCGACGTCTGACATTGTGATCTGATCTTGCATATTTGGCCACTCTCAGCTAGTTGCAAGAGTGGGAACCTTCTATGCCCCCTAGGGGCGAAAGGTAGATGCGGGCTCAATCGAGAAGCGCCAGCAAGGCCTCACGGTCTACCGCGGCGTCGGTCGTGTCGACTCCATGGGCCTCGGCCCATAGTTCTGCCAGCCTCCCCATCGTCAAGCGCGGGCGAGCCAACTCATCGCGGACCACGGGTCCAATGGTCGAGTCCTGCGCGGCCGAAACTCCGGTCTGAGTCGAGCCGCTGGACGCGTCCAGCCAGATCAGTTCTCGCGTCTCCAAGTCGAATGCCAGCGGCAAGGCTTGGAAGGCGTCGGTGGTCGGCGAGAATGCGGATGTCACTGTGCGAGCATCGAACGACGCCCCCTTGTTGGCATCGGATCGCAGCATCGTGCCGGCGACCATGTCCACCTTCGACAATGGGATGCCCGAGTAGGACTGCACCGTCATCACCGCGTACTTGGCCCGGGCGTGAATCTTTGCCACCGCCTTGAGGTCGACATCGAAGAACTCGACCGCCGAACCACCTGGATGTACGAGCTTGTCGCCGGAGTAGGTTGACCAACTGCGGTTGTTGGCCCATGTATTCCAGTCGGAGGTGGTGATGTGACCGAACTCCGCGTCCAGCAGGGCCACGCCCACGTCGAGATAGCCAGAGATGTTGTGGGTGTTGTTCCAGTGGCTGAAGATTCGCAGAAACTCGCCCGTGCCCGCAGTGGGCATTCGGGTTCCGCGGTCCACTACCCGGTCCGTGTTGGACAAGTCGCGGCGCACAAGCGGCACGGCCATACTCGACGAAATGCCCACGAGCCCAGTCGGCGCCGCGAGGCCCTGCAGGCGGGTCGTCAGTACGCCAAGTAGTGCGGCGGATACGCGGTCGATCTTCTTCTGCGACACCGCCTGGCGATCCACGTCCAAGAGACGGTTGTTGCGACCGGCCTCTCGAACCACCCGCACCCCATCGAAGTTTGCCCCGATGACGGCGTTGTACGAGCGGATCAGTGTCGTGATGTCAGCGCGAGCGGCAGTGTCGCCGATGGCCGCAGCGAGAGCCTTCGAAGAGTTCGGCAGGCGCATCAATTCGACACACCGAGCCAAGAGTGCGCCGGGCCGGTTTTCCGACAGGAGTTTGATGGCGTCGCCGGCGTTGCGCTCGGCAATGGCTGCTTCCACTGACGAGTCCAAGGTGCGGTACTCAACGTTGTCGTGAATGATGTCCGCGGCCCGACGCGACGCCGAGGTCAGCTCGATCTGCGAATATGGGTGCACGCTGCGCATGACTTTGCGCCACAGCCGATTACGCAGCACCAGGCGGTCGGCATAGAAACCGCTAGTCAGATTGCCCAGAGCAGTCATTACCGCACGACGAGCTGGGCGACTGAGCGTCCTCATACTGACCGCGTAAGCGTCCTTGTCGGACAGCGCGGCAACAGCACGCTCGGCGGCTTCGATATGCTTCTCGGCCGACGGCTTCGCCATGGCCGTCAGCGCCAGTCGGAGGAGTTGATCGACATTGCGCATTGCGCTGGCGAACAGCAGTGCCAGCTCGTCGCGGGTGAATACGTTCTCCAACACGAGGAACGACAGCAAGTGCTGCATGTTCTCACCATGGCGAGACTTGGCCAGCACGGCGTGGACGAATTCAGCATCCGGCCGCGCTACTGCCACGCTGCCGCGGAGAAGGTCTGCCTCAGCCTCGGAGATCGCAACGCCGCGGGTCGTCAGCTGCTCGATGAACAACCGACTCGCGGGGCCGGCCTCGAGGACGACCGCGTCCTGCACGCCAACGACGATATCCGCCAGCGGCAAGCCTTCGCGGATCACCGTGGGATGGTCGGGCAAGAACGCGCCACGCGTCCAGTAGTGGAGGATCTGCTCAACGAGTAGGGTCAGGGTATCGAGATCCTGAACCTGCTTCGGGAAGCCGGGGTAGATCGGGGTCATATCGCGGTCGGCACCCTTGATGACGCGCGCGTCATTGATCATGTCCGTCAGCGCGGCGTCCGACATCCCGATGAGATCCATGGGCCGCATGCGGTAGCCGTAGTTAGCCATCTCCAGAATTGCGGCATAGACAAGAGTATCTTCCGACGTCTTCGCCCGAGATCGGATCACGACGCCATGCCGGAGTGCGGCGCGACGGTAGTCAGCGGTGATATTCCCCATAATGGGCCAGCTTTCTGGAAAGGGGGCCAGGAAAAACGATGCACTTGGAATCGGCAGAATGATGAAAGCACATCCTGGAGCCTGACCGAGAAGTTTAAAGACAGGAAAAGCGATACGCCCAATTATTTAGCAGTAAATGAAAGCGCACCTCGGAGCCTGTCCGAAAAGTGTTGGGGCTTAAGCAGGAAAAACGACACGCTCGTTCATACCCAAAATGAAAGCATGCCTGGGAGCCTGCAAAGGCCGCGTTAGGTTGTTGGCAGGAAAGGCGATGCACTTTGTAATTGCTATCATCAAATGAAAGCACATCTTGGAGCCTGCGAATTCTTAGGTGCCGTGCTTGTGGCTTCTCGGGCGCACGGCGTGCCCTCATCTAGCAGCGCACGTGACGTTGCGCTTCTGGCCCCACACTTTTCGGCTTCTTGGGTGTGTGGTGGACCCTCAAAAGGGGCGGAGGTGGTGCCCTGGCCTATTGGTGAAGCTTTAGTCCTCGTCCCAGTCGGAGATGAGGCAGACGGTCACCTGGGCGACGCGCTTCCAGTCCTCGCCCGGCTCTTGGACGATGTATCCCCAAACCTGGTACGTGCCATCGCCGTAACCAGAGGAGAACCGGACGCCGAGATCATTGCAGTAGGGCTCGAACAGGTTGTCCCAGTTATCCCAACCGTAGATCTCCTCGCCCTTACCGATGACGTAGCACGGGTCGATGACCGCCAGAGTGCCCGAGTCGACGGAGGCGTGGCCCATCAGGACCCACTCCCCGCCGACCGGGGGCGCCGGAGGCTGGGTCACTGGCCGCCGCCGAAGGGGACGATGGTGGGCTGGAACGGGTTCTGGCCCGCTTCGATGGCCTTCGCCTTCAGGTAGGCGTCGATGTTCGGGTACCCGGCGACCTCGGCCTGCTGCTGCAGCGCGCGCTGCTGAGCGAGTGCGGTCTGAGCCTCCGCGGCGATCTTGTCAGCCTCGGCCTTGGCCCGTGCGGCGTTGGCGTCGGCGACACCCTTGGCCTCGGCCGCCTGCGCAGCCTGAACATTGGCCTGCTGGTCCTCGATGGTCTGCTTCAGCGCCGGGTTGACCGGGGTCGGCTTGAGCACCGTCACCTGGAAATTGGTGAAAAAGTCCACGCCGTCGGTGCGGCGTGCGCTGGCGGTCGGGAGGTTCTTGGCCAGCGCCTCGCGGAACTCCGCGCGGACCGACTCGTCGTTCCAGATCTGCTGCCAGGTGTACTTCTGAGCCACCGCGTTCAGGGTGTCCTGCAGCGGCTGCCCGACGACGTAGTTGAGCAGCTCGACCCAGCCCTTGTCGCCGTCGTTGATCCAGCCGGAGTACTTGGTGCCGAAGTCGGCGTGGAACTTCTTGAGCTTCTCGCAGTCGGTGGTGAGGTCGAACGTCACCACGACCGGAACGTTCATATCCGCCGGCGCCTTTGCGTTGGACACAACGACGTAGGGGCCGCGCTCGGAACCCTGATCACCGGTTGCGTCCCAGGAGATCTGGCGCGCCGGGTACTTGAAGTAGTTGTTCGTCGTGACGTTCAGCGACTCCTCGGGCTTGACGCACGCGATGAGCTTCTTCTCGGTCTGGATCATGACGTAGTCGTCCTGGACGACGGCCTGCTCACCCGGTCCCATATTCGCGTAGGAGCACGCAGGGAGAGTGAAAAGGGTGACGCCGGCGAGGATCGCGGCGCCAAAGTGCTTGCGCTTCATGGGTATCTCCTGGTTTCTTTGTTGTTGAGGTCGAGCAGATCACGCTGGTACTGCAGGTCGTATTGCTCCTGCTCCCGCTCTCGCAGCTCGCGGAAGTAGGCACGCTTCTCCCTGCGAGGGGCACCTTGGAGATGCAGCGGTAACGCCTCACGCCGTCGCCGAGCGGCACCACCGAAATAGGCAACGAGGTACGCGATCAAGAGGGCCACGACGATGATGAGGACGGCAATGATGCCCAGTTTCACCATGAGAAGCCTTTCGAGGCGAGGTATGTACCGCCGACGATGATGACGACGAGCATGACCGCGATCACAGCAGAGCCCGCCGGAGACTGTCGTCCACTGAGTCCAGGTCTTGGAGGATCGCGACCTTGGCGTGAAGGTCGTTCGGCGACGAGAGGTGGTCGACCACTGTGGATCTGACGACCGAAAGGCTGTGTCGCGCGTTCCGAATGAGGGCGTCGACCTGATCAGCGTCACTGAGCGTCCCCGCGATGGGCTGGTCGATCATCCGACAGCCGCCAGGGGTGCACCCCACGGGTAGTAGCCGACATCAATCAACTCGGCGCAGATACGGTGGCGCGTGGAGAGGAGCGCCGTCGGGGAGGCGGTGATGCGATTGCGCACCTGCCCCGAGGCGCCCTGCAGGATGCGCTGATCGGTCTCAACCAGCTTGGCGTACAGACCGGCGCGGGCGGCCATCTTCTCGGAGGCTTTCATCGCGGGCCGTCCGCGATGCTCGCAAGCTCATTGCGCACCCACGCCACAGTTTTGCCATCGACGCCAAGATGACCATAATTAAGGGCCGCAATGACATTGGCCACCTTCAGTTGGTGGGCTATGGCCTGCAACGCGTCTGTCGTCGCGCGGGCGTCGTTAGTTAGTGGGATATCGACGAGGCTCATGAGAGGCGGGCTCGTTCGCGGGCGGAGTTGCCCGGCCGAGTATCCAGCAGGGCAAGCTGCTGTTCGGGGGTCCGCTCGGCCCGCTTGAGCACACGCTCGGCGGCGAGTTGTGCTCGGATCACCTGCGGAACGGTCTTACCAGTGACTCCGGAGTTCTTGCTCATGAGGCTCTCACTTTCCGCTGCCGGGGCAGTCCGGTGCCGATACGTCCGCGGTCAAAGGGCGAACGCGGGTATTTACCAACGAGTTTCGCGACGTCGAACAGCGCCTGCGTGTAGTGGATGGGACTGCCCTGATGGTCGTCCCTGGTGGCCCTGGTCAACTCCTTGGGCCCCACCATGTCGGCAAGGGCCCAGTAGGCGGCGGTCGCGATCTGCTGCTCGCCGCTGAGTTGATCGAACCTGGGTTGATCGTTGGGGATGAACTGCCCGTCTTTGGTGAACATTGCGACCCCCTCTTTCGGGTGAAGCCACCAGGGAGGAGCCGTTGTCCGACATCATCGGTCGGCTCAAACCCCCTGGTGGCTCAAGACTTTGAAACTGGACCGAGACGGGCGTAGAGAATGGCTCTACGCCCGTCTCGAATCCCGCAGCCTTTACCTCGCCCAAGGGGCGGTGTAGGATCGTGATGCCACTCATTGATCCCGTATTTCGCTGCTACTAACTTGGGAATCCTTAATCCTCCACCCGAGGGTGGGTCTACGCGCCCGAAGGCTAACGACCTGGTTTATATGTCCAGATGGGCGAGCGCCGTGGCGCTCCCTGTCAGATTGCCCGTCACATTGCCGAAGAATTTGCTTCCCGTCTTCGGCAAACGGCTCTAGATGGATCTACCCTCATCCGTTCCCGCGCCCCTACTAGGGTCCAGCGGTGGGCAGCTAAGCTAGCCTGCTTCAGTTCATTAGCTGAGGGCCATGCATGAAAGTTGTTGTGGTCCGCGCGATTTCTCTAGCGCGTTCTCTCGGGGATTGAAAACAACCTTAACTCGGTTGTTTCGATTCTCGAAAGGGGGGGTAGCGATTTTAGTTTTCGGTTTTTCAGGCCGGCGACCAGGCATAGCCCAGTAGGAACCAGGAGCACGGTCGCCACGTCCGCCAGATGATGCGCCTCACTTGAGCCACTGCCAATCTGGGAGTCGATTCTTCTGGAGACTCTTGTTGTATTCCGTGGTCAGCCATCGCGAAACACCCGCATACTCAGTGCCCCCCACGAACGCGCGGGCACTGGCCCCATTAGCCAAGAGTGATTGTGGCGTCGTGGCGCCCATCTTGGCGACCAGTCGGTCGGGGTCTACTCGCTTGCCATATCGCGCGTACACGCCGGCCACCCCGAGGAGGAGAGAAGCCTTGACGGCACCTCCGTCATGCCCCCACGCCGCGGTGATTGTCTCGATGGTTGCATCAACCAGGTCGGGCCGGTGGCCTGTGTGTGACCCCACCTTGGTTCCATCGTAGATCGCCTCAAGGGCCGCAACGGCAGTGATTTTCGCCGGACCGGACGAACGATCAACGGACCAGCCATAGTGGGTGACGATGTCGTTGATGGCGCAGTACTTCGCGTCCTCGCCCAGAACCCCGATGATGAACTTGTCGACCTTGGTCGGGACTTTCTGCGTATTGAGTTTGAGGAAGAGGTCTGCCTCTTGCGGGACCGTTAAGCCGTGATAGACGTTGGCCTCGACGCTGCCAGAGTATCCACTCAAGCGCGCAGCCGAAATCCGGTGCTGGCCATCTAGTATCACGATAGTGCCGTCACGACGCTCGCTGAGCGTGACTGTGCCCATAGCCTCGATGAGAAACGTATCCGCAATCTGCTGCGCGCGCCGCTTGTTGAGCGAGCGCTGGACACGGGGGTCCACAGTGATGCGAGCGATAGGCACGAGCTGGTGCGTGTGCCGAGGAGCCGATGTGGGCATTTTTGCGAGCTGTAGCGTCATGTACTGATCACTTTCTGGAGGATTGCTTTGACTCTCCTAAACTTGCGGAGCGACTTCTCAATGTCGTCGATAATCGCCTGGGCGGTCTCGGGGTCCATCTCGGGGTCCTCAAGGTTCTCGAGGCCGTAATCGTCGATAGCGAAAGACATTCCATTGACCGCGTCGCGGAACCGCTCAATGACTTCGGCCGCGGACTTGCGGCGCATCATCCGCTTCGGCTTGGCTACATCACGCGTATCGTCGGCCGGTGCCTCGCTAGTGGGGGGCGCCGCGGGCGCCCTGTCCTTCGGCTTCGGCCCTGGCGCCCTCTTGCCGGAGGCGGTGTGACGCTCGGGAGGTTCATTAATGTCCTCGGAGGACATTAATGAAGGCCTGATCTGGCCGACAAAGTTTGGGCTCACCCCCACCCGTCGAGCGTGCTCTCTGTCGCTCAGCCCGGGGTCGGCCTTTAGTGAGGCGATCACGGCTTCACGCTTCTGCTTGTTACTTAGTGGCGGGCGCTGGTTGACGTTCACCGAGAAGATGAGGTCGCGCTTCTCCCTGTCGGAGAGTCCACGCTCGGTGGTACAGCGGTATTCCAGGCCGTGCTTCACCGCGATCCTGTAACGGTGATGGCCGTCAAGGATCGCGCCGGACTCGTCGATGATGATCGGCGCGATAATCCGGCCGCTGGCAACGATATTCGATTCCAACGTCGAGAATTGCTGATCATCAAGCCGCGGGTAGAGCGCCTGGAACGCTTCGTCGATATAGACGGTTACAGGTGCCGCCATCGCCGTCACGCGGCCACCCCCCGTCGTGCGAGCTGGCGGGCCAGGAATCGGTCGACCCGATCCACTGCCACCTTGGTTAGCGCCGGCTGAAACAAGTCGAAGCCGTGATGTCCACCGCGGACTGTGAGGTAGTCAACCTCTGCACGGTTCGACAGCTTGTCCACGAAGGCTCGCGCCCCGCTCTCTGGAGTGACGATATCGCGATCACCGTGGATGACCAGGAACGGCGATGGAGCCGCCTGTAGGTAGTCGATACAGTGGATTGGAGAATCGTCACGTGACACTCCGCCGCGAGCAACGACCGTACGGACGAATCTGTTGATCAGCCAGTGGTCAGGCCGCTTCGAGTCCCACGAGTACACCCCATAGAGGCATACCGTGGCATCCGGGTCACCAGTGAGTCCCAGCAGGGATGCCATGTGGGCCCCGGCCGAGGCTCCGCCGACGGCGATGAATTCCCCACCGCCGTACCGAGAGATGTTGTCCACCACCCATTCCCACGCGGCGTACACATCCTCGAAGGGCGCTGGCCAGCGGTGGATTGGTGCGGTGCGGTAATTCATGGTCACGCAGATCCACCCCTTGGAGACGAGGTGGCTCATGATCGCGTGGCCCTGATGGCGCCGGTCTCCCATGACCCAGGCGCCGCCGGGAATGTAGACGAAGACCGGCGCGTTGGCAGGGTTGTCGGGAAGCCAGATGTCGAGCGGCTGACCGTTGGCGTAGGTGATGGTGTGCGCGACGTGGCGACGACGCGTGGCCGGCGAGATCATGCGGTCTTCTCTTCCGGCTCGGGCTCTTCGAACAGCCAGGCGATGGCGTCCCATTGGGCGGGAGTCAGGCGGACGGTTTCGGTGTTCTCATCCACTGGTCACCACCGTGAATCCGAGGGGGAAGTGCCGATTGTGGGTCTCCGCGCTTTCTTGGCAGCGGCCACAGAGGAACGGCGCCTTCCAGACGGGTGAGCGATGAACCTTGTTGCAGTGGGGGCACCAGAGGCCGAACATCTCAGCGCCGTCCGGAGGGGCGACGGGGGGGCGCGACACGCCCGAGGGGAGCTGTGAGTTTGTCGAGGGGCACGTTGAACGTCTGGGACATCGCAGCCAACAGCGGAAGTGTTGCTGTCCCCACCCAGTCCTGGTCAAAGTGCCTGTAAACTGTGGCTCGTGAGACTCCTGGGATCTTCGCCAGCATCTTCGTCAGCTGATCGCGATTCTCAATTCCGTTGTTCTGCAAGAGGTTTGGGACGAAATTCGGGTTCCAGTTGGGGCTGTGCGGCATGAAATGAACACTAGCACCAGATTCTCGTAACAGAGAGAAAAATCTCATGTTTGGGACAGTTTTCTTTTGGGTAAGACGCGAAAGTGCAGGTCAGGGTACATTGCACATGTCTCAGTATTGAGACTAGGATCTTCTTCATGACGCGAAAAGAGCGAGACACGGGGCTCGACATCAAGGATTGGCTCATCCATGTCGTGTCACATGGAGCCATCTCCGCCGAGGATATGTACAACGCACTGGGCATCTCTCGCGCCACCTTCTACCGTCATATCTCCGATGGCCGCGGCGGCACCTTCCCCAACGAAGAGGAGATCGACCTCCTCGCGTCCGGATTGAATCTCGCAACTCGCTACGGAGTCACCGCCGCCGAGATCAAGGTTCGCTTCGGCGTCGTCACGATGGACGACATCGAGGAGGCTAGGGAGCGCCTCCAGAAACTCGAAGAGATGGAGTACCTCCTCAGCCCCCCAGCTCCGAAGGCACAGAAGGGGGGTGTGAAGACGGCCGGGAAGAAGCGGGGGCGGACGACGCCGGTGAAGGATCAGGTGAGAACTGACGTCGCACCGTTATGAAACTGTGACTTTTGATCACGGCAAGTCAACCGTATTGTGTGTCTCACGTCTGAGCCACGCGTCTCAATCGGACACTTGGCGGAAACTGCCACACAGATTCGGTCACTCTTTTGGTCTATCTCCTTGGCTTCACCCTGCTCTGCATCAGTTGGTCGCTCTGGGTTCGTCGACTCACTTGGCATTGCCGCTGGGAGGTAGCGGCCACACTCAACGTCGCCCTCCAAGGCGGTGCAGTGATCCTCATGTCCCCCTGGGCATCTCGTAATATCGGATTGCGCCTACACGAACTCACCGGGCATCACAACCTTGAGGATCTACTCGCCCACGACATGTACATCGTGGCCGCCTCAGCAATCGTCTACAACACCATCGGCCGCCTCGGCAATGACTCGATCATGCAGAGGCGGTTTTCGATGTTCGTGGAGAAGCCGGCGACACTCTGCATCCCGCTGATGTTCGCGTCCTTCACGCTCAGCAATGGCAGCTCGATGTATGAGCATGACTTCTTTGACGTGCCAACCGACGCCTGGTTGAAGCTCTACTGGACGACGATGTGCATAATGCTGATCTGGCTCTTGAGTTACAGCGCCCGGTCGCTCCTCGTCCTTCGTCGACAGCCGCAGAACGCCAGGGTCGCGACGACATATCTGGCCGCCGCGGCGTGTGGGATCGCTGGCTGCCTTGTCCGGTTAGTGACCGCGTACACGCCACAAAGCATCGGCCCAACGCCGGGAGCTAGTTTCATCTGGATCTTCGCCTGCCTCTGTGGGGCAGGGTTCGCGGTATCCAGCGCTTACTCCTGGACGCGGAAGACTCGCTGGTTCAGTTCGAGGCCGAAGGTGTCGATCTAGGTCAGGGGTATTTCATCGGTGACGCAGTATCCGTAAAACCCCATCACCCACAAGATTGCCTGATTCCATTGCCCTGGGCGAAAGTCGGGCATCTCGAAACGGTTGCAGCGCTGGCATAGCATGACGATGTTGGGCTCGTTATCCAGCCCATCCAGCGCTCGCGTCACGAGGTGTGATCTTTCAAGGGCGCCCCAGTGTGACACCCTGACGCCACAGCCGTAGCGGAAGCAGCGCGGCGAGTCCGGTTCAACATCGAACGGATTCGCCCAGAAAAACCCCTGAGGACGCGCGCGCCAATAGTCCACGATGGCGTGGACCGAGGGCATTCTGCGCCCCGGCCGCTTATTCAGGCCGCTGCCTGTCGACGCTTGCGGGCCTTGATCGACTTTTCGGTCAGGTCCATGAAGTACGCCCTGCGCAACGCCGCGGCGCGCTTCGGGTCGCCCTTGGCCTGATCAAGGAACCGCTGTTCGAACCTACGCCGACCGGGCGCGGTGCGTGCGGTGCGGTCTTCGGTGTTACCCCATGACATGAGCGACGCCTTGGTGGCGGCGCGGCTGCGTTCCGCAGGGGTGGCGTTAAGGTCCATGATGTCTCTTCTCTTGGGCGCAAAAAACCCGCCCCCGTGGCATGGGGCGGGTTTGGCAAGCGGGTGGCTTGTTTCAGTTGTGCGGGCAATGCTGCCTCGCGACCGGCGCGTTCACGGCTAAAGAGAAGGTAGCGCTATGCAGCCCTCGTTCGAAAGGGGGGCCTGAGCGAAACTTCTACACATCCCCCAGATCAAGCCCCCTGGCCTCCTCCGCGGCGCGGGTTGCCATCGTGGTGCGCGTATAGCGATCCAACATGGCGCGCGAAGACCATCCCGCGGTCGACATGAGACCCTGCTCCGAACCGCCCTTTTCTAGCCACCGGTTGGCCATCGTGTGTCGCATCCGATGGAGATGGAAGTTGGACACGCCGGCGGCCTCGGCCCTGCGCTTCATGGTGTCGTTGAGGCCGTGGTAGCCGAAGGACTTCCCGCGCGCGCTGACCCATACGGGGCCAGTCTCTGTGTAGCGACCCTCTCTGCGTACGGTTCGGAAGTACTTGTCGATAGCCGCCGCGGTCTTCGGGCCGAATGGCACGATGCGCCCCTTTCCACCTTTGCCGCGGGTGATCACCGCGACACCCTTGGCAAGGTCGATATCGGGGCGCTCCATGTTCAATAACTCGGCCGCGCGGACGCCGGTCTCGTTCATGAACCGGATGATCGCTTCGTCGCGGCGTGCACGAAGCGAGGGACCCTTGCACGCCGCGATCATCGCCCGCACCTGTTCATCGTCGAGGACGTTGACAACCTTGCGCTGCCCCGAGGGCTGACGCAACGAAGCGAGCGGATTGCTCGGAATCTCGCCTTCGCGTTCGAGCCACTTTGCAAACTGGGTGACTGCCTTGTAGCGAGCAATCGCCGTGCCCGATGACCGGGTCTCCAACGTGTGGGCGAGGAACCCCTGAGCGTTGGTCTTGTTCAGGTCGCGCGGGATGCCGGTCTCGTCACACCACCGCAGGAACAGGGTGATCCCGTTGCGGTACAGCTTCACCGTCGGAGCCGCCTTCCCCTCCGACCTCATCGTCAGCTCCCAGGAGTACAAAAGCGCCTCCAGGTCCGGCAAATAATCTGGCAT